ATAAAATGCATTTTCGGCCATATAAATAAGACCTGTAAATCGCCCCAATTCATTAAACTTAGTAATCAGTGTGTTATTTTTAAATTTAGTCTGCAGCGAAGTAACTGCAGCGCATTGCTCCAAAGTAATACCAGCAGGAAGCTTTGTAACTCCAACAGATACGATCTTAAACTTAACGGTAACACCGGCAACTGCACGCATGAATACTCTCAAATACTGACAGGCATTTGTACATGTCACGTATGTATGGAACTTACCGTCACCGTCGCTGATGATTGATTCCTGACTTGCCCAGAACTCGGCGCTTTCCCAGTTCTCAGCAGTAATGGTCATAAGAGCCGTAGATGCCATTGCAGACGTGTACTGACCAACCCAAAGACAGTTATTTGTTGTTGCGCTCTGAGGTGGTATCTCCCACGGTGCACCTTCAAGTGTCGGGGTGGCACCAGTAACTTCCCATTCTACTCTGTATTTGACAGTCCTTGCTGCCGTTGCAGGTATTCCACCATGAGCACCGATAGCAGTTGAACAGGCGAAGAAATAATCGGAATACATATATCCTTCCTCTTGACCTCCTTCGAGTGTTCCTGATCCTACTACACCGCCATGGCCGCCAACGGTCTTGTCATTCGCCCACTGACCTGTAAGTACGGCGCTGTCCATGTCAGCATTATAGCCAGACAGACGGATATACTGCGCTCCTTCGGGGATAGCGAGATAGCTTGTCGTGATATTGGCGGCAGACATGTATGTCTGCGTGTTGTCGTAGAAGGCGCTGTTTGAAAGGGCCACGCTTGCCTTGACGTTCTGATAGTCACTGATATCGATGAAGTCAGTAGCTGTTCTACCCGTCTGCGCAGTTGTCTCACCGTTGGCGTTGTTGATGATTGTGTTAGCGGACAGTGTACCCATATCAAGCACCTCCTCGTATGTTCCGACCATCGGTCTGTTCTTATCGTCGAGCTCTTGAAGGTCATAGGTTTCTCCCCAGTTGTACGAACAGATTTCCCAAACACGGTCATCTTCAAAGCAGAGGTATTTTTTATCGTAGAGGACGGTAAGGTTAGGGAAGGCAGCTACAAGGGCGTCATAATCTTGCTCCGTGATACCATTGATATGCACCGTTCCCCTTACTATAGCCGATGTGTTTCCGTCGTTGGCAATAACACCATTTACATATGTCACACTACCGAAGTTCATTTCCGACAGCTTGATAAGAGCCTTCACGTCTGCGGTGGTAATCTCCATCGTTCCGTCCCACATCATCGTAACATAGCCGAGTGAGTTGTTAGTCGTATCGACGATGCTCTGTAAGATAGACACTGGATTAAGCAATGGGCATCGGTTGAAGTAGTAGCCTACTATCGTAGCACGTGCGGCAGGTGAAAGTGTCATATTTGCGTCAGTGAGACTACCGAGCGAGTGCAAGAACAGCGTAGGCACGGAGTTGGGGAACGACACCTCATTGACTCGTGATCCTTCGGGCAGCAGTAAACCCGTTGCCGTAGAGCCACCGAAGAGGGCTTTTCTTAACCGGGGACAAGTCGTGAGATTGATGGCACTTGTCAGCGTGGTAACGTTCCGTGCGTCAATAACCTCAAAACACTCACCGCTGACAGTCAGCGTCGTTGCGTTGAAATGTACATTACTTGGGTCAGCATCACCAACTTTCAATGTCTGCATACGCTTGGAAACCACCGAGAAGTTAACCTCCGAGCTACCACCACGAGAGGTCAGTACCAATCCGCTAAGGTCGCCTAACGATTGCAACCAGTCAACGCCCTTGATATAGTTGGTCGTAGCACCACTTGACTGCAGGGTTATCTGCGTCGTTCCTCCTGCAATGGTTCTTGCGCCTTGCACGTCGCCCTGCTCACTACCACCAGCATTAGCGACTGGATAGAGGTCGATGGCAGGTGTGACATTGAAGGTGAACGGCATATTGGCGGCAAGGGTAAACGACATCTCTCCCCATCCTGCGTTTTGTCCCGTGAACGCTCCGATACGATACTTAGAGAAGATATATACGATGCGTCGCTCTATCCACAGACGTTCCTCCTGGTATCGGTCTCCAAGTGCCTGTGTAAGCGGATAGACACCGTTATAGGCCTGTGTGGGGTCAATGAGCCACGGCTCGATGTAGCCGTACTTCCTGTCCTCCTGATATGCAGTGATCGGGAAGTATTTGGCGCTGTTGGTAAAGAAATAGTACGCCATGAGGTTATACACGCTCTCATGGAGGTACTGCCCTGCGATGCCCTTGGAACGTGCTATCGTCTCCATAGCCGAACACATAGCAACCATATTGTTGCGAAGCTCCGTTTGGAACTCCACCCATATTAAGTTCCACAGCGAAGAGTCACAGCCCTGGAATATTTGCACACCATTATTGAGGTCGCCCGGCTCAACGCTGTACTTTACAGTTCCCTGACCGTTATTATCAGTCTTAAGGATGGAGTCGAGGTCGTCCTGTTTCCACATCCAACGGCCTCCTTGTGCCAAAGAGAGGTGCTTGAACGGATAGCTGTTTTTGGCATCGTTATCCTTTGCACCCGTCAGAAGCGTGTAGTTGCGGTGTGAGAGTGTAGAATCGACATCAAAATAGTTACTCCACTCGGCACGGAATTTCGCCCGACGTGCGGCCTTAATCTGCGCCGTGGTGGGTGTTGACGTGGTGAGGTAGGTGCTAAGATACGTCCTTATGTTCCACAGGCCGTCCTGTGCGTCATTATCCTCACGTATAAGGGTATCGAACAGTCCCGTTGACGTGCGGTAATAGACGATGTTGTAATTGCTGTCATAGAATGAGAGCAGCATATTGCTCACGCCGTTGGTCGACTGACGGAGGAAATTATTGATATCGGCATTGATGGCAGCCACAGACGCATAACCAGTATCGGCAAGGCTCTCAATCCATTGTGAGCAGTGGTACACAAGGTCGTAGGCTGGTCGCCATTCCGTCTCATAAAGGGCGAGGATATTCGCCTTGTTCTGTGCGTTCCATTCCGCAGACTCTTCCTTCACATACTTGGTCTCATATTGGCAGAAATCGCAGTCCCATGCCTCCTGACCGCCAATCGTCAGCGTTTCCTCGTTGTTGTAATCGTAGTCCACGTCTACCCACGGATGCAGGAATCGTGTTCCACGAGGGTCATGGTTCGGACCCTCGATACACATACAGGCTGGATAGGTTTCTCCGTCATACCCGAAGGAACTCTTACAGCCCTTGTCGGGGCCAGCGGTGTAAAGACCGATGAACTCATACGTGCCATTGCTGTACTTTCGGAATCCGAGGAACGGGTACTGCCATACGGCAATGCGCCAGTTAGCGTTCGGCATGTGGGCTTTCAGTCCCATCTGCGCAAACACCTCGTCATACATGGCACACGCACCCATCTTGTGGCCTTGCTGAGAAGATGCGATATTCTTTTTGGCGGTAAAGCGATCAATCTTCAAGTGCGCCTGTCCGTTCTCTCCGCCGTCCATGTAGCCCTTCTTGCCAACAAATGTCGCAGTATCCTGGTATTCTCCATTACCATCGGAGTAGTACCACTCACAGGTCTTGGCAAACTTTCCACGTAGATTCCAACGGTAGTATTTCTTTGAGGTCGTTCCCTGCCCATCGAGAGGTACGTGTTTTATAAGTACGTTCCACAGAGGGTTGACACCCCAGTACTCAAAACGCACCGAGCATTGTATGGTGGTCTGGTTGTTAAAGGCGGGTATGTTATCCCCGTCGTTGTCAGGCTCAATGACCATACAGTTATATCCGAGAGCCTTTACGAGGTCGTAGGCGACAGTAGCACCATCGAGGATATTGTCTTTATCTCGCACTAACGCACGGTCAAACTCCACACCGTCGATAATGGCATTCAGGAAGTTCGCCTTGATCATCTGACCCTCCAGCGGGAAGTCATAGGCACGGAGCATATAAAGATAAGAGTCCGTCTTATCCTGCCCGAAAATCATGCCGCCTGTTCCGAAAGTAGAGGTAGAGCCGAACGAGAATGATACGTTGGCTATACCATTTATATAAAGTGATGCGAGGTTGCGACCTGCTACACCAGCATAGTTCTTTTGCAAAACAAGGCAGATGTGAGTTATTGAATCCTCGCAAAGTCCACATGACTGTAACACCTCCGAACGTTCCTGTGTTCCAAGCACCTCTATCTGTGTAGGATAAACACGTATTCCCTCAACGTTACCTGATGCATTGGCGGTAACGAAAGAGAGGAGAGGCGTGTCATAATCTGCAATATTGCGAGAACGTATCATAAACTCCAGTGTCATGCCCTGCTCACCCATCAGTGTTGTTGGTGAAAGAGTCGGCACATGGATGGAGCAACCGGCAGGTACGACGAATGCCTTGTGTCCCTCGGGATCGGTGGCGTGTCCGTCAGTTGACCAGGTAAAGCCAGAGGTAATCATCGGGTAGTCCGTCACCTCTGCGTTCTGAGCCGTATTGCGCAGCGACTCCCTGTCACTCTCCGTGTTTGCACGCAGAGCCTCGTTGATATATATCTTCGCACCTGATGTAGCAAGGAATGCCAGTGAGTTGTCAAGCGGCATGGTGACACCGTAGCTGATACCAGTCACATCTCCCTTCATGGCCGTGGCCGTAGCGGTGAGCGTTCCGTCCTCTGCCTCCGTATCGACCTCAAGAGCCGTAGCAAAGGTATATACCTGCCCGTCTTCGACAGCGAGTGTCTGCGATGGCAGAACGTGTGTACCGTCAGCCGACACAGAGGAAGCGATCTCGACACTGGTAGCATTGATCGTAGCAAACGAGAACAGGGAGGCCTGCGTAAAGTTGACCGCAGCGGTAGCCACGTTGTTGATACAGATAAGCGGTGTGGTGTCCCCGTCTTGCAGACACATGATATTGAACGAGATATGTTCAGTCGATACACCTTCGCCAGTCATCCACAACTCCACGGTATGCACGCCAGATTCCGTGGTGGCAGGGAACGCAGAGGCAGGGATGGTGTAGTTCGTGGCGATGGTGGCATAGTTCTCGTTGGCACGGTAGGTCTTCGTCCACTCCGTCTCTCCGAGTTTGACATGGAGCGTCTTTTGGATTGAGCCGCTGAAATATATATTGTTGATAACGTAGTCCTCGCCGACGTTCCACGGTGTGTACCACGTGTGCGTACAGTTGAGCGAGAGGCTGGTAAGAGTAGCCGTAAGGATAGATGTCTTGGTCTGATTGGACTCCGTACCCGTGACGGAGACACGCACCTTGTTCGTACCCACGGCGAGAAACGCCCTTATATCGAACGTTGCGGAACCTCCCGACGCAATATTTCCGTTGAAGCGGTTGACATAGCCGCTGCCCGTGTCGATGGCAACTATATATGTGTAGTTCTCTGCGAAGTCCACGCCTTCCTCACCGAGTGCGCCAGCCTTGGTGGTCGGTGTGATGGTGATATACTTGTTCTCGTCTCCTGTAAGCACGGAGAATACAGGCTCTACGTTCATCGCTACATTGATGGTGTAGATAGTTCCGCTCAACGTTAAAGTATTGATGACCGTACCACCTTCCTCGTCATAAAAATAGATAGTGCCTTGTCTATAAGTGGCTGCTCCGAATTTCTCTGAAACAATAGAGCCGAGAAGGGAACGTAACTGGGCAAGTTGATCTTTGACGAAACGCTCCACCTCCCCTCGGTTCATACCCCATTCGGCACCCGCAGGAACAGTCGTGCCATGAATATTCTGTGCCGAACCTGTGTTGTTCTGTCCTCCCCAGTCGTCGGAGAGGTTTCCAAGGAGATTACTACCTTCTATAACAATCTTTTTTGCCATATCTTGTTTCTGTTTGTTTATTGTTTACCACGGTTCTGATTGGAAATAGCCCTCCGACCTGAACCATGCGCTGTCATAGGTCAGCTTACCCCATATAAGATGCCCGTTATACCACATCATTGACACGTATCTGCCGCCAATGAGCATTGACGATACCTTCTTCCCGTTAACCCAAATCATTCATCCTCTACGCTATAATATGTCACACCTGCCTCCCATGTGCGGTTGGCTATCATCTGTTCCATCTGTTCCTCGGTGACGAGCACTTTATTCTGTGTGTTGATGAGTGTCGAGAGGGAGTTGCCATAGTCGTCCTTGACGGCGTTGATATGTGTACGGGGAAAGATATAATTCCCATTGTCGTCCTTGAGCCACTTGACTGGTATCGTTACTGTGTCTGCCATATCTCTTATCCTTTCATTAGGTTACTATTCTGTTGGAACATATCGCTGATGTCAGAGGACTGCACCCACGATCCGTTCGTTTTCTTCATTACTTTCGTCACCTGCTGCCATGTGCCGTTGACCTTGACGAACACCTTCTGCGCCTTTTTCCACTGACCGCCCGACTTAATCATTATCGTGTTGCCCGTAGCCACGGCACTGACGAGTATCGTATGGTCTGCCTGTACATTGGTAATGGTGTACATGAATCCGTTTATCTCGTAGGTTACCTCCCATGAGATACCCGATATTCCACCGCCATAGTAGGCGACGGTAAAACGCACCTTCGCGCTGTGCAACTCATCAGCCGTCCATGTGCCAATATCATCCAGCGTCATCACGTAGTTGGAGGTGGAGGTAAACTCCTGTTCCGTTCCCTTCTTCGTGGAGCCGCTATAGAGGGACACCTCTGCCATGTGAGAAGAATCGGTCGAAGAACTCTCTCTCTTACCATACAGCCTTACCTCCACGTCATTAATGACGGCACCGCTGGGAATAGCACTGAAATCGAAACTGTAATCCACATATCCCGTAGAACCGCTCGCTGCGTACATATTACCCGTTGAACTGTTCGGGTCTTCCGCACTATATCCCACGGCATAGGCTGAGTAGGACTCTCCACCGTCAAGGCCACTGTGTGTCTGCGACTGAGGAACGGCAGTAAGTGTGTCGCTCGCACTGACGAAACTGGAAGTTACATCGTTCCCGTTGTCTGTGATTACCACATCTGTCTTGCTGCTTACCGTCACGCTGCCGCTACCGCCCTGTATTACCTCCTGCGAGGCAGGGGATATGGTAACGCCGCTCACGTTGCTCGTTGCCGTTATTTCGTAGGCCGTACCGTTCAGTGAGTAGGTGATACTGATGTCCGCACCATAGAAATAGATGTAATAGTTGCTCGTCGTGCGGCTCGTTCCTCTTGTGCCGTGCGTCATTAGCCTTACGCCTGCGTTCACCTCGGCTGCTGTCCATGTACCGGGGGAACTTATGTCAGCGACGCTTGTGCTCGTCGTCCTTATGCTCTCGCTGCTACCCTTAGCAGTCGTTCCCGAATACAGTTGTATGGTGGCAGCACTGATATAGCTCGTTGAGGAATTGCTGACACGTGCCTTGTAGTTACAGGTGATGCTTTCTATAGTCGCACCTGCGGGAACTTCGGGAAGCGTAAACTCCCAGTACACATAACTCTCAGCACGACTGCCACGTGTGAGGTTGATGCTCGCATAGTCTGTGCTGCTCGAACCGTCGTAGCCGTTTGCCGCACTGCTGATGGCATAATAAGAGTGGTCGCTCTCATCATACCCCGTGATGTCACTTGTAATGGTCTCGTTTACGTTTATCGTCCTGCTCATGATGTCTGTATGTATATATCTCCGTTACTGCCGAGGGAACTGCTCGGTGCTGACGAGCCCGAGTAGACCGTCACCATGGATGATGATGTCACGAATCCCGAATCATTGGTAAGGTGGCTTGTGGCTGTCGGAACGTTGAAGGACACTGCCCCCGATGAAACGTTGACCGCCGTGTGCGCTCCTGCCGTTGTCGTCACCTTCGTTATCGTTCCCGTGTTGCTCGTCTTGGCGTTCCATGCACTTTTCTCCGTATCGGATACCGTTCTGTGGGAAGAATCGTCTGATAGGTCGCTGAGTGCCGATGGAATGGTGGTACTTGCGGGCAATGCTCCCACCTCGCTCGCCGTATATGTCGGTTTGGTTGCCTGTTTTGCCCATGAGGGGACGGTGGGGTCTGTCTCGGTCGTGAGATACGTGTTACTATCCACAGAGCCATCGGCTTTAAGGAACTGCGAAGAAGTGCCGTTATCCTTTACAAAGGAAAATGCTGTAATAGTACCACCATTTTCGATATTGTTGCTTCCCATATCGAGACTCGTACAAAACCTAATCAGTTCCGCCCCGCAAATGGCCAAAGTGTCACCGTTATCGGCTGACTTTATATATGTACTTGAACTGCTGCCAAACTGTATCGTACCCGTCACCGTTCCTCCCGTCAGCGGTAGGTAACTGCCTAAATCGGATGCGTTAGCCTTGCCGTTCCAAGTTGACTTCTCCGTATCACTCACCATCCTGTGTGTCGTGTCCTGTGTGACGATACCTGCGGGTACTGCCGTTATGTCAACAGCTTTGTTCGTTACGGAAAGTGCCGTTCCGTTGACCTTGACGGACTCTATGACGTTAGCCTCACCGCCCGAAGCGCCAGAGACCGATATGTTTCCGCTGCCGAGAATAGACTCTCCGTTAATGGTCTTAATGTTCGTGCCACTCTCCAATGCCGCCTGTTTTGAGTTCCAAGTGCTTTTTTCCGTGTCTGTTACCACACGGTGTGTAGAATCGGCAGTAAGGTCGGAGAGTGCAGAAGGAATAGATACCGTTATCGCAGCGTTCTTGTTCGTAACGGGTACAGAATTGCCATTGAACGTGATAGACTCTATGACATTTGCATCTCCACCCGTTCCACCGCTGACAGATATATTCCCAGAGCCTAAGATACTCTCGCCATTGACAGTCTTTATGTTTGAACCCGACACGAGAGCTGCCTGCTTGCCATTCCACGTACTCTTTTCCGTGTCCGTAACCGTCCTGTGGGTAGTATCTTCGGTGAGGTCGGAGAGGTCTGTAGGCACTGAAATATCGACATTTTTGTTGGTCACCGCCTGTGCCGTGCCATTGACGGAGATACTCTCGATAACGTTCACGTCACCGCCGCCACCGCTGCCACCGCTGATGGAGATATTTCCCGAACCGAGGATGGTTTCACCGTTGATGGTCTTAATGTTCACACCGCTCTGCAACGTGTCCTGCTTGGCAGCAAGGTCGGTTTTCTTCGCATAGTCGGAAAGGTCAACGGGCTGTCCACCCTCGTCTATATATCCACCGCTGCCATCATCCGCACCGAGATAGGCGGCTATCTTTGTTTTCTCGATAACGGTTATTTCTTCCTCAACGAGCAGGTTGAACTCTTCGGCAGAGAGCTTTCCCTGTGCCGTTAAGCCACCATTCTGTATCTTGTTTTTTAGACGGTCTATGTTCGTTGCCATATCATTGCTTACGTTTTATGTAAGTGTTATATTTGATTGTCGAATGAGGGTTGAAGTTCACGGCTTTCACCTCGTAGCCCTTCACACCCCAACGCCACCAGAGGAATCTGTGCTTAAACTCTTGCTTTACTGCAATAGCCAAACTGTCTCGCACTGAGTATCTTAGTTTCCTGTTGTTAAACTCAAACTCTGCCCAAGCATCCTTGTAGAAGAGAGGCGCATCTTCTGTGGAGTCCTTCTTCTCGAGGGTTACGGAATCCTTCGTTTCCGTTCCCATCTTCTGTAAGCTCAACAGCTCCTTTGCCGCTATGCCTGCATCCTTCAGCAATACCCTGTCCTCATCGGTAAGTACCTCCTTGATACGTTCAACCTCAATGATTTTCTGTGTGACCACCTCCACGGAATCATGGATGGTGTCTTTCTTTAGCGGCACGTACTGCTGCTGACGGGCAAGTTCCTCACGCAGCATTTCTATCTCCTTCTTCAACTCACGGTTGCAGGAGGAGAAGCCGAAAACCACAAACAGGAACAATAGCCAAAATATGACCGTAGCTATGTACGGCCAAAGAGCTTTGAATTGTTTCATTCTAAAAAAATCCTTTTTGCCTTGCGCCAGTAGTACATCCTGTTGGCAAGACCATTTGTTCCACCGTTAATCTTCTTAGTAACGCCCTTCACGTCGTCGTTGTCAGCGAGTTTGTTACAGCCACGGGAATACCAGAACCACATGGCCGACTTCAAACGTCCGGGGGCTTTCGTCAAGAGGTCAGGGTAATTGAGGATATTACCAGAACAATATCCGCTGTTCTGATACAGCTTGTAGTTGCTTTTCCCCGTTACCTGGATATATCCTCTACCTCTGTAAACATAGCCCTCTTTCGTATCCTCACTACCGTTGCCCAAACGGTTGCCATAGACACGGCTCGCAATCATCACGGGCTTGTTGGCATAGGCTTTAGCCTGCTCCTTTGTGAAATGCTTCGGGAATGTCCTCAACAGCGCGTCAGCCGAGTAGTTGAGGTTTTCCTCCACATGGGTGAACCCTACGCTCTCATGCGCCAACTGTGCCCAAAAATGGGCTATCCTCAAAGGGGTGTTGATACCGAACCTGTCTGCCCACTCGTTGAAAAAGCGAACATCATCGTCTATCCTGTCCTTCGGGTAGGTAAAGCACAGTCTCAACAGTTGTGATTTAGTTATCTTCATGCTTTTCTTCGTTTAAGGTTTGCGTAATAGTCTCTTCAAGTGCGTTGCCTAAGTCTTCATCCTTTGTCTTGGCAAAGCCCGCCAAAAACCTGCCGATGAACACGAACGCTGACTTCCACGATACGTCGGGCTTGCTAACATGTACATCCTTCAGGTAGAGGAAATGCCCCGCTATGCTACACACCTCGCAGATAAAAGCTATAAGCATGGCTATACCTGCCGTAACGATGTGGTCGCACCATCCGTAAGGCTCCGTCACTGCATAGCCGAGAATGCAGAATACCAACAACAGCGTCATGTAGTCAATGAACTTGTTGCAAGTCCTTCGGATGGCCCGGCTCAGATGGAACTCGGTCAACTTAGCCAGAGTTGCGTTGTTCGCTGCCAAAGCCTCCTTGTGACGCTTTTTACTCTCTGCCCTGCCGAAGCGGAAGTCGGCAATGATAAGGACAATGCAGAAGGCTATCATCCATCTAAGGTCTTGAATGGCTTGTATGGCCTCGCCACCCATCACGCCCCACGTGAATGCCTGCCCGACGTTTCTTGTAGTCATTGTTCAGTTCCTTTCTCTTTAATGATTAAACAACATGGATGACAAAGAACAACAACAGTCCTATGCCGTCCGCAACAAGGTCTTTCTTCTCGACCACACCAGTAGTCTTCTTGTCGTAGACCTCCTTTCCGATAGCGAATACTGCACCTACCAATACGGCGAGGATACCCCTCACGACCCTACTGAATCCGAATGGCAGGAACAGCACCGATGCCACCCACGCAATAACCATGAGCAACACGATGTGCATCCACTTGTCCACGCCGAAGGCAACAAGCCTTTCCACGAGTTTATCCCATTTTTCTCTGTTCATGGTGCGCCAAGATTAAAGGATTAAACCTGCTATGACAAGAGCTGCCAGGACACAACCGACAATAGCCCTCAACAGTTCCACACCGACACTTGTGCCTGTATAACCAGTCTCGCCTTCCTTCTCTGCCTCTTTCGTTAGACGGTATGAGTAGTACATCTCCAGAAAAGCACTGATAATGAAACCAATGCACGGTGAGAGGATGATGAGTTTCTCGTTATCTACACCCTCGTCAAACTGTGCGAAGAGGACGGCTACAAGGATTGACAGAAAGAAAGCAATCCACACAAACAGCGTACTTGACGCTAACTTTTCCTTTAGTTCTTTAAAATTCTTCATAATCTTTTTTGTTTTAAAGTTAATATTCTGTTATTCTCCAAATACTATCGGGAAGGTGTAGGTGAAACCGTAGGTCTTGTCGGTACTCTTTGCGTACTCCGAGCGTGACAGTGTATGGAGTATCGTCAGCAGTTCCGCATTGTCCATCATCGGCAGGGATGAAAGGATTCCTCCGTCCACCGTCAGCATCACAAGCCCTCCCGTCAGTTGCTTGGAGCGTATTCCGAGTTCTATCTTACCCGTGTTCTGTCCTTCATCCATAATCACTCATTTATGGTACTATTACCTCCCCACCATCGTCTAACCATCTACTGTCTGAGCCGTCCCTTGTACGTCCCGTTCTCGACTCTGTTGACACTGTTTTAATGTATGTTATCACACCGTCACTTGCTCTGTAAAGACTTCGGGAATCCACTCTACATTCATAAGTGACACCATCCTCTGTCTTCCAATATGTATAGGAATTTGCAAAATCGCCTGCGTAATACTTCGTCGTATTCTTAGCTACAAGGTCTGCGGTCAGTTCATTATTTACAAACCACTTCCCATCATCTGAACTTGCCGATGTTCCGCCAGACTCATTATACGTCTTCGTTTCCGTTTCGCCCGTTCTCGTAACGACATAACCCTCTGTGAACTTGTAAAAAACATTCATCGAAAGTATCAGCCAACGGGTCATGCTTATATCTTCAGGGTTATTGACGGAACTGTCTATCTCATTATATGTCTCTGAGTTCCATGAGTTTGCCACTGACTTGATAACAATTGGTGTTGTATCGTGTGACTCCGCTTCAATGATGACAGTATTGTCACCTGTGATACCATTGACTACATTTCCGTTATCGTCAAGATACTCTATAAGTGGTTTCCCGTCAACTATACTTGTTCTATACTTAGGCGTTTCCGTTATGGCATTATTAGAGTCGATGGTATATATTCCCATCTCGAACTTTCCTGCAAGAATCTTTGTATAAACACCATCTTTGCGTGACACGACACCCTCGGAAAAGAGACTCGGGATAATGGCATCCTCTTGTATGGCAAGTGAGGACGCTCGTATTCTTCCCGTCACCGATGCGCTGTTCATCGTTGCATTGTTCATCGTTACGTTGCCCTCGTTGTCAACGGAGAACTTCGTTACCTTGCTTGAACCTTCTCCATTGGTGATAACCTCCATCGGGCTGCTCACGCTCGCACCCTTCCAATTTATCTTGTCGGCATCAAGAATAAGATTCGGTGTGCTGATATTGATACTTGTGGCACCCCTCATATCGATTGTCTTACTATTAAAATCTATCTTACTTGCATCGAGTTTAATCACTCCAGTGGGATTACCATTGGAATCGAAAACTATGAGTGTTTTCAGTGCAGCAAGTTCCGTGGTATTTCCCGCAGAGTCCATAGCAGAGGCAAAGACAGATGAGAAATCCCTCTTTGAGACAAGACCGCTCGCCGTTCTGTTCCCCGAGGTGTCAGAGCCAAAAACTGCTGCTATAATTGCGTCTCCGTAATTCTGAATGATACCCGTTGCATCATCAAGTATCTTAACCCATCCTTCCTCGCTATACACCCACACACCGAGGCTACCGTCAACAGTCCTGTTTGTGAAATTATCATGGAAGGAACTCCTTTGCATATACAGGTCGAACTTGTTGGCAGAGGTAGGCATAGTTCCTTTGAATATCCTAAACGAGCCATCTCCGAGAACTCTGTAAGCCTCCATAAACAGACTGACGATATGGCTGTCGGAAATAGTCACGCCATCTACCGTTAGGCTGACAGGATTAGATGTGTTGAACCATATATCGTATGATGACGGCTGCGTATCTTGCATGTAGGCCGTGGCATAGGTCTTACTGCCTGTGATAATGTCGTTAAGGTTATCTTCCAATGCCACGACAATCTCCGCTAAGATATTCGTTATCGACACACCTATCTGTGATGTGACGGGAGTCCAGTCGGACATAGTTCCCGTAATTTGATCAGCGGTACACATATACAATGTGTCACCTTGTAACCACAGGTCGCCTGTGCTATAAGGCAAACTCGGCACGGTGGGGCTGATGAAATAGGAAATCTTCGAGGCGATAACGTTCATCTGCTCACCGTTCAATTCCGCCAAAGCTGTGTAGAAGGCATCCCACCTCGCCCTATATTGAGCAGCAGTCCAGTTATCATCGGAAAGAACGGTGTCTGTTGACAAGTCGGTCAGCCATTCTGGAGTTGTATTATAGACATATCCGCTCGGTGTTCCTGTGTGGGTAGGGTCGTAGGCATCGAGCATCTTCCACAGGTTGAGATAGGCGGTATCTAAATCACTTGTGCTCATACCCGCCTCCGTAGCGCTGAGTTTCGTCTGGTGGTACATCTCTGCCGCATTCTTCCACTCTATGTAGATACGGGACTTCTCGCTGCCCGCAGAGAGTATTCCGTCGTCGGCCACGTCACGTATCTTCTCCAAAGAGGCACGTGTGTCGAGGTCAAGGATTTCTTCCCATTCGTAAGTGTCCGATGAAAATGTCCTTGTCGTAGGCTGGCCGTTGACGTAAACGGTCATCGTTGAACCCGCCTCGAAGAACATCCATCGCCATCCACGACCGCCCGAGGATGCTGCCGCACGGTTGATATCGTAGTATATATCTTGTACGTGCTCTGCTTCCGTTCCCTCTGCTATCCATGTGCGTGCGGGCTCGTTTGACAAGGTGGGTGTTCCCATGCCGTAGATGATGTCAAATTTTGCGTCATTCTGCCGCTTTATCTCCTCGATGTCCGCACCCATTGTGTCTATCACCGTTGTGTCGATAGACGGTTTCTTGGTGGTTTTCCAAAGAGCATCAAACTGTGTCTTTGAGATGCCCGCCTCGGTATTGTTCGTCGTGGTGTCACCATCAGTCTTGCTGATGGAAATAGAGTCAATCTTATCTCGCATACCACCCGTGAGGGTTTTTCTGCGCCATGAACCGACAGTTACCTCGGCCACAAGGGTGTCGAGGTCAGCATTAACATTGGTTACCACACCTTCATGATGTGTCCCCGTGATATCGTTATCGAAAGAATATGTCTCCCCAAGCATAGGAAGGCTGTTCTCGTTGGCCGCTATGACCGTTCCTGTATAGTCGGGTTTGTCATCAACCATCATCCTAACGACCTCAATGGCTGCGTTCTTTAACTGCGTCTGTGCTATGGCCTTGTAATCAGTCTGCCCGTTCTCCAATGCGATATTAACAAGCGTTACCTTGTTTCCTATCTTCGGGATAATACCTGCACCGTTTCCGAGGTCTATGCCAGGCAGAATGGTATCACCCTCAGATGTGAAGATCAGTCGGAACCATCCTCTCGGAACCGGCCATGCATTATCGGAAGGCACCACATCATCCTCCTCCCATTCCTGAACTCCTGCAACATTATCAAAATACACCACCTCAAACTGCCTTCCTGCCAAAGGACAATCCACTACGGTATTTGTATAGTCGGGCTGGAACAAGAGACATAGCGGCTTGTCTTGTATCTGCATGGCCTGCTCGAAGTAGTATGCCGTCTTATCATAGTATTCAAGCTTCACATACCACTTGGAATACTCCTTGTAAGTTGCAACCACCTGCTCACCGTTAACCGTTGTATAGGTATCGGGAATACGTGCTCCATTCTCGTCTGTAAGATAACACCTTCTCTCGTGGGTGTCACTGATGTACAGTTCAAGTTTCGGATATATATCATCGAGGATAAGGTCTGTCGTAAGGCGGATGGAAGGAGAGCCATAAACCATAATAGAGCCATCCTCAATACTTATTTTATCATCACCAGTACTTTCGCCAGTTTTAAGCATAAGACGTTGCGTGACAGGTGCATAAAGACCTGACAATGTCCTTTTAGCCATATTCGTCGTTCCACCAAGCACGCGGAAACAGTTATAATACTCACCGCTGATGGTAGAACCTGCGATAAATCGGATAGCATGGGCATTCCAATCGAAAAAAACATTACATCCCAAAGCGTCTGCAATCCTCGATGCAGCAGCCTTAATCGAGCAACCATCAAAATCGACAGTAATGGCACTATTTGCATTCGATATATTTAATATGGGATTCCAGTTCAACGTGTTACCATTCCCGTCTGTAAGGAAAGTCTGCTTAAACTCGCTGTCTATCTCCCCATATTCCGTCATGAAGTCGCATAACTTCTGCGCTATCGTCCTCGGCAGTCCCGTAAAGGATGAGGTGTACAAGTCCACCGTGTTGCCGCCCACCTCCCTTGACGTTATGTAGAACGGCACTCTCGTCAAACGTGCCAACGGGTGCAGGAAAGTAGGCTCATACCTCACGTGTATCTTTGATGCGTCGCTCGGTGCATAAGGCTCTAACAAGGAATACTTCACACCCTTGAAGTGTACGGATGCTCCTACGGGCAGAACCTCGTAGGTGTCGGCGTTCCATGATATAGTGATACCTCCCGTCCCATCTACATTGTCGTTAAGGCGGGCTGACTCGTACACCGAGGGAAGCGTGAACAGTTCTTCTTGGAAATCTATCATAACTAACTATTTGCTTCGTAAAACACCACATCGAACTTGGCAAGTTGCTGCATAAACTCGGTGAAGTTCTGTACATCTTGGTAGTAGAGGTGGAATGTCTCATCCTTATATACCGAGCGCAGCGTTATCGGCTGCGTGCCGTTGAGCACGCTCTGGCAGAAAGCATCGTATCTCGCCCAGAACGTTGCCTTGTCTGGCGCCGTGATGTGCATCGGCAGGGATATCGTCCTTTCATCCACATATCCCGTTCCGACCACTACGGCGGCACCGTTGGCCGTAACGTTCTTGTTCGTCACAGGCTGCTTGTGCGGTCTCGGGGTCACAAGACGGGACAGCCCCTCGTCTTCCAACGAGAGCCCCCATGTGTTGTAGGCATCCTGTCCGTTGATAAATAATTCTCCTGCTGGCATAATCAATTATTGTTTGTAAAGACAGACATAAACCAGCCGACCTGCACACTCCGAGAAAAGAATGGTCAGTACGGTATGTTGCTCACAGAAGTTGCTGAGAATGACGTTTCCCTGCCTCTCCATATCCTCGGGACGGAAGACGAACGTATGCTGCTTCACGCCCACTTTGTTTTCAAACTGCGGTCTGTATGTACTTTCCATATCATTAAAGTTTAGAGAGTTTATTATCTATTGATTGCAATCTCGGCATGAACTCCGCACGTATTCCCTCGGTGGCCGTCTTAATGGCATAGAGGTGTTCGTTGGTCGTGCGGAGCATGGAGCGTATCTCTTTCACGGTGTCCCCATTGGGTGAGGTGATACCACCCATCATCTGCAAAGTGGAGAGTATCTGCTTACGCACGTCGTTGCCCTGCTCAAGTGCTATCTGCTGTGCCGTGGCGATACCTAAGTACAGTTCAAACTGGTCGTAGGTAGCCTTGTCAGCCATGTTGACGTGCGCCTCCTGGTCTGCGAGTGCGGAGGTGTCTGTAATACCCATCAGCTCCTGTATGGCTCGGGCCTGCTCGGTGTAGTTGTCTCTTGCGTCACCGATGACACGTTTCAAGTCCAACAACTGTGCTGCACGGTCAATCTCCGATATGTCGCTATCCATGATCTGACGGTAGCGTTCCTGCCACTCATTGAGCATCTTGTCGAAGCCATCGCCAAGCACAAACTTATCCACAAATGCCTCGGTGAGTATCTTGTTTATGTTGTCGGCAAAGTCCTCGGTGGAACTCTCCATATCCATGAGGTCGGAGAGGAATGATGAACGCAGACCGCTCAGCGGTGTGTCCTCGGCAACATACTCCAGTTCCTTCAGGTCGTCTAAGAGAGGTTGTACTGCTCTCGCTGCGTCCTCCCTCATTTGCACCATCTGCTGGCGGATATTCTCTATGGCTGCGCTGTCACCGTTCTGCAGTGCTTTCGCCCACTCGTTGTTCAGTTCGTCGAGCTTATCCTGGAACTGGTTCTTGAGCTGTGTGTCAATCATCTGCTCGATGAGCGTCCTGCCAATCTCCTTACCGAATGTCTCGGCATCAGCCTCCATATCCATGAGGGTGGAAACGAACGTACTGCGGAGGTCTGAGAATGGTAGTTCCTGTTTCTCCGTGATACCCAGTTGAGCGAGTATGTCGTGCACCACAGGCTGTGCCTGCTCAAAGGCTTGCTTGGCGGCTTCTATCTGCGGTGTGAGGGCTGTGAGTACACTGCTCACGGTAGCACCCTCCACGCTCATTGCTGCGTTGAAGGCTTTCTGTAACTCGTTGAGGAATGGCTGTATCATCGTAGAGGAAACCATCTCATCGACAATCTTCTCTGCCATCTTGCGTCCTACCGACTCTGCCCAATCCTCTGCCGTGGCATCGAGGTTCATCAGCTGACTGCGGAAGTCGCCGCCCATATCCTTGAAGGTAGTATCGCTGACAACCTCCTGAACGTAGCCCAGAGCGGTCATGTATTCCTGCGCCTGAGTGGCAAGGGACTCACGGAGGTCTTCAAGTTCCTTGCGCAGTGCTATCAGTCCCTCGGTGTCATTGGCCTCTAAAGCTTTTTCGAAAGACTCTCTCCATGTGTCCATCTGCTGGTCAAAGGCTTCGTTGAGGATATTCCTCTCCACAAGCTGCTCAACCATCGTCTTGGTGATATTCTTCGACCATGCCTCCACGTCACCGTTGATGTCGGTGAGTGTAGAGAGGAACGAACTGTGCAAGTCCTCGAAGGCCGACTTCGTTTCCTCCGCTGCTTCCTCGGCATCAATGCCGAAGGCCTCCCACATCTGCTTGGACTTCTCGCTGATCTCGCCCGTGGTCTTGTCGAACTCGGCATTAAGCTCTGCCAACTGGCGGTCGTAGTCGGTCTGTGAGATTACCCCGTCTGTGAGGTCGCTCATCAGCTTAGAGTAACGCTCTGCCCATCCGTTGGCCCACTTGTCAAACTCCTCGTCAAGCAGCTTGCTCTGTATGAGGTTCTGTAGGATGGAATTACGCAGGTTATTGCCCCACGCCTCCATGTCTGTCTCACTGTCCGAGACAAGCTGCTCAAAGGCACTGCGAATAGTATCGAGGTAATCAAGTGCTTCCTCCGTCGTTTCCTCTATGCTCTTGATGATACCCATCTGACGGAACTGCTCTATCTGTGACTGCCCCTGCTGAACGTAGGAGTTATACTGCTGCTGCAACTGCTCCAAACGTTGCTTGTAATAACTGTCGTCTATCTTCCCCTCCGTGCGGTCTTTGTTCACTTGGGCCAACTGTTCGTACCAATTCTCCAACTGGCTCTGCATCCGCTCACCGATAAGGTTGTTTATCACCATTCGGTTAACCATCTGCTGCCAGTTCTTGGCGATATTATCCATTACATCCTCCGAGCCGTCTGCGAGGTCATAGAGGGAGCTAAGGAAGTCATCAAAGACGTTTTCCTTCGTAGTGGTCGTAAGAGCTTCGTTGAGGGCAGATACCTGCTCCTCTGCCTTGCCTGCCTGTGCCGCCAGTTCCTTGATACGTTCTACCACACGGTCACCATAATCGCCTGTGTCGGCAATCTTCTGCATCATATCGGCCATTCCTAACAGGTTGGCAGCGAGGTCGGCAGTGAGGGTGTTCAAGTCACCGTTCCAATTCGTTCCGAACAGTGAGTTGAACGTTGATAGCTCTGACGACGAGAAGCCTTTCCAATTCTTGTTAAAGGAGTGGTGAGCGGCGTTATATTGCATCTGTAGCTGCAGCTGCTTCTGAAGGTTCTTCTCCAACTCCTTCTGCTGCTTGGCGAGTGTCTCGTAGGTCTTGATGGCACTCTGCCCGCTCTTACCGTTCATAGTGTCGGTCAGTCGGTCAATGGCCGTAGTCAGTATCTCGTTACGGTCGGACAGCTTCTCCAACTGCTTGTTTATCTCTGCGGCATTACCACCGCCGATACCGAAGGCACGCCCGAAGTCCTTTACCGACTTAATGGCGTTCAAGGCCGCCCCGACATAATTACCACTTGCGAAGTCGGCTGCCGCGTTGGCAGCGTTATTGATACCCGAAAGGCCGTGCGATACCTTCTCACCGGCACTACCCAGACCTATCTCGTTAAGCAGGTCTGGAAGGTCGCCCAGGTACTCATTTACCCAATCTTTGATATTTCCGGCCACACGAGCGATGGCATCTTTCAATTCCTCATTGACACCGTCTTCAGCTTTCTTCCAGCCACCCCAGGCCTTTGAGGTTTTCTCTCTTGCGTTAGCTAAATTGCCTTCTGCCTTAGCCAGTTTGACCGCCTGCTCGGAGAGCTTCTTATACAGGTCGCTTTGCTTATCAAGTCCGAGAGCGTCAAGCCAACCTTCATCGAAATCAATGCCAGCAAGTGACGGATCGATGCTCCTCAGTGAGTCACGGAGGGATAATTCCAAATCCGCTACTTCTTTCTCCAAGATAGACTGATCGGATAAGGCCTTGTTCAGACGTTCCTGTGCATCGGCAGCCTCCTGCACCCGTCGGGTGTGCTCACGCTGCTGTTCGTTGGCAAACGAGAACATACCGCCCTGCTCGTTGATGGCGGTGTTTATCTCACGGATCTTCCCTTGTATCGTCTCCATCTGGTCGATGGGGAGATTACCCGTAGAAAGGATATGCTGTAACTGGTCACGCAGACCTTCGAGGTATTCCTTAGTATGGCCGGACAGGTCGTTGAACACTCCAGCCCAGTCTATGCTATCCTCCAACTGCTGTTTCTCCAAGTCTTTGAGTGCCTTATCCTTCTGTAAACCCAAAGATGCTCTCTCTGTGACGGATGACGCTTTGGCTATCTTATCTTCATACTCTTGCGTGATGGCGAGTTTCTGTTGCTCGTAGTCACCATATTCCTTCAAGAAGTCGAGAGTCGCCTGACGCTCCTGGTCGTAGCGCTGCTCTACCAGACGGAGGTATTCGGCATTCTCCTTCTGCATGAGGGCATCGATGGTTGCCTGCTGATCTTCGGAAAGCTGCAGCCCCATCCAACCGGCCTTTCCAGCCTCGGTATTCTCATAGGGACTGTCCTTGTGGGCGTTCTCCCATGCCTTCTTGTTATGCTCGTAGATGGCCTTGCGCATTTCATTGGCATGCTCCTCGATCTGACGGAGGTTCCTTTCATGCTGCTCATCCTGCTCTGCACGTTCACGCTCTGCATCATTCTGTATGGAGGCTATCTCTGCATCACGTCGTGCGTCCGATGCCTCCTGACGGATCTTGCGCAGTTCATCCTGGTAGCGCAGTTCTTCCTCAATCTGCTTGGCGTGCTGAGCTGCCTGCTCCTTCTCAAGGGTGTCGTCCGCTTTTGTTGTCTTAGTTGTCGTCTTAGTGCTCTTCGGTTCTTTCGTGTATGCTTCTATCCCTGCGCCTTTCAAAAGATTTATCTCGGCCTGCGTTTCCTTTCTGCCATTTTCAATTAAGGTTCTAACATATTCTTCACTTGCTGCCTTTTCCTCTTTGGTCTTTTGGCGGCGCATCTTGGCATAGTTCGTTGACCATTGGTTCATTTTTCTCGCACCTTCCTCGGTTAGAATCATATCCGTTGAGCCAAAGACGCCCTTTGAATCTGACAATGAGAGTCGTTTGCCATATCGGGAGAAATATTCTTCATATTGGCTTCTTGTAAGTCTCTGTCCCGCAGAGAATACCGTTCGGAATTGTCCTCCTTGAACGGAGCTGTTGCTCTGGTCTCTAAGTATCTGTTTTTTTATCTCTTCCGTGGCCAGCTCTTGATAAGCCGCAGCTTTTGCACGTGCCATGATGGAAGAAACGACTGCATCGGTGTTCTTTACAAAAATATTTTCCGCATCAGATACGTTGTTGACGGAAAAGCCCAAGCTTATAAATGCATCTTTATTATCCAAGATGAACTTCTCCTTTTCTCCAAGACTATCCCCGAGGCTGTTATATTCATCTTGCAGTTTTTTATATGATGATATCTGTTCAGCTGCAGTGTTTGCAACGGACACCGCCCATTCCTTGTGGTGATTCTTTATATTGTCCACATGTACATTTTCTTCCTTCGTAGCCTCTCTTGTACTTGCTATATATGCGCCAAGACCAGCCACGACAGTTCCGATAACGGTAGCTAAAAGGACGTATGGATTGGCATTTGCAGCCTTGTTAAAAAGAGTTTGAGCAATAGTTGCGCCTTTCGTTACAAAGGCATAGGTCTCTTGTAAGCCGACAATTATACCAAGCAAGGACTGAATCCTTGTCTGTATTTCCTCCATTTTCTCGCTGTCCCTGTTGAAAAGTCCCATGACACCTGTAGCAAGGCTCGCAGCACCAGCCACACCCTGCAAACCGTCACGCAAGGCGCGAAGCGTTCCTCCTTTGGAGTTGTAATCCATGAGAAGGTTTATCTTTTTCATTTCTTGGGACAGCTCACTTGCATGCATTACGGCATCGTAGAACTCCTGCGTTCCCTCCTGCCCGCTATCAAGCAACCCCTCTATCTCTTTTCTTGCTTGGAGTATCTGCGTCCTTATTCCCACAAAGGCTTTCTCTGCCTTGTTCGCTTCATCCTCCGTCTGTTGCATCTTTTCCTTGATATTCAACAACCCCCGTTCTATTTCTTCAAGACTGTTGATATCCTTCATCAAGTCAGTTCTAAAGAGTCCCTTCTCATTGAATAAATCCGACACGGATTCCACTTCCCTAAGCTTCTCGAGGACTTTGTCAAGCCTCGCAAACAGAGGGCCTGCAGCTTCACCATCGAGGTCACCAACGGCAGTGTCGATATTTTCCCTTAGAGAGACAAGCTTTTCCATCATCTCCTTTGCTGCCTTCAGTTCCTCCTCAGGGGCAATAGAGAAGATAGTGAATTCCTTACCAAGCTCATCGACAGCTTCCATGGCACGGGCCGTTTTTCCAAGCGTTTCTGCTTGCTCTTCAAAAGCCTCCGTGCTTTCATGCGCCTTCTCTGCCAGTCGCCCGACGGTATTAATTTCATCTTCCAAGGATACGTTCAAAGAATCAAGGCTATTGTCAATCTCCTCCAAGGCAGCCTTACTATTATCATCGGAGAGGGTAGGTAATTCCTCCCTTGCAACTTGAAGGATATCCCTTAAATCCATAAGGGCGGATAGCAAACTTTTATAGTAGTCCTCGATGTTTCCCGTAAATTTTTTTGCTTCCTTGTCGTAATCATTCAAGAATTCGCCTATAGATCCATTGGAAATGTCTTCTACAAAAGCCATCACTGCTTTTGTCAATTGCTGCTGTTTCTCTGTTGCTTCATCTGATGAGTTCGCTATTTCCAGTATTGTTTCTGAAAATTTCTTTTTTGCAGACTCCGCTGCTTCGGAACTAACTCCCATAGCTTTTGCAACCCTATCAAAAGCCTTTATCGCTAAGTCAACTTGTGAATTCAAATCTTCCGTTCCCAACGAGAGGTTCTTGCCCGCATTTATCCGATTAAATGCAGCATCGATATCTATCCCAGCCCTCTCTATATTATCTTTTATCTGACGTACATGCGCAGACATTTCATTCATGGAACGAATGAAATCGCTGTTATCGCAAGTCGCATACCAATCAATCCCTGGCATAATATTATCCTGTTTCCCTTGCAAAATTATTAAAAAAGTATTTGGTTACCAAATATTTTAATAAATTGTTTACACAAAAAATAATAATCACGGAAGAGATATGAAAAATTATTCTTATTTTTGTAAGGCAAACAAAAGAAAAGTAAAGATATGAGTGAGGAAATCGGGTACGTCTATGTACTAAAGAACGAATGTATGCCGGGATTGATAAAGATAGGAATCACCGACAACATACAGGAGCGCATGAGGGTCTTGAACAACACAAGCGTTCCAGTGCAGTTTGAGTCCGTCTACACCTGTGTGGTCAGGAAAGCGGACATGAGGAAAATTGAGTCCGCACTCCACAAGGCATTTGCACCCGACAGGGTAAACCCCAAAAGGGAGTTCTTCCGCATGGATGCAGACAGGGTGATACCGATACTCTCCATGTTCCAGTTGGAGAACATCACGGATGAAATAAATATGGAACTCAACAAAGGACTTGACCCACAGGAGCGTGTCGCCCTTGAGAAAGAAAAGGCAGAGTCACCAAAGAGAAGAGAGCCGTTCAACTTTCTCGCTTTGGGAATAAAGGGAGGGGAGCATCTTTTTTGGAGGGACGACCCCCATATCTTCGCCACTGTCGCCTCGGAAAGGAAGGTTGCGTACAATGGCGAACTGATGTCCCTTACAGCCGCCACAAGCAAAATAAAGGGGCTTTCCTACGGCGTTCAGCCCACTCCCTACTGGCTCTACAACGGTCGACCGCTGATAGACATCTATATGGAGCGCTACTCGCCCATCGACAGTGAATCGTAAAAAGGATGGGGAAAGAGAGTCGCTATGCCCTTACCCTGCAGTGTATCGTTAAGTGATGCTTTAAGTTGCTGAAAAGCAACTCACCGTCCTCAAACAGCATACTGCATTTCCTTTTTCTTTCCGTATCGTTCAACCCCAAGGCAAAGAGCCATGCATTAAGATAGCGGATGTCGTAGCGTGTCATGTCATACAGGCATAGTATGTTGACACCGTCTTTTCCCATTTCAAGCATCGTACTCATAGGCATGGCTCTCCTAACAGTTGCACAGCTTTTCTCATAAGGTAGCCCGTAAGCCATGCCCCGTCCTCACTGCCGTACGGAACTTCGTAATAGTCACATATGGCAACCATGGCATGATAGAGTACCTCGTGCGCCGTCGTATCCCACCACTGATCGCCTCCCGTAGCATTCCCTACGAACACAAGACTCATGCAGATGTCATCACGGCTTACGCACATTCCACTATTCTTCTGGAAAAGCAGGACATCTATCACCTCGTCAATCTTATCACCTCGCATTCCGAAAGCTATCATAGCCTGACGCATCTCATACTCGTCAAGCCTGCGAAGGTCGTGGCAGAGGATTATTCCCCAATAACCTTTTATGTCTATATAATCGGCTTTCATAAGCTTAAAGCATCAAGTCCCACTGTATGACCGTTCCCGTAGCATTACAGTCACCGATGTATCGGCAAAATACAAGTCCGTCATAGCCGTCCTCGTCACCAAGGACATCTTTTATGTATTTAGTAAGGTGTTCATCATCCTCTATGCTGCTGCCCCAATAATCTGCCTTCACCATTGCCGCAAGATACATAGCGTCATAGATGCAGGAATCGTCTATCTCCACCTTGTTTTCCTCCAAGACGGATTTCAACTCGCTCACTGTCATGGGAACTACCTTTACCATCTTCCCAGATACCTTGTCTTTCTTCCGCATCCTACTGATGGCAAAATCGCAAAGTTTCCTGTTGAAATGCATCCCATAATAGGCCATATACTGTTCGAGGTCTTCGGGAATGCAAAAGTTCATTAATGATGTTTTCATAATGTCTTTTTTTTGAAGAGTAGGGAGCAATAAACTCCCTTACTCTTGTTAACACTACGGTCTTAGTCGTCTAACTCGCCGTTTTCCATGTCCTTACAGGCATCCTTGTAGCCTTTCTCATAGCCTTCCTTCCAGCTGTCCTCATCCTTGTATGATGTGGTGCTAGTACGGTATCCACCGCGATTGCGGCTGCTGCTGCGCATGCGAGAACGCATATAGTGACGCATCTCGCTTTTGCTCTCTTCGTTGCTGTCCTTAATGATAATCATTGTCTTTGAAGTTATTTGTGGTTTCTATTTCTTGGACGGTGTAAAAAGCTCATTCAGTTTGCTGATTATTGTGTCAAGCTTGCTGTCCGTAGCCGCCTGACGTTCCTCGAGGGACTTGATGGTACGGTCACGCTGTTTCTCCTCGGCATAGCGTGGATTAAGCGTTTCCATGAACCTCTCGCCTTCCCCAAGTACCATCTTGTTGTAGCCTTCCCTTTCTAGTTCTGCCTTTGATGTTTGCATCATGGCATCCACCGCCTGCATCATTGCCTGCGGACTTCCTGAATAGGTGATATCACCCTTGGCGGCTATCTCAACGTTTCCCGGTATGTCGGGAACAACGCGGTCACTTCCGCCGATGGTCACGACCATCCTTACCAGTTGCTGTTGCACACCCATGCCGTTCATAGCTGTCGGAACAGCCTGAAACTGATACTGCGGCTGTTGGAGAACTTTCTCCTTTATCGTTCCTACCTCGAGAGTAGGTTTCTGACCCTCGTGCTTAGTGAGGATATAGAACGGGCTACCCTGCCCAAGTGAATTGAAATCCATGATTCTTTACTTTTGTAAGTTATTTGTTTGGTTCACACGATTGTCCGTGACATCAATGCTAAAGTACTATTGAATCTGTCGTTAAAAACGAGGAAAACATTTGTGGCAAGTATATCTGCCACAGTCACCGCCGTACCGTTGGGCATGGTGAGGTTACGTGTCACTCCATTCATCGTCAGTGTCACTGGAAGCGTTGTCGTTGCATCAGCAGGAATGGCATTCTCCATATGTACGGTGAAATAACCTATTGGCTGAATACGACGAAAGCCAAGTGCGATATCAACAGTCTCTGTACCTACTGTCACGTTGGTATTGCTAATGTACGGGATTCCTCCTGCATTAGTCGTTATATTGCAATTACAATTACAACCCATACTTTTAACCTCCTATACCCTTAATTAGAATACCAAGTTACCATTGCCAAAGCCATTATAGCCATATCCGTTTGGATAGAACCCACCACTTACATACGGACTAGCATTTACTGCCACCAAATTCGGCCACTGTACATTCACTGTCTCTGGGAGTTTGCATTTGATGTCATCGACCTCCTTTGCAAGACCTGCGAGCTGTGCATTTAGTGGAGCGACAGCCTGCTGAACGACGCCAGCGGTGAAGTTCTGCGATTTCAGTTGGGCGTTCTCTGCCGTGAGGGCGGTGATTTCCCTATCCTTACGGTTCGATTCAAGAGCGTCTATCTTGTTATCGAGGGCGAGGAAGTTCCGGTTCATAGTATCGGTAAGGCCGTATGTTTGCTGACATAGAGCCAACTGGTCGGAAGCCGCCTTTGAGGCAATGGACTGCTGTACGCCTGCGAAGCCCTGCTGTGCTGCGACAGCGTTTGCGTTCAAGCCCTGCTGGAGCGCATTAGTCTGTTGGCACATAGCCAACTGATTCTGGCAGCAGCACTGCTGGAACTGAGCGCCAAGGCTTGCGTTTCCATTCTGGATTGCGTTAATGACCTGCAGGGCATTCATACCCTGATTTGCACTGATGGTATTCAAAGCATTCTGAATACCCTGAATCGAAGCGTTTACTAAATTGAAATCCTGCCCGAGCATGGTACTCAGCGTCTGTGTTGCCGTGCGGGAAACCTCACCCTGGTTGGTAATAGCCTGCATGATAAGCTCCCTGCCCGTGTCATTGCTGATTTGGTTAGAGAGGAAACCTGCCGCACCATTGCCACCACCGTTACCGCCAAATCCGAACCCTCCGCCGTTGTTCCATCCGAAGATAGAAGCCACGATGGCGAGCGTGATAAGGCCTCCGATGTCATTGCCGAAACCATTACCTCCGAAGATGCCTCCGCCACCGAAACCACCCACGGGGATAGAGAACGGAATGTTTCCGAATCCTGCATTTCCAGAATTGCTTTCCGGAATTTGATAAATTTCTGAAGCCATAGTTTAGTTTTTGTGATGTTAATACATTAGTTCCTTGTCTTTGCGCATCGACAAGGACAAAGATAGGCAAGAAATATATCAAAAAAAAGGATTTTCGTATTTTCAGACTGCACAGACATTGCAGTCCTTTGAGAACTTTTTCAGAAGGTAATAGACCTTCCGCTCGCTTATTCCGTACTTCTCCGACAAGACAGATACGGCATAGGTTATCTTTCCGCCGTGACCTATGATGCCCATAAAATCATCATAGAGACAGATATACCTCACATCACCCACACTGATGCAATTTTCATGCAGTATGTTTAACACTAACTGGTCAATTTTTAACAATTCTATAACTTTCATAAGACGTGTTTTAAGGTTTTATTTAACTTTGCATTGACCTCAAAACAACTATGAAAGAGAGGTGTGAACCCCGTCATTGCAGCCTTGCGCTCTAATAAATCGGTGGTGCCTTTTATTAAAGACGGGGTTCCCTTTTATTCCCAATCATGAGACCTTATCGCCTCCATTATCGCCTGTCTGTTATCACCGTCCACCTTCTTCCTGTCCCTTGATATGTGGATTTTCTTCCTCTCCTCATCCGTCACATACAATGAGTTGACACGGTCTGCGAGAAGAAGCCTTAGCGAGGTGTAGTCTATTTCCCAGACGACCTGTCTCTTCGTCATCTTGTACCGTTCCATAGCAACGTCAAGCAGCGAACCGAATACAGAGACTCCGCCGAAGGTGTAGCTGTTCTTGTCCGAGGCGGATTTCACCTTTGCCACCTTCTGCATATCTTTCTGCTCGGTGTCAATGCCGAGGTGAGTGATAAAGCGTTCCGTCCTGTCCGATGACAACGCCTTCATGACGAGCATTGCTATTTCGCTGTCTTCCTGCTCCATGAACACTGTTTTTCTCCTGTCAAAAGCGTCATAGTCGAAGACGGAGTAATAGTCGTTCCTTGCCGTAAGGTAGGCGAGAAGGTCGCAGCAGGCAGGCTTGTTCTTCTCCACGACACGCAGCATCTCAAGCATGGCGTTCTTCTCGAGGTTCTTCCTTTCCAATCCCAACGACTCGGATATCCTCTGCATGAGATGAATCTTTCCGAGTGTCAAGGGATAGAGGTAGAACGTCTCGCCATCGATTCTGAACACATGGGGACGTTCAAGAATGGCATCCTGTATCTCATAGTCCAACTCTTCCATGCCTTCATTTCCACAATTCCTTGTGCTCCATTATCCAGTCGAAAAGGTCTATGTTAAGGAACTCATGGCTGCCATGGCTAAAGTGCTCAATGTATTCATCCACATGAAAATCCTTATGAGGAAGTCCTTTGTCGAGTGTGTCACGCAGAAACCACGCCCCCGTGTCATATAGGGTGTTAGGTTTCTTCGTCGAGAGATTCCACATCCATTCACCGTTAAAGTAACGTACTCCGTGTCTTTTGCACATCGGCACGTTGATATAGCAGAGGAAAGGCAGTAGGCGCGTGACATAAGCACCTTTCGGGCCGTCATCCTTCATTTCACCCGACCACACGCAGCTCTCGTCCCATATCCACGTAAAATCCTTTTTTATCAAGATATCGGAATCCATAAGGATGAAACCGTCAGTCAGTATGTCGAAACATGCATCTACGCTTTTCGTGTGCATGGCACTCCCGAAGGAGGAAAAAAGACCTGCCTTACGGTCAGGATACTGTCTCAGTAGGGCGTCGAAATCGAACACCTGTCCTTTTGTATTGTCTATAACCTCCACGCCTTCTGTTTTTTTTGTGAACGGCTCCTCATCGGAATTGTCGAAGACATAGACGGGACAGTCCGTATATTTCCTTACGCTGCGGACAAGGACATCTACAAGTATAGGGGTATTGTAATGGACGGTTAGTATGTTCATATTATTAATATTCGGGGATTATTATTCTTCCTTCAAAGGAAAGAGCCCCCTTCGCTTGGAGAGGGCTCTTGTAGGATATGGCGTTTTATTAAACGCTTGCGTTGACAGATGCGGAGCCAGTCCACTGAATCTGCTTTCCTGTCTCCGGCTTCAGCGACTCGAACTGATAGGTACGGATGATACCGTTGTCGGAAGAGTAGCTGTCCTCATAGGAACATACAGACTTTGGAATCTTGAAACCAGGTGCTCCTGAAGAGAAGTCCTCTGGCTCGAGCGTCACCTCCCACTCACCGTCTACAACACCGTCCACACCGTCAATCTGCCATTTGTTATGGCTGTCACCCAAACGGATTTGGAACTCTAATGTATACTTGCCGCGCTTGTATTTCACGGCCTCTGCCTCGCCACCTTCAATGGTAGCTTCCATCTTCTCACCCTTTTCCGTGGAGAGCTGAGTAGAGTCCTCTACTGGAGTGTGGAAAGTGATAGGTGTACTACCGGTGGCAAGATTCTTAACTGTAATGGTTGGAATACCCCAAGCTATAATCATAGTCTTTTTTTCTTTAATAGTTGTTTTCTATAACTTTAAATTTCATCTTCAATGATACGAAGTGTTCATGAGTACTCTCCTCCCTTATCGTAACTGGCAATCCTTCACGCTGAAAGTAGACGTATCCGTCCCTCAAATACTGCGGTAAGTCTTTCAGCCACGCCTCGAGCTCGTCCGTGCGGCGTTTGTTCCGCAGATAGAGCCCGCTTGCGGTCAGAGTGTCAGGGACGTAGATGTTGACCACGCACGTCCCCGTGACATGTTCATTCCCAGAGCCCGTCAGAACCATTACCTCGCAATCCTCGAGGAAAGCGTCGTTGTCGTTCTGCCGCGGACGCATATCCTTAAAGTACACGCCGCCAGATATCGGAGGCTGAGCCTCCATGACACGTGTCCTCATAAGGACTTCCAATTCTCCGTTCGTCATTGAATCTTCTGCTTTTCAAGATAATCTTTAATATCCTTTCCTATATCAAGCGTCCCACCGTCAAGGACGACATACCCCTTACGTTCGACATAGAGCGCATAATCCATGCCAGCCACTATAATCAGTCCGTACGGTACTCCGCTGACGAGCGAGTGCAGAAACGTTCTGCCTTTCTCTCCGCCTTCCCCGTTTCCGAAGCCTCCCTCTTCAATCAACTGACCATTCCATACTACTCCATACCCGATGGATGATGTCAGCTTGAACGTCACGTCCTTGTATGTCTTGGTCTGTTTGATTTTTTCTACGGCAAGTGCCCCCGCCCTCTTGAATGCGGATATCATTAACTTCTCCGCCTCCATTTTCACGTTGGCTACAACCTTGTCGATGTCTGTCAAGCACCTTATCATACCCACAGCTCAATGGTCTGAGTTATCGTGTAGTATTCTATTCGTTGCACTTGAAACATTCCTAGGTCACCCTTTATATCATGCACTAGATGAACCGTGTGCGGGCTGAAACCCTCCCCTACGTCCTCCATATTACATGTCACGGTATAGGTTGCCAGCTTTACTGCCCCTCCGTCATAGGTGGCGTTCCTTTTCTCCGATGCCGTCGTTATGGTGCATCGGCACTCCATGGAACTGCTTGTGTCGGCGGCTACAGGCATTCCGTACTCGTCAAGGTCTGCCGTAACACTGCCGAACCACCTAAGTATGCCGTTGGGGAATATCTGCATGGCTTAACTCATTATATACACCGTCGGATTTGCCGTATCTCCGATGAGCGTCTCACCATACTTCTTGTAGATAGCGTTAGCCGTCTCACGTATCCCAGCCATGTTCTGTGCCGTTATCGAGCCACCTTGCGAGAGGTTGACCATGGTGATAACGAAGCGCAGCGTATCGGCATAGGCAAGCTGAAACGCCTGCTCCGATGCAACGGATGCGTCAAAAGCGCCGGCGGGGTCTAACCCCCTGCCGACAATCTTTTCCATGGCTTGTACGTCTGTCATGGGGTAGTTGACGCGAGCCTTTATAGCTTCAAGTATAGTCATTTAGCTCCTTTATTTCTTCGTGGTTAGGAATCGCTTCATGTCGTCCTTGATGATGTCTCGCTTGAATTAACCGTTGGTCACGGGTGTCAAGGCATCCTGCAGCTTCTCTACCTGCTCAACGCTGAGCTTGTTCACAGCCTTGATGATGTTGACGTCGGTAGCACCTTCCTTCAAGGTTCTCGGAGTCTTCTCACCTTCGAGTGCGTTGTAGGCGGTAATGAAAGCAGCCTTATTGTACTTGTTTCCCCAGACGGTTACGAAGGTATCATTGGTGTCTGCTGCCTCAGCAGTCTCGTCCACTGCCTGACCTTGGCTGATGTCGAGGACGTAAATCTGGTCGATATTCTCGATGATAGGAGCAACAATGGCCTGACCCGTGGTTGTCTCACGCAGAGGATTGGTTTCACGGAAGCGTGCAATAAGCTTGTAGTTGTCAACAAGCTGATAAAGCACGTTCTCAACGGGATTTGTGGTCTCTGCAAGACGACCGTAGACAAGCGTGCCAACAATATCGTCCTCTACGAAGATAATACGGTTGTCGTTCCAAGGCTTCACGTTCTTGCGAATGCCATTCTCCTCGATGATGACAGAACGGTTAACCTTAACGAAGCTTACACCATTTGTCTCGTCGGAGAACGCTTCATCAAACAGCGTAGGAGTCGGAACAGGCAATGTGATACCATTGCCGACAATACGACGCTCGTAATTTGCGGCCAACTCTCGAGCAGCTTCGGAATGACGCAACTCATCGTACGTTTGCTTAGAAATCCAAATGTAACGGATGGTTGTACCATTTTCCTCTGCTTTCTCGATTACGTTCAAGATATCCTCAAGTTCGGGAGAGCCGGGATTCGAAGATGAGAATGTATTCCTGTCGAGGTAGTTAAAGTTGATACGCATGAGCGCGTTGGGGTTGTCATCATCCTTAATGGCTACGTAACCGTTTGAGAATCCAGACAGGAAGTTGTACTCATTACGCTCGTCGAGACCCTGTGCGCATGCCACGGGGTCATTGGCAAGCTTACGGGAGATGAGCTGCGCATTGCCGCCCTGTGCCTCCATTGTGTTCAGAGTATTGATGTCAGACTCGCGAAGAACGCGGCTGATACCAATCTTCGGAAGCTTGCCGTTGGCGGTCTGGATAGTGTCACGCTGCTTGATGGGAAGTGCGCTGTCCATTGAAACAAAGTCAGCAGCCACGTAGGTGGTGTCACTGATGGTGCTTTCCCACTTGTTGTCGGGGCTGTACTCTTCATTCAAATGTTGCTTGTGCAGATATGTAAGAGAGTTTCCACGCTTTTTGTTTACCGTCTCAATGAGACGCTGGAGTCTCGGAAAGAAACGCTCCAAATACTTATAAAATAGTGACTGTAACATTTTCTATTTTTCTTGTTATCCGTTAAACAATCTTTTTACCTTTTTTCGGGCTTATACGTCATGCTCCCAGCGAATAGTCGGGACAGCGGCCTTGAAAGCGGTCTTGATAGCCGCTGTGAGAGGGAATTTGAGTGCCTTTTCGTTCACCTCACCGATGGTCAGAACTGATACGAACGGCTCTGCGGTCGGTTTGGTACGAATAACGACACCACAATACTCATAGCCTTCCGGCAGTGTGCCAAGAGCACCATTTGCCACGGGGAACGGCTTAAAAGTCAGACCTGTTGCCACGTCACGGATAACAGGATGACCTGCATAGACGAACTCTTCGGTGTAACCAGTAACATCGAGAACGACTCCACCTTTGATGTCGTCAAGTTCCTTACGGATGACGATAGGATCATTTCCGAAGGTAAACTCTGTGTTTGTGTTTGCCATTTTCTTTTGTTTTAGTTTTACATAATTGCTGCAAGAGCCTCTATCTCTGCATCTGACATCGGCTCTTTCTTGGTTTCTTGATTAGCTCCGCCAGTTCCTGGCACGCTAAACGTATCAAGTCCCTTGTCGGCACGCTCTTGATTGAACGCCTTTATATCCTCCTGGATGCCACCGAGAAACTCCTCAAAGTCCTCGTCGGAATCAAACGACATTCTGGCATAGTTCTTCTTTATGCGCTCTCCATACACACCTGCATCCTTTAAGAGTTCCTCGAGACGGTTCTCTCTGGTCGCCTTCAGACGGTCTGCCTTCATGGTATTGAACTCATTACGGAAAGCATTAAACTCTTCAAGCTGTTTCTTGAACTCCTCCTGCTGTTTCTTGTAAGCATTTGTCTGTTCCTTCAGCTGCTTGGCGAGGTTCTCGTTCTCCGCTTTCAAGCCCTTTGCCCAATCGGAATCAAGGAGTCTTTGGAATCCAGCCTCTTCTGCCGCCTTACGTGCTGCCTCCTCGGCTTTCTTGGCTGCTGCCTCCTCTTCGGCTTTACGCTTTGCCTCTGCTTCCTCGGCGGCTTTCTTCGCTGCCTCTTCTTCAGCCTTGCGTTTTGCCTCGGCCTCGGCCTTTTCACGCTCCTCCTTGTTCTTGGTGATGATACGGTTAGCATTCTTCTGACTCAGCTCAAGTATCGGCATATAGACCGCCACCGCCTTTTCTGCGGCTGCGTTCATCACCTCATCCGTCGCATCGTCATCTACTCCAAGGTTGTCTGCAATCGTCTTTGCAGCACCCTCCAATTCCTCTCTGTTGAAACCCAGGGACGAAGCCTTGGTCTTCAACAGTTCCAGTACCAACTTGGTTTTCTTGTTCATAATTCTTATATTTGTTAAATTTTTGATAACTCGATGCAAATGTATCAAAAAAGTATTTTGTTAACAAATACATTAAAAAAAATGGTGCAAAGGTACGAATAAAAAAAAGGAGAGTCGTAAAACTCTCCTTAGAAACCCTTAGATTTTGCCGTTTTTACGGCTTGTGCCGCCTTATTATAATAAAGGTGGCATAGTTACCCGCTGTGCTCATAGAAAGCGAACACAGCGGCTTATTTAAATTCTTCTATCAAATCAAAATGCGTAAAACCTTCTTGCGCTGTGTCATCCTCGTTATATGGCCACATTATTGCGTCTGCCATATTCGGATTAAGACTTTTACCCACCATACACTCATAAACGCGTTTTCTTGCTAAATCACGTCTTTTTACCAATATGGCAATACTGCCGTCACGGGTCTTAAACTTATCCCCGAATTTCGCCGTTTTCAACATAACTTCTTTTTTATTCTATGTAAATGCTATCTTCTATCACGCATTGCCCTCCGTGCTACTCAAGACCTTCTATCGGTTCTGAGTGGTTTTCATCAAATTCAAACTCTCCGTAATTATACATTACTCCGTAAGAGCCACCTGATATATACTCACTCTTGGCGTAGGCAAAGGTGGGTGCTGCCACCAATGCCATGCCGTGATTATACTTGCCTTTCGGCTTTAATATATATACATTCATTCTTATGCTGCTATGCTTTTGAGAACCTTAATATTCTTCTCTGACTGTGCCTTCAGAAGCCTATAGTACTCCAGTTTGCCGATTCTTTCGAGCGGGATGCGATTGCCGTTGATGTCCTTGTATATATCGTGACTGATAATGCTGTCGGCGGCTTCAGGCGAGAAGTAAGTGGGGTAGAGGGGTGAGAACTCGTAGGTGGTCATGTGATTCTCGTCGGTGGTGACGGTCATCATGCGCTTCTTGTTAATCACGATACTGTTGCACTTGCTCAGGCAGCAGCCGTAGATTTCGGGATGTGTCAGGTACTCGATTTGCTTGTTGCATACGTTGATAGTGTTTTCTGCCTTGCTGATAGCATCCATCATCATCTGCTTAACGTCGTTCGTGTTGTTTGCTGTAGTCTTCATACTCTTCTTGCCTGTTTCTATCCCGTCGGCTGCGGTTCTAAGGGTTGCCCTTTTGTAAGGGTAGTGCGAAGATAAACGATTAACCAGAAACGTGCAAGTTATTTATCTTAGTTTAGCTGAAAATAGGCGACTTTAGCATATCCATGCCATCGCCGCCTAACATCAAGATATATTTAGTATGACAAAAGATTTCCTTAATCCATGTTTACGAAACTGCGCATCAGCTGGCCAAGCCTCTCGTCCTTCCTTTTCCAAAAAGCATCATACGTCCTCTCTCCAAGCAAGGGATTGTCCGATATTACCCTCACGGATGTAAAACCGACACCCCTCTCCTCACAGACCTGCGCTATGGCTGCGCTTTCCATATCCAAGGCTACGGGGTAATGCTCGGGATACAGCGACTGCATGATGGAAGAGGCCATCAGATCCGACTCCACGAAGGTATCGCCGGAGGCAATCAGCCCATGCCTCATTCCATCCAAGAATCTCCATTCAGCATAGCATGACGGATATGTCTCTGGGTGCCCCTGCACCTGCCCCACTGCATTAGGGCTTCCGCAGTTTACATCATAGTACATATACTCATCGCCCACGATGACTTCCCCGATATGAACGTCATGGATCACGCCTCCAGCGCAGCCGAAAGAAATGATGCGGTTGCAGTCGTATTCCTTCCACAGCCTGTATGCCGTCACGGCAGCGTTCACCTTCCCGATGCCGCTTATCATCGCCACATAGGGTATGTTCCTCCGTGTGCGCTCCTTGGCGAAAGCCATGCCTACTTTCTCCGTTCCTGCAAAGAGGGCATCCCACTCCTTCTGCATGGCAACAATTATACCTACCTTCTTCATTCCTTCTTCTTGACGATACGTTTCTTTTTCAGTTTCAGCCGTCTCACCCTGTTGTAGACACAGTTCTCATCCACCCCGAGACGGCGGCAGATATAGCCTGCAGGATATTGTTCCCAAAGTTCCCTCAAAAGCTCGTCCTCCTGCTTCGTCCACTTGTGGAATCCCGTCTTCAGCCCGAGAATACTCATATACCTCTGAATGGTATAGTAGCTCCTCCCGAGGGATGTGGCTATTTCCGAGATAGACATAGACTCCGCATTCTTCTTTATAAATCTTTCCTCTTCGTTTGTTATCGGTTTACTGAACATATTATTTTACTTTTAATTTCCGTGGCAATTTATGCCAATGAGTTACAACGCAGGTTTCATTAAGATATTCTTCCGGGCTTTCATTGTTCTCAATCCATATTTTCCTTGTGGCAGAATACTCCGCTACGGTCGGAATATAATAATAAGACAATCCCTTTTCATGGTATCCTATAAGTACCCAATCCCAATACTTCCGTGGCGGCATGTACTTGTTACACGGAATCCAAAAACCAAGCCTTGCGGCAATTTCCCAAAATAGGTTCTTCATTATTCAAAAATAACGAGGATGACAAGAGTTTCACTTGCGTCTTGCGGATTGTACCGTTAGCGGACTGACACGCACCATCCCCGTGTAGGTTAATATTTCTTTCTTCCCAAAAGTTCTTCCTTCGCCATTACCTTCTCCCAAGGGAAGAAAGTCAGTCCGTCCTTCTCGTATGAATTGCGTCCGAAGTGTCCGTAGGCAGCGGTCGGCAGATAGATGGGCTTTCTCAATCCTCCGAGCATCTTGTCTATTCCGTATGGTGAAAGGTCAAAGTGCTCCTTCACGAAATCACCGAGAACACCTACGCCACCGTTATATGTACCGAAGTCTTCCACATAAACGCTAACTGGCTCGGCTACACCTATGGCATAGCCAATCTGAACCTCGCACTTTGAACAGATTCCGTTTGCCACAAGGTTCTTTGCAACATAGCGAGCTGCATAGGCTGCGCTGCGGTCTACCTTGGACGGGTCTTTCCCCGAGAATGCGCCGCCGCCATGACGAGCCATGCCGCCATAGGTGTCGACAATAATCTTTCTTCCCGTCAAACCCGTATCACCTGCTGGTCCGCCCAAGACGAACTTTCCCGTGGGATTGACATGGTATCTTATGTCGTTATTAAACAATCTCAATATACGCTCATCCTTTATCTTCGTCTTAACATACGGGACAAGGGTATTGATTACGTCATAGCGAATCTGCTCCTGCATAGCCTTTTCCGAGGCGAACTCATCATGCTGTGTGCTAACCACGATAGTATCAATACGTAAAGGCTCGTCAAACTCGGAATACTCCACGGTCACCTGTGATTTAGCATCCGGGCGTAAGTATGGCATAAGTTTGCCTTCCTTACGGATTTCAGCCAAACTCTTAACTATAAGCGTAGCTATATAGTGGGCAACTGGCATATAAGTTTCGGTCTCATCCGATGCATAGCCAAAAACGATACCCTGATCGCCCGCACCCTGCATCTTCTCTTCCTCACGGATGACACCCTGATTGATGTCGGGTGACTGCTCATGTATTGCCGTAAGTATTCCGCAGGAGTTGGCATCGAAGCCGTAGAGAGGATTCGTATATCCTATCGATGCGATTGTCTCCCGTACAACGCTCGGAATATCCACGTACCCCTTGCTGCGCACCTCACCTGCAACCACTACCTGCCCTGTCGTCACAAGGGTCTCCACTGCCACATGAGACCGTTCATCCTCCTTGAGGAACGCATCAAGCACCGCATCCGATATCTGGTCAGCCACCTTGTCTGGATGCCCCTCGGAGACGCTCTCACTCGTAAAATAATATCTCTTTTTCATCTGAAAAATTTTGTTAATGATACAAAGGTACGAATAAAAAAAATATTATGCAAATAAATGAATAAAATATTTGGTTAATAAACACTTTTTTAATACTTTTGCGCAAAAGTTGCGCAATTCTAAGGAATCATGATAGATATAAAAGAAATCCTCAGCGGTGATAATATAACGGACATTATTGCCTCTCTCAAGGAAAGGACGACACCTCCGCATTTTTGGGCGAAGCTGCGTCAGGACTATGAGCCGTCCGAACATAAGATTGTCCACGACATGCAGGGTCGGAAAGACAAGATTCACTCCGACGGTACGAAGGATAAGGCGGCAAGGCTTGCCATCGGGCTTGAAAGGCTTCTTACGAAACGTATGAACGAGTTCACCTTCGCCATTCCCGTAAAGAGGAACTACGTGGGTGACGACACGGACGAGAAAAAGAATATAGTAAAGGCCATCGAGCGCATATACCAGGTGGCGCACATCGACTCGGAGAACAAAAAGCGTGGGCTTGCCTATTACGCAAGCTGCGAGGCGCTTACGATATGGTACACGAAGAAGGAAAGACACCACCTCTACGGTTTCCCGTGCAACTACAAGCTTAAGTGCAAGACCTTCTCCCCGATGACGGGCGTGCAGCTTTGGCCGCTCATTGACGAAAAAGGCGAGATGTACGCCATGTCCTTCGAATACACAAGGAAGGTGAAGGACTCCATAACGACCTTCTTCGAGACCTTCACAGCCGACAAACATTACATCTGGAAGAAAAGCGAGAGCACGGAGTGGGAGGCGGTCACGGAAGGTGAGGAGATAAGCATAGGCAAAATCCCAGGCATCTACATCTACCGCTACAGTCCCGTATGGGAAGGACTGACAGACATTCGTGAGGAGATAGAGTACGCCCTTTCACGCCATTCCGACATCCTCGCCTACAACAGCGCCCCGATACTCAAAGTGGCGGGCACCATCGTCGGCGAAGAGGCGAAGGGAGAAACAAGACGTATCTACCGTGTTACGGAAGGTGGCGACGTCTCCTACGTTTCATGGGCGCAGAGCAACCAAGCACTCGAATACTACATCAGCACCCTCCTCAACATGTTCTTCATGCAGGCACAGATGCCCGACATATCCTTCTCCACGATGTCACGCCTCGGCAACATAGGGTACGATGCGAGGAAGACGCTCCTTACGGACGCTCACCTCAAAATTGGCGACGAAAGTGGTGCTTGGATTGAATTCCTCGAGAGGGAGAACAGCATTATAAAGGCTTTCTTGAAGAAGCTCAACGTCGGTTTCAAGGAAGAAGACATCGAATCCATCCTTATCGAGAATATCATCACACCATTCATACAGGAAGACGAGATGCAGAATATCCAGAAATGGAGACTCGCAGGAGGGGACACTCCGCTCGTATCACCTCTCGAGGCCATCGAGAACGCAGGGCTCTCGGAAGACCCGCAAGCCACCTTCGCACAGATTATGGCCATGCAGGCTGCGCAGCAGGCAATGAGCGAACCAACCGCCGCAACGGAGATCGCACCGCAAACGGAAACAACAAACAATAAAGAAAACATATGAAAAAGAAAATCTCACGATTCCTCCTCAAACTTGCAAGACGCATAGACCGTTCCGTTGTCTTTGAGGACATTCCTACCGCAAGAGAACTTGGCCTTTGCATACACATCGCCAAGAATGACGTGCGCAGTTTCAGGAAGGAACACCCAGAAGTCAAATCACACAGGGAGGGGCTGCGGCTGCTTGTCGAGGAAGCGAAATGGCAGGTTGCAGGTGCTATCGGACGTGCCTTCGTCAAAAAAGGCATTATTGATTATGACGTGAAGAAGACGAACCTTGTCGCAGACGTGACGGGAACAGTTTTTATCTATGGCGGCGAAGAAAAGGAAAGCGCAGATAACTGAGGAATCTCACACCTGCCGCGAATGTGCCTATTGCACGGAGGTAACCTTGTTTCACACTCTTAGCGTCAAGGGTATGCCGACCATGGGGACATGCCCATACTGGAAACAATCAAAATGCGTCCTTCTTAGCCAGAAGAGCTGCCAACACTTCAAAGGAAAGGTCATCACATAAGTGATGGCCTCTTTTTTATGATTTACAAGCGGGAATACCCTGTCCTTCAGGTTGGGGATGAAAGCGCAGTTTTTATCTTTAATTAGCACAGAAAAGTATTTAATATTCAAATAGTTGTTGTATCTTTGCAGTATGATTACATACAAATACAAGTTATATCGGACGGACAAGACGAAGCACATCGACAGGATGCTCCGAGAGGCTTGCTTTGTATGGAATCATGCGCTTGCTTTACAGAAGAGATACTACAGGCTGTTCAAAAAGTATATCCCGTTGGGAGTGATGCAGCATCACCAAGCAAAGCGTGTCAAACGAAATCTTCTTGGTGCGCAGACCGTTCAGGAGATATTAGAGCGTCTTGATATGGCTTACAAGCGTTTCTTTGAGCATTTGGCTATTAGACCTCCGAAATTCCGTAAGGCAAAGGACTTTGCAAGCATTGTCTATAAGCAATGCGGCTTTTGCCTATTCGGAAACGAGATAGCGATTAACAAGATACATAAGTCATACAAATTTTCAAAATCCCGTGAATATGAAGGAAAAGTAAAGAGAGTAGTATTAAAACGTAACCGCTTGGGCGAGTACTTCATACTGATAGTTACCGACGCAGAGCCGCAATCCTACGGAAAGACACTCAAAGGTGCATCCGTTGGCATTGACTTCGGCTTGAAAAAGTACCTAACCTTGTCCGACGGCACAGCCTACGACAATCCTCAGTTTATGAAGGAAAGCCTTGTCGAGTTACGCAGGAGAAGCCGCAATCTCAGCAAGTGCAAGAAGGGTAGTAACAACCGAGAGCGCAAACGAAAGGATTTAGACCGTCTTATGAACGACATCTGTAACAAGCGCAGCGATTTCCAATGGAAACTCGCCCACGAGCTATGCCGAAAGTACGACCGCATCTTCATCGAGGACTTGAACCTTGAAGGAATGAACAGACGCTGGGGCAGGAAGATGCACGACCTCGCCCATGCGGATTTCGTTCAGAAGTTGGAGTACGTTGCCGTGAAGTACGGTGTGGTGGTTCACAAGATAGACCGCTTCTACCCGTCATCAAAGACGTGTACGTGCGGGTATGTCAACAAGCAGCTTCAATTGAAGGATAGACATTGGACTTGCCCTGAGTGTGGCGCAGTCCATGACCGTGATCTTCTCGCTGCCCAGAATATTCTTCGGCAGGGCATTGCCGAATTGGAGAGCACCAGTAAGACACCTTCCTCAAGGAGGGCGCATGTGCGCCTGCATCCAAGAATCTCACGTATTCATGCGTGAGAGTATGTCAAATCCTCATATTCTTCAGCGTCTCATACTCCTTTCGGTCATCTATGCGCCAAAGGAAATTATCCCCGTCTTCCGCATATCCCGCATCCTCATCCCACGACATGACGTCTTGGCAGCGCGACAGACACTCCTGCAACATATACCATTCTCCCTGCGTCAGTCCTATAATTGTAACCGTTCCGTTCTTGTTGAACTTTGTCCTTGCCATGGCATGTCATTTTATTTCATTTGTTTTGCACACCAACACATCACCGACAATGGTGTCACGCATGATAAGCATCGATGCCGTCATGTTGATAGGAAGACCGTATACTTTACCCTCCTCGTTGACCACCATAAAATGCTCATCATCCATGCGAACTATCTCTATGTACCCTCCGACAAAGCCTTGCAGCTCGTTTAATGAAAAGTCCGTGCCGTTCTTCGGCTGAACTTCTATTCTTTCACCGTTAGTTTTTATCCAGTCTGCCATATATTTTAAAAATCTTCAAAACTCATAGAATAAACTTTATAAGGTTTCTCCAGTTCAGAATTAAGTTTTTCAATTAATTCATTTACATCCGTTCCTGGTTTTACTTTCAGTTCAACGCTTAGACGTATCTTTTCATATTCACGTCTTACTTTACCCGATATTTCGTCCCAAATAAGGTGTTCTTTCTTAAGAACGTCAAAGAACTGCTTCTTTTCCTCTTCGGAAGCAATTGTTATATGTTCGTTGAAAGAAAACTTGTGAGGACGGATTTGTGGATTGTCATAATCAGAGTTATATATAAAATATTCACCAACTATGTAGTAGTAATCATTTTCCTTGCCAGTTAGACTATCGTACCACGTTTCTTTAAGAACGGTGCCTACTTCTAAAGGCTTCTCTAAATATTCATTCTTCATAAATTTAACACTTTATAGTTAATCGGTTGGAGGAAATACCCAATCCTTAAATCTTACCACGACCCCAGGGTGCTCTTCAAAATCCTCGTTAGGTTCAAACTGAAGGAAATCACCATGCAAGACGGCCTCGCGTATCTTGCCCTCGTTGCAGCCGCTCTTAATGTACACGTCCCTATCCCAATACAATTCGTAATGCGGATATTCAGAATGGCTGTTGCACATATCTGCTATCAGCGCATTCAGCTTATCCCTATCCGCTTCGTTCTTTACGGGAATAAGGGCGTTTAACTGCTCACACAAAGCGTTCATGCTACTTAGATAAGCTTGTTCTTTCATAACTACACACTTTCAAAGTCTTCTTTACATGCTATTTGGTAAGGTTCTACAAAACCATTGCCACAACCGCAAAACCAGTCGTCACCATCTTTTGATAGGTAAATACACTGACTGCAAAGACGTACTTTCTTTTTCTTTGCCATATTACATCCTTTTTGTAAGTTCGTTAAACAATTCTACATGCTCTTTTGCGGCTGGCTCAAACAATGTAGTATATGCCACCACGACCGCCTTGCCGACCTGAACGCTTGGCTTTTCGTAATAACGCTTGTAGACGATACAATCCGACATCGGGTAGCCTAGCTCGTTAGTACCCGTCAAACGGAATATAAACGAGTCATTCTTTGTCAGCGTACAGATTGTGCCGACCTTAATGCTGTTTTGTGCTTTATTATTCATGGCCTTAACCTTTTATCGTGAAACAACCACCACCATCGTTTATTTTGGTGATTGTATCTATTATAATCATCTGCTCAAGCGTTGTCTTTATATCATCAGACACAAGACAATTGTTCTCGCGAAAATCCACTATCTCGTCAAGAGTATATGTCTTTGTTAGTGACACAGAGAACGAGACCTTTATTCTGTCGTCTTTTGCCATATTCTTTCTTTTTGTTGGTTATTCATAACATAGCGAAAACCATTTCTTGTCTGCCATGCTTGAAGTAATCTGCTTTACACTTGCTTTGTTAAACCGATATTTTGCAGCTTGTATTCTTGCGGCACTCTCTTTCTCAAAAACCATTGCATAGGATGAGTCGGGAGACCACCAGAAACGCTTAGTCAAGTTTCGGTCTACAAGATACAAGGTGCTCACGACACCTTTCTTACGTCTTGGCTTTTGTGTTACTACCCACTTGCCAATGTCAGACTTTTTGAACGTCCTTGACTTCGCATCTACATAGTCACGACGGTCACTTTTTGAGTATGGTTCAAAACCACCTTCAAAACCATCGTAAATTTCGGACAATGCCTCTGCTTCACTAATGTAATCCATATTCTTTCGTTTTTAGCCCCCATGTTGCCTTTTTATCACTTAGGTGGTATGATTGCCCACCTTAGAGGCAAAAGGCCGTTAGAGGCGGTGTTATACAGTTTTTATCGTAATGTTATTAGACATGCACGGCTCTATGGATATCTTGCCATCATTGGCAATTACGTCCATGCCACCGAAACGGTCGGGGCGTAATTCAAAGTCATTGTTATACTCATCGATGAAATGTACGCACGTATGCTTCGGCAGCTCCACCTCACGCCATTCTCCGTCCTCCTTAAATCTGATTTTTGCCATACTCTTTTACGCTTTATCCGTGTCGCGCCCAACTTCTAAGGGTTGCCTTCATTATTGAAGGTACCGCAAAGATAAGCAGAAGACCACGAAAATGCAAGTTATTTAGACTTACTTAGCTTTAGATAGCTTTGCTTAGCTACCTACCATCCTTCCACCCCGTACTTCTCTGCAAGCACCTCACCAAGCTTTCCCACAAGACCGCCCCCGACAAGACGCAAGGCACGGAAACCTCCGCTCCCGATACGGACAAGCTGCCCCACGGTATGGATGTCGTTCTCCATACATCGGTTGCGGAAACGCACCGCGGACATGCCTAGGTACTTTTCCAACTCCGACACCTTCACGCTGTCGATATCCTGCGATGAGGGCTTGGCATCGTTCCGCACCCACTCGTACATCATCTTTACAGTCTCAATGGAAGAGCCGCTCATAATAGCAGCCTTCGCAAGTTCCACTCTTATTTCCTTATCTGTCATTTCGTTACAAATTTAATACATATATAAACAATTTCATTCCACCGACCGTTACAATAAGCGTCAGCCAAAATAACACAACAACGAACAGACATCCGCAGCAACCGGTTTCGTCCTTGATCCGTATTCCTTTCATTCCACAATTGTTTTCACTTGTTTCTTTACTTTTTCCACATATTCCTTTGTCAGTTCGATAAAATGGATGTGTTCCATCTTCGATAGCGCATAAATGAGCAGTGGGTTATGCACCACGGCAATTATCTGCGTATGCGGTTTGTGGAACGAAAGGATTCCCTTTATATGCTCGATATTGTCAAGCGAGAGATTCCTGTCTGGCTCGTCCATCATGATAGTCCACTCGTCTGCGCATTCCACCCGATGTCTCTCCACGTAGTCCACATACAGCGGATAGACATCCTTGAACTGATTATAGTCAAAGGCCAACTTTGCTTTCTTCCCGAAGATGTAGCCGAACAGATAGTTGATGGCTACAAGGACACCCTCGCCCGTTGAAGACTGCTTTTGGTCGAAAAAAGAGCCGAACTCCTCAAAGGTCTTCAACGCCTCGTTCTGTGCTTTCTCGTCTGCATGAGAGAGACGGAACGTATTCTTGGTGTAGTCGGCATACACATCCACACCGTCAAGTATAGCATCATTGTTAAATGTCTTGAAGAGGGCATTGATGTTGCAATTGTATTCGCCACGGAAGCACTCTGTATAGTCCACGATAAGATATTTTTTGATTAGCTCCATCAGCGTTGTCTTACCGCTTCCATTCTCGCCAACGATAATATTTACTCCAGGCGTGACATCATACTCCTTCCCGTTCTTAAAAGCCTTCAAGTCCGCAATATAGCGGATGGGGCTTTTAGTGTTGTCACGGATAACTACTTTTGTTACCATCTTAATCTTTTGTTAGTTTCAACATCACCGATGCGAGTGCCTGAACAGCATGGTCGTTATACCATTTGCGAGCCTTCATTTGGCACTCTTCCTTGCTGTCCCCACTTAAATAATCGCTTTCAATAATGGTTACAGAGTCATGTGGCTCATACAATTCATGCTCCTTTTCTAAGTACACACCGCTGCAAAGACGAATATGACACTTACACGTATTATCCGGCCAATATCTTGTATCGCAACTGACAAACGGGAAGTCCAAGTCCATCTTTCCGCTACAATCCTCGGTCCATACTGCATTTCTTGTTATGTCTATCATTTTACTTTTTCCTTATTTGATTTGCATGAACAACTCTCGGCATGGACTATTCCGCCTTTGTAAGTCCCGTCAAAGATTACATAGTCATGACCTTTCACGTTAACAATAAAGACCTCTGAAGCACCGTATTTTACCTCAGGTTTCTTGTATTTGTATTCGCAACCAGTCACAAAAAAAACCAATGTTATTAATAAAAGTTTTTTCATAACGTTTCTATTTCATTTAGCAGGTTACTGATTTCTTCTTCTATCTCTGCACGAATCATGGTGTCGTGCTTGTCGAGCAGTTCGCTGATGTAGCGCATGACCCACTCTGTAGTCAGTCGCCAGTCGCTGTTGCCATTTTCGGCATACCATAAACGGTGATCTCTGGTGCCTTCGATTTCCTTCTTTACCTTTTGGAGTTCATTCAGGCGCTCATGTATCTGAACGGCTCTTTTGTATTGTTCGTCTGTCATAATTTATTCCTTTTTTTGCTTTTTCATATTATAAATACCTTTCAGTCTGATAACCTCTCACGCAGACGGAGTTATCGCGCTTGTTGATATAGATGCCCGTCTTCCACGGGGTAATGCTACCGATTCGGTCATGTGGCACACCTGCCTGCTCAAGCAAACTGCCTAATGCATCGTTGGGACCATAGTCGCTGTAGGGCTCTATTTTCATCTTTCCATACTTTTCATCCTCATAGATACACCCACCAAGGTAGTATTCCTTGCAGAGCTTGCGGAACTTCTCTACGGTATCATCACCAATGCCGCTGCTTGCCTTATCCTTGACAAGCGTTCCAAGCATCATTGCTATACAGCCGTTCTCAGAACGGTCACCGTTATTCTGAATATGGTTACCAAAAATCATCCTCGTCCACTCGTCGGCAGCCATCTGGCAGGATTCCTCGAAGGTGTGTACATATCCGTGCTGGACGATGAACTCCGTCTCGAAGGTTTTCCTCCACTCGTCAAATCTGGAAAGACTACCTGTGGCATAGTTATAAACGAAGAACGACCTATAGGCATTCTGTTCAGCATTGTTCTCATCGTATCTCCCCTCGTAATGCGGATACAACTCATGTGCCTTTTTCCATATTTTGTCAGCAGCTTCTTGATAAAACTTTTCCTCCGCCATGGCTTTAGTTATACACTCCGCGATGTCCTCGCGCTTGATTCTCTCACACTCAGGAAACTCCTGTATCAATTCGTCGATAGTCATAATTGTAATTCGTTTTTTCTTACTTAAACAAAATCACTGCGAACATCAGGATTGCAAGAAGCCACCCTGTGACAGTCCATACGAGGAACCGTTTCCACTCACGTTCTGTCTTTTCCTCCAGTCTCTTAATGTTATTCAACTTGTACAAGTGTTCGCCGAAATGCTCTATGAATACCTCTTCCACATAGCGCTTTACTTTCGTGGCAATTCGCTGACGCATTTTCTCTGGGATAGAGAACAGTGTCTTCTCAAATTCACCAGTTGGCGTGACTTGATATGACGGGCAATATACATCAAACTTGTAATGCTCAGTGTTTCTTTCACCATAACGGTTTGAGACAAAACGCCCATCAAACTCAATCTTCACGACACCTTCTTTGTCGTATATCTCCCTGGCCTTTTCCTCAATCTTCTTGGCTTTCATCGTTGCCATCTGGACAAGGCGATTGTAATCATTCTGTGTCAGTTCCACTTTTGGATTGACGTAGGTTTCTTTTAAGATTTTTTCCACCATAGATTTTATCATTTATTTGGATTAATATTTGGTCAATTATCTTTTAGCTTATAGCCGAACTGCTTAACATATTTTCTCAGGACATTAAGACTACCCATTCCAAAGCCTCGTCTGCTAAGATAGAACTTCTCACTTATCTGTAAAATATCCCCCAAAGTCTCGCAGTTGAGTTCATTTAAAGTTCGCCACACTTTCGTATTGAAATCCGACTTATTCAATCTCCTCTTGAGAATTGCATCAGGTTTCAGCCTTACAAGTGGTCTTTCCTTACGCACTGCTCCGCCTTCAAAGGCCTCTGCCTCCTCTGTCAAACGCCGCAACGCTGCATCCTTGTCTTCCGCACATTCAAGACCTCTCATAAAGCCTTTCATGTACAACTCTACAAGAACATGCTTGAAGACACGTTCCACCTCCGACTCAGCCTCCGTACGTACATTGGATATTATTCCTTCTATCATAAATTCTCGTATAACAATGTCAAATGATTCTTCTTCACATCTGGAACTTCCATTTCTTTGAATTTACTCTTAAATCCGATATTGAACTGCTGCAGATTGAATGGGTTGCAAATAATATGGATTCCGTTCCTTGTACACATTACGAATTCTACATTTCTTTCATGTCCTGATTCCATCGAGTTTATATATTCCATTAATTGAGACAGATATGTTTCTGACACATCACCGTCAACGTCAACCACCCATAAGGAATCACCTCTTTTCACATACTTTCCAGAGCATGATTCAAAGATGTTGTAGAATTTCTTATAGTCATGTGCTGCAATCCTCCGTGCTGACTCCGCTTGCGTATCAAGAGCAACCTGTGACATCAGTTTGTAGTTCACGGAACAATAAGCACGCATCTTAAGCAGCGTACAAACATCTTTTATTTCTTTTTCATATTTGTCAAGGTCAAGCCATGAGTAGATATAGTAATTCCGGAAATGATAGTTTGCTGCTGCCATATCTGGATTATCCTTTCCTCGGCGTATCAGTTCGATTACGTAATACTTGTCAAGATTACCTTTCTCGTTTGTCTCAGGAAGTCCGCCTCGCAAATTAATGAACTCCCTATACATTTTAAAATTATCTGTCATAAATACTCCTCCCTTTTACCTGCTCTTCTTTGGCTTAAAATGCGTAGCTTGCACATATAATGATGGATGTTCATTGATATAATCCATAACTCGTTTTGTCATATTTTCCTTAAATCCATTGCAAGCTGTCTCGTTTTCTTCAACTTGCAATAGCTGTTCGTCTTCATCGTTGAAAGGATTAATGCCATCGTAGCACTCTTTGTTCATTTGGATATTGGCACAATCGCCTAAATGACTGGGCTGTCCTTTATAGTTGATGTAGCGCATAAAATAGCCACATTTTCCACACTTCTTAGCCCTTGCCTTATCCCTCCGTTCCTTATCTAACCTACAAAATTTTTGGCAGTATTCATCCCATATTTCTTGTATGGCAAGAGTTGTCACCCCATACCACCAACGTCGTCTGTGCTTTCCGTACCAGCGATATACGATTAACTTATTATTGTTGCTTTCCGGATGAGGGAGGATGTGCAGCACATGAGCCTTACATACGCTATCCGTTGCCCTGTCATCGTAAAAGTAGTATGCCTTCCCTTCTTGAATTGTTTCCATAAATCATTTTAATTCGTTTATTTTTTCTTCTATATTTTTTTTCAACGCTTCAAGACACCCAAGCAATTCTGAAACCGCTCCGTCTTTGTCTTTATAGGGGTCAGTCTCGTAATACATCTCACCTATAGAAATAGAGCCTACCCACCTGCCACTTTGTTCGTTTCTCGCTACGGCAAAAGTTACACAAGGAGAACAATATATACCTGTCTTTTTTGCTATTTTGTTCATATAATTATGGTCTTTGTTCGTTTATACTGATTCCTTAGTTCCGACGTACTGTAGCCAAATGCTCCAAGCGAGTCTATGTATGCGATAGCTTCTTCCTCCGTCATATGAGAGAGGTCTTTGACTTGTATTCTCGCCACACCTGTTATGCGCTGAAACTTTTTTGCCGTCCTAAGAAGTTCGACGACATCTTCCATCAGGCTAAATGGAAGAAAACCTTCGACATAAATCCCGTCCTCCTCGCTACGCATTGTCTTTACCTTTTTGCGCAGCATCCTTGTTACGCATTCACGGGTTTCCTCTGTGCTTGCCTTTAACACTTTTCTTTCCATCACTTGTCCTCCTTTATTCTTTTGCATTTTCAGGATAATCAAATGCTATTTCTCTTGCAAGGTCATCCCAATCGTGGACGCAATGATCCATTCCACAGCACACTCCTGGTCCTCGGACTACATAGTTTGCACTGATTATCTTATCAAAGCCAAGAACCATAGACTTGTGGTCTTTGCCGTCAGTCCACTTTCTCGCGTCGTGATAGATAAAAGCATGAAGCACATACCCATTGTACTGCCTCTTTAGAATCTTCAAGACACTCTTAGGCAGAGGGACATGCTCATACGTCTTATTGTCTTTCCACAATTCCTTGAAATCGCTTTCTTTCATTGCCAATCCTCCTTCTTGATAATCTCCTTCACTTCTTCCTGCGTAAAGATAAAATCCTTGCAGTATGCTTGCAAGCAGCAGCAGACCACCTCCTCGCCAACAGCCTTATAATATTCTGCAACGTGATAGAGGTTGGGAATGGTGTTAGGGTCGAACTCTTCCTTGTGTGCCTTGATGCGGTGTATCGCATTGTATCGGTACAATCCAATCTCGCTCATCATCAAACCGTAGTCAAGCCAACCTTTTCTCTTGCATTCCTCTTCAATGCCTGGCGGTGTCGGTTCTTCCTGCTTCATCTCGTCAATGATGGACTTTACCAACCCCAGTGCCTCAAGCTCGGCAGCGACCATACACTCCTCTGTCGTGCCAAGCGGGTCTGGGTTGCAACTTCTTTTCAGCGTTTCAATGATTCCATCAATCTTTGCTGTTATTTTCTCTGAATCAATATACTTCATAGTTCCTATTATTTTAAATTAACGGACTGTCGTAAGTATTTACTTTAGCAAATTCTTTTTTAAATTCTTTAACCCTATCCATTTCATCGCAATGCGTCACATCAAGGACATAGTTAACGCCCTTTGCATCGTCAGTAATCCTATTGTGAAGTTCTGTTATATCAAGTTCTCCATAGCGGAACATTCCTTGATGCTCATTGTAATGGTTTGTCCTGTCATCCAGTATGTCGGAAGAAAGAGCATACCTACTTATCTCATTGCTGATATGCCCGTCTCCATGTCTTGTAAGATACGGACGTGTCACATAGTGTGCGGTTATATCCTCTATTCCCATTTGCCTTGCCATTGAAAGCGCATAGGAAATACCCGTATTGGATGGAGTAGTGTCTTCCGTATCTTTGCCTGTGTCGCAAAGGAGAAGTCCTTGGCCATTCTCGAAAACAATATTGTCGTAGCTATTCATTGTCACAACGTCTGCGGGCTTTGTAAGTGAGTGCATAATCTGACAATCTCGGATGAAATGTACCTTCAGTATGTCTGAATCCCATGTATCCTTCCATTTTGTCGGTATTTCCATGAAATTCTCGTAGTAAGACTTCACGCTTTCGAGATACGCATATTGTCTATCTTCATTTTTAACAAAGTCATCAAACAGCATGATAGGCATGCTTCCGTAGCGTTTAATTGTCATCCATATACCCATTCCACATGATGCGTGTCTCCCTCTTGCTTCTTCGTCTATAAGATTAGCCATAGCGTCATAAGGCGTGCTCCATCTGCATCTTGGATCACGGTAGATATGTATCGGTTTTACTATCAATTCGCAGTATTCCTTAACGAACTGCATAGGGTTTAGGATATACCATGCTGAATAGTAGTTGTCCGCACCATAACAAGTGCCGCTTCCAAAGTGCTGAAACGTCATTGAACCGTCCTTGGTGAGAATGGAGTGCCCACGCTGTGAGCCTCCATTCGTCAAGACATTCAGCACATTTGTGCCAGTTTTTGTAAGGTGGGCAACGACCGTACCCTTTCCCTCATCTCCATAATTTGCTCCAATTACTATTCTTGCATTCATAGGCCTCTACCAACTTATTAAACCATTATTCAGTTTGCTTTCTGGCTGCTGTGCTACGCCCTCCAAACTTTCGTTTATACACGTTTCTATCACTGCAGCAAGGTTGTTGATTGAAGCTACCTTATAGCGCAGACCAAGAACAGATCCAAAGCTGCTGGCTATGTCATTCTGATAAAACTTGTAGCTGTCTTGCGGACTATCCACGGCGATGTGGAAGATGTCGAACTTTTCGGTTGCCTCCTGATAGAGCTGGTGCGTCTCGATGTCGGTCTGTTCGGTACCACCGATAGCTTGGTTCAATTTGTCCACCGGAAGATAGGGATTCAGCGGCTCGTCACCCATAGTGATGATGATACCTTTCCGATGCTGTTTGTCATAGCAGTCAAGTTTCGTTCGCTTCAATCCCATGTACCAAGCAGCCGTGTAACTCTCGTAGCGATTTCCACCGCCACCATGCTCCATATAGACTTTGTCTAACGACTCTACTATGCGGATGTCGCTCTCAAACTGACTCATTTGAATTGGTGCACGGTCGTAAGCCAAATCACCTATGCCCATCATACAGAACTCTATGTCCTTAAACTTCTTGTAAAGGTTAAAAATAATGGTGCCCAGAGCTGCCGCAGTCTCGCTACAAGCCTCACCCATCGAACCAGTAACGTCAAGACCAAGGATTACAGGAATGGTATTAGGGTGCTCTTCGCTATTGACACATTCCCTTACCTTAAAGTTTCTTGGGTCAAGTGAAGGATCTATGTTTCTTGCAACAAACTCCTGTCCTTTAACACGTCCCGTTGAAGAATCATAACTGCGACCAAGACTGGTTGCGTAGGTACGCATTGAACTATGTGATACTGTTCCGCTTCCCATTACTTCTCCTCCTTTTTGTTTTCATTGTTTGTTACTTTGTTTGTCTGATTCTGAACGTTTTCCTTTGCGTACTCAGAAAATACGACCTTACCTATTGCTCCCATCGTTTAATCCTCCTCGCTTGTTTCTGTTTCCTCTTCGTTATCGCTCTCACTAAAGTCAAAGTCAAACATACCGTCAAACGGATTTTCCTTGCCGCCCATAAACATAGACATTGCCATCATCTGACCAAATCCGTTATTGTTCGTGCTATTGTTGCCACCTCCCATCATTTGAGAGAACATCATCATCTTCATCATATTTCCAAGCCCCCTGCCGCCTTTAAAGGCATTACCAAACATGGAAACGATTTTCCCATAGAAGTATGTGCTGCCCATGAAAACGTGTCGCTCTGGCACAACCTGTCGAACCTCTGCGTTTTCATAATCTATAACCGTGATAATCTTCTTGTTAGCCTCTGTGACGCACTTTGGCTTTCCACCTACAAGGATAATGTCGCCAACCTCAACCTTATTTGTTGGAATAACAAAAAACATCTCATCACCTACGTTGAAGCAGAAATTAGTAACATTGGTTAAAGTCCCTTTCTTTATATTATAGGACTTGTAGCCGTTAGAGCACTTGACAGCGATGCTGCCATTCATAGTAAGACGGCACATGCCTGATGCTATCTTACCAAACATACCATTAAAGGAGTTCTGAATGTTTTCAAACATAATTATTTATTTTTTTTGTTTATATTATGCAGGACTCAAACCTGCGTTAGTTTTTCTTTCCATAGTTTTGTTCCGTCGAGCGATGTGCGTCTACCCAGCACCTCGACAAGATATTTCTTTCCTTTCTCCGCGCCCCACGCCTCGTTCCCAGTGCGGTAAAAGACACCTTTCAGCTCAAAGGTTATTCGTCTGCTCTCGTCGTCTTTCTTCGGGTAGCCGAGGGAGAACTGCACGTGGGTGTAGCCAGCCTTGTTTACGTCCCTTGTGCCAAGCCTGTACGCTAAGGCAAGACCATTAACGCCGAGAAAACGCTTACACCAATAAGGAGTTGCTTCCCGATATTCCTCGGGCTTGATACCAGCCTCTATCATTCTGTACCACTTAGCCTTTAGTGGCTGATATATGATTTTTATTTTCTGCGGTTGCATAGTCATTCCTCCGCTCTTGATTTTACACATTGACGCACAATCTGCTCGGTGATGATGTTGTTATTGACCGTAGCCATCTGGTCGAGTTTCTCCACATCAAATTCCTCGGCAGAGAACTTGAACTGTATCCAGTTTGGCTCGAACTCGCGGTAGTCGAGGAACGTCTTCGGTTCGTCTGTTTCGAGGATGTACTTCACCATGCGCAGCAGACGCTCACCTGCTGGTTTCGACTCCACAAATCCACTGACATCATACTGGCTTGCCCCACGGCTCTTCCAATACTCGCCGCCGCCTTCAGGACGTTTATCCTTCGGGTCGAAACGCACAATGTCACTGTCGAAAAACTCAACTGCCACCGATACACCTTTATTCCCGAAACAGAGATTGCCGGAAAAAGGACGATACCTGCGGTTATTGTTCTCGATATAGAATGGCACATCTTTTGGATTAACATGGTTTATCCCGCAAGTGTGCATCCAGTCTTGCACCCACTTTATCAGGTCGTGAAGGGTGATTACTTCTTGTTCGTTCATGATTTATTCCTCCTTGTCTTTAAGTGTTTTCTTTAGTTCTGCTATCAGTGCGTCAGCGTACCACACGGCACATTCTGCCGTGGCCTCCATCTTAGTCTTGCCTACTATACCTTCTCCAGCTTGTATAGCCAGCGTCAGTTCATGAAACACCTGTGGTATCATCTCTTTTGCTATCTCATAGCGTCGCTGCTCCCAGTCGATAGAAACTTCCGTTTCTTCTATTTCTACGTAGTTGTCATAGAAGTTGACGGGCAGGTTCATCAATTCGCCTTCGCTATTTCGGAACATGGTATAGCTGCCGTCAGCACCGTATCGCTCAATCTCTACGATTTCTCCTGTTTTCTTGTCTCTTGCCTTCATATTTCACTTCTTACTCCTTTCAAACCTAAACTCTCTGCAAGCATCCGCAAGCTCCATCCCATGAGGGCAGAAACGAGCAAGCATAGCCATTGTAAGATTTGCGGACATTCCACTGTGACCAGCCGACATGAAAGCATCGTAAGCCTTCTCCAGACGTGCTGCGTACACAAGCGACTCGTCACGCATTATCTTACAGCAATCCAAGACCTGCTGCAACTCCATGCCATGATAAAGGTCGCCGAGACGAATAGGAACAATCTCATCCCAATACTCCAACTCGCTATCCAATACAAGACCACGCGCTTCGTTTCGGTTATGCTCGGTCAGTTGCGGTATTCTTGCCCGATGCTCGCGCTCAGCACGTTCATACTCTTCTCTCCACTTTCGTTGCCCTTCTTCAAATTCAGCCTTTGTCTTACCAAGAACTTTCATATAGGCTTCATCAACGCTGTCTGTGGAATAAATTTCCTTTCCATTGAACATGCCAAAGCACGGTTCGCCTCCGTTCTCGGATTCTTTCTTCAGCCACTCAATTGTTTCGTCAAGGTTTGTACCTCCTGGTATTCTTATCTCTTTCATCTTTTTTATACATTCTAAAATATTACTCCCTATAATCATCATAAATCTCCACCTCCCAAAGACCTTCTTTGTTAGACGGCTTAAATAAGATAATTTTTCCGTACTTCTCGACGAACTTATGCAAGTCGGGAATATCGCACATCCAGGCCTTCGTCGGTTTCTTATAATAACCGCATAATCCTTTTTCATCTTCCCTTTCTACGTCAAGTAAATAACGAAACCTCTCTTTTACACTTTCTGATGCACTTGCAGCTATACTTTCATATTTATGGATTTCGCATGGAACAGCCTCTTCTACAGGTTGTTCGTAATCCCATGTACTTGATCTTCTTACAATATACTTTGTCATACTTCTTATTTTAGTTGTCAAACGCAAACACCACACGGCACTCGTACTCTCCTGTCGATTCAATGCCCTCACAAAGGGAGACAAGCCCAAGCCACTCTACATAGTCAGCATAAGGTTTCATCGTTCCGTCCTCCTGCTTGAAGCAATCATCAAAACACTGCCTTAACTCCTGTGTGGTAAGCCATGAATGAGAATGAAGGTCTGGGTCTGTTACCGTTCTGTGGTCTTCGTCTACCCATTTTGAGCAACCTAATTCTACCCATTTTTCAGCCATTTCCTTTAAGCAGTAACGCTCTCCCCAGTCTGCTGCCGCTTTATCGTCTGTTACGTACAAATAGAAACTGTTACGAGTAGCCCAATCTATTATGTCATTTGGAAGTCCACGTGGTTCAAACTGAACTTTATAATTATCACCATATGCTCTCACATTTGCCATGCGTGCAAACATTCCGTATATACGGCAACGGAACTCACCCAAGAAACCGACATTGTACCATTCATTTCTTTCATTAGGATAAGATTTTTTCCTCCTTCTCCGTTCCACTCTTAAATGTATATCACAACCCATAATTTCAATCGCTTCTTTCTTTCATATTGTCACTTCTTTTCGAATTTCTCACACGGTTTCCCATATAGAGGGGCGCAATAGAACAAGCCATTTTCATCCTTCGGTTTCAGTTCGCATACCATTGAATCATAGTACTGTCGTATGAAGGTTCGCCCTTTGACCCTATGCTTGCAGTCCTTGCATCGGTATTCGTTCGGAGCAAGCTTTTTGCTCTTTCGCTTGTACACTACCAATGTCCTACCGACAAACTTTGCCGTGCAATCATCGGGAATAAAATACTCGCCTACTTGTAATTCCATATTAGTCAACTTTATAAAGATAACATGTTTCGTCTGCCGTCGTGATGAACACCACATCGGGAACGACAAGGTTGAAAACCATTCTATCGAAGGTCTGAATATACGTTGCCCTCGGGTTTATCTCCCCTTGGGTTATCTGCTTTACAATCGGCTGATACGCATTACCTTTTCGGAACACGTACAGCGATTTCAACAAATCCTTTGCCTTTGCCATGTATCAGTCCTCCATTTCCATTTCTCTATCACACATAATCTGATGGATTGCTTCGCGGCACTCCTCGGTGTCGGCCTCCATGATAAGCCTGCGGAACGTGCTCCTGTAGGTGGTCTCGTAGGCTTGCTCTAACAATTCTTTGTCTTTTTCTGTCATAATTCAAAATATATCTTGTTCGTTTACTGCCATCCCACGTTGGATGAGGTTCATAAAATCAAACTTTTTTTCACACAGCCACTTGATAACTCTTGCCATGTCATCAAGTTCCACTCGTCCGTCACCCTCACCAAAATGACCGTCAAAACCACCCTTCCAATACTGCCACCACTTGAAATCACTATCAGAGGCAATAAATGAAAGCTCTTCCTTTTCTTCCTCGGTTATGCTCTCCATTGTCCGCAGCACAGGCTTCACGAACTCCACGTGGAAATGCTGCGTGCCAAGGAAGGCTTTCTCACCGATGGGAACACATTCTACCGAACTGCGATATAGGTCAACGGATTGCAACTCACAAGGGAACTCCTGCAAGTCGTGCTTTACCTTCACTCCGTAGGGTGCATACAAGCATAAGGCGCAAAGTTTCTCCCTAATCTCCTTTTTTGTCATAACGTAAACTGTTCACGGAACTTCTCTTCAAGCTTCGGGTACACCTTGCACATTTGGTCAAGATACCCCGCAGACGGTTTCTCTCCTTTGATAATTTTATCAAAGTCGTCTTTCCATTCCTCTGGGACACTGAACACATAGTAACCGTATGTGTCGTCAAACTCATCATCGTAAGTCTTTACAAAGTTCGGGTCTTTATAAAGTGTTTCCTCACCAAATCCACAGTTGCGGTTACCGCCACCGACCCTTGTAAGGACAATAATCTGTCTGTCCTCGCCAACAAAGCAATCACGGAACCTCGGATATTCATCAGGGTGTCTGCCAAGCATCGGCAGAATCAAAAACGTAGCGGGATTTACCCCGTTTAAAATATTGTATAAGCTCATACCTCTCTTTTTAAAGGTTGTTATTATAATTCGTTTACATCGACCCACTCAAATACCTCACACTCACGGAACTCGTTGCCTCCGTAGAAGAAACGATGTGCGATGGTTTTGTCATCGAAATCACCTACCCACAAGCACACCCAATGGTGTAACTTGTTATCAAGGCCACCGATACCACGTACAAGATACTCACCTGCCGCCGCCGGCTTCTCATCGGGAAACTTCCTCCACCCATTCTTGCCTTGCTTTACATCGGGCTTGGGCACAAAGTTGGGGCATTTACCATACCATTTACCATACTTAAGCTCAAGAAGCTGGCTCTCAGCCTCTTCAATTAGGGTGTCCATGACCTTCCGGATAACCTCATTGTTGCCGATGCCTGCCTTCGTGCCGTTTCTGTAGAGAATATGTATCTCCCTTACCTTATCACGGTGAGCCTTATAATCAGCAATCACCGATTCTAACATTTCCTTCTTGCTCATATCTCAATGTCCTTTGAATTTATCACATGTGTCTCAACGTACTCCATCGTAAACTTGAAGCCACGACGTTTCAACTCGGCCATAAGTTCACGTGGGGTAAAATCCTTTAAACGCAGGAAACGGGCATCGGTGGCATCCTTCTCCTTCAGCTTTGCAATCTTCTTGTCAAGCTTTGCATTGATCTGATGTTTCCTCGTACACTCCTTACATGTTTTAAACCTCCCGAGCCGGGAACTGCGATACATACTTAGGGGTAGCTCCTTGCCACAGCATTTACATACTTGCATCTCTTCCATTTCTTTCATATTCTTTTTATGGTTAAGTATTCTTTGAAAAGATGGCTAACGATAGCCATCTGCACCTTTATTATCATACTCTACCCATTTGGGTTTGCATACGATACAAAAGTACAAATAATATGTTTTATAACAAAATATATTTTGTTTTGTTATCTAACTATGGCTTCTTTTAACAATTTGCCTGAATAGCAGGCAGTTGCAAACTTTCTTATGGTAGTTTGAAGATACTATGCCTTTTCCCCCTTATTAATATAATGTTCAAGGACTTGCATTGCGAGGGCTATACTCAGTTTTTCTGCGCCTTCCCCTAAATCCTCTGTCCTTAATCTTACCATTTCGCCCTTTAATTTTTCCACGGCCTCTTGCATTTTTTCAACCGCTGTCTCTTCCGACAACAGAAGCAACGTAGCCGCAGCCGTCTTCAAATGCTTGTCAAGTATGCTGATAATAATATCCATGGTATTCAGTCTTTCGTCCTTTCCTCAAACTCCTTCACTAAGCGGTCATACTCACCCCGTACTTTCTTCTCTACGAAATCAAAGTTGGTGTCATAGGAGAGGGAACGCACTCCCTTCTCGTTGGAATCATCCTCACCGCGACCATGAATATTAACGGTAACGGTGGCCTTATACCTCGGTTTCCCCTCCTCATCCTTATTCTCATTATTCTTCAGCCAGTCAAGGACACCGAGCATATCCTCACACTCCCCTATCTTTCCGATAAGAGCCTTATTCCCCTCATCTTTCCCGAATTTCCGGGCGCGTTTAAAATCATTGTAGTTCATATTCTCTAAATTATATATTTGTTAATAATTATCTGTAAATGCCTTTAAAAAGTTTCTCGTAAAGTTTCCCGCACATCACGTCACTGTTCTTTATCCGTATCGTCCTTACCCCTATGCTGCGGAAATCCGCATCCCGCCGTCTGTCGTGATCCTTCTTGAGCCTATGTACGGAACCGTCGATTTCCACGGCAATCATTCTCTCCGGGAAGAAGAAATCAAGGAAATAAGACCTTCCCCTTATCTTGAAATATGCCTGTCGTACGGGCTTATCATCGAACTGAGCAAGCATCCTCGCAGTCACCTTCTCAGGCAGCGTCACCCTGCGGAGCAAGGTTCTGCGTGTCTCGGTGACCCATTTTCTTGCCGCAGGTGCAAGGCTTTCAATGCCGAGAACCTCCACTCCATCCAATCGTATATTTTCCGTCGTATATATTTTTCTCATTCATCCACCTCAAGAACTTTATACTGCAATCCCGTCAGCCCTGAGCAAGTCTGCGTGCATCCTGCGCAGTATTCCTCGGCATCCTTCCTTTCATTGTAAGGATAGCCAGCCCATCTCTTAAAGACGCCTCCTTCAAATGCACCTACCCTATACCGCATGAGTTTCCCTCCAATCCTTTAACACGGTCTCCGCCCTCTTAAAATCCATCATTAGCAAAGATTCCGCCATTCTATGTATCATTATCATTATATCTTCCTCCTTGAAGTCCTTGTCCCCGAGAGAATGAATTGTCTGCACGACGGCAGTGATCCCGCCTGCAATTGCCATAAGACGTTTCGTATCATCCTCCGCCTCTACCTGCCGCTCAACGTCTATCAGTTCTATATCCTCCCTTGTCATGGGAATAGGAGTGCCTTCCTCCGACATCCTATACGTCTTCACATCACATCCGTAGACTACCCTCAAGCTGTCTAACACTCCGATTCGTGCCTGCGAAAGGATATCCTTACAGAGAGACCATATGTCATACGGCAACGTCTCGGCCACTATGTCTCCTTCCCCTAATACTGAGTCCTTTATTCTTTGCAAGACCGAACTGTCAAAGTCCTCGGAGAAGTACTCCTCAGTGTCTATCTTCCATCGGTAAAGCCTTCCTACTACCTGATGCATCCAATACTCATATCTGCATAGATTACAGAAGGCCTTATCCTGAAAATCTGCTATTTCTTCATTACGCAGGAAAGATACGGGGGCACAAAGTTTCCTCAATGCTGCAAGCTTATCCATCGTCTTATTAAAGAAAACGGAAAGCGGTGACACGTCATCTATCTTATCGAAATATTCCAGTTTCATTCTATGGTATCGAATATTGTTTCTTGTCTATCCATGAATTCACTTCTTATCTCACCCAACGTAGCCTTCCTATACATTCGCTTTGCCGTCGCCGCATCTTCCGCACTCACGTCTTCCTCCATCAGCCTGTTTAGGGCATACATAAGATACTCACGTTTCTTTATCCTTCCATCTCCCTTGCCTACATTCAAAAGGTTTGAACTCATCCTCCATCTCTTGCATACATATGACGGAGGAACCATTCCCTCTCCCAAAAGGCATATCCTATTTTTATTGTCGAAGCGCTTATGCTCACAAGAGGCGCAGCATTTCTTTATAGGAATACCCATATTGTTGTTCTCGTAAGGTTTCATTTTTCTCTTTTTTATTTCTATATCCTCATCATTTTCTTCCTTGCAAGTTCATCACAGGCCAAATTCGTATCAATCCCACTGGTCAATCCTTATTGATTACATTCATGTCTATATATGTTCCACCTGCAAAGATGGTATAAACAATCCTTCCGTTCGGTTTATCGCCCGGTTTCGATTTCTCATAAGGTCGTCGGTACTCAGGCCGCTCACACTCATTCAGCCGCTGCGCAAGCTCGTCGGCGGTTGTATGATTCTCCACCCATGGCATTGCCATTAGGTCAAGGTCGTGGACGGCAGAACCGTGAATGGCTATTGCCCATCCACACTCTGCCGCCACCTTGCGATACTCCGGGAAACGGAATATCCAAAAGATAGCGTTATTGTCCTTTAGTTTCTCCAAGTCAAACATACGTCAGTCCTCCTTCTTCATTAGTTGGGCATTAAGGGCTTCGACATACCCCGCAGCTTCACATAGTTCGTAGTACTTACTTACGGCTTTTAGATAATTATTCAAATCTGCATATTCTTCCATTCGCGGAAGTTCTGGTTTATATTTTGGTTTGTTAAGACCCTTTACCCTGTAACAATTCAATTTCCACCAAGTGAAGTCAAAGTAAAAGTAAAGGTCGTGTTTTACCTTACGGACAGAAAGATGTGGGAGTTTTCCAAATCCGTCATGACGTACCCAGTTAATCCACATCCAACTATCGCTCTTCTTGAAATGATGATGATACAAACTCATTGTCAGTCCTCCTCGTAATCGAAGTCGCTTTTGATGATTTCATCCACGTCGTCAGCGGTAAAGTTGAAGCCCTCGATGTTTCCGTCTTCATCGATGTTCATGACGATGTAATCACCATACTCACCGATGCAGTCGGGAACGAAACTCTCGACCGAGACAATGATGTTCTCCAACGGATCAAGGAGATTGTAAACGCCATCGTCGAAGACCTTGTAGTGAACTCGTGCCGTCGTTCCCTTCGGCCAGTCAACAATACAACCCCTCTCTACGTCGATAGTCGGTTGCCAACGCCAGTGGTCAGAGTAGATATTTGACTCAGGCTTGTCTTTCACCTTGACGGCAAACGGCATACGTGGAACGGCATTGCCTTTGCATTCGCACATATCCAAGTCTGGTGTTCCGTCTATGTCAGAATCTTCCCAATAACGTACTCCTGCATCAACTTTGAGGTATCGCAAATCCACTTCCCTTGTCACCTTGATCTTCGTTTTCATTTGCTTACTTTTTGATATTTAATAAAAATAGGAAACCTCGAAAGAGCACTACTTCTTTCTCGGTTTCCTCTACTTTATATATTAAAGTAAAAATTCATTTTTAGTGTCAATGTAGTGCCCTTGAACACATTGCAAAAGTAATATTTTAATTCAAAAGATATGCAATATATGCGTATTTTGTTGCCGCTATTAAGCATTTTTAGCATATATTACTTTGAAAATAAATACTTTATTCGTACCTTTGTATCGCTTGAATGAAAAACATAGTTGTGAAACTATATGTCTAAAAAACGCATTTTAAATCACAGCCCACGGCGGTGGGCATTACGGGTGGATCGGCAGCTCGCCACGGTGGCGGCTTAACTGAATTTTCAGAACAGGTAATATCGCGATTATTGAAACAAGGGTTCGACTCCTAATCCACCTACTACTGATAAAGTTCAGAAGACTCAAAAAGAAATAATAAAAAGAAATAATTATGATATATTTACTAATATTTTATTGGATTTTTGCAGCATTATTTTGCTTTGGAGCAGTTTATCGTATAGCAAAATCTAAAGGGAAAAATATATTTGGTGTATTTAGTGGTTGTTTAATACTTGGAGGTATTCTCTTTCCAATGTATCTTGGTATAAGTTTGAATTTTGAAGATTTATGAATAAGATTTGTACAGGCATAGAGCAATCCAAGAAACTCATAGAGCTTGGGATTGATATTGATACCGCTGATATGGGATGGAATGTATTTGTTGATGATACAATAAGATTACTTCCTATAGATGATTGGGATTTAGTTAAGGATGGTAGCGGTAATGTTAAGTTTTATCCTGCTTGGAGTCTTTCTGCATTAATTGATGTTTTACCTCGTATAGACATAGAAAAGGAGATTTGGTCCGATGATACTTATGACTATAGGGTAAAAGCATATATAGGTGATGGATATGTAGGAGACTGGTTTGATAATCCTATTGATGCATGTTATAATATGATTATTGAGTTACATAAAGATAAACTTTTGTGATTATGGAAAAGAAAGAAGCAATGAAAATATTAAAAGACTTTCACGATAAGTCTGCACTGTTTTCAGTAAGAACAGCACTTGATACCATTATCCCTGAACTCTGTGAATCAGAGGATGAGAAGATAAGGAAAGCAATAATTAAACTTGTCAGACAATCATCAGAAGTTCTTGACAAGCAAAATCAGAATAACATGATTAATTGGCTTGAAAAGCAAAAAGAATATGAATCAACAGACTTTGAATATGTTTGGAATAGAACAGATTGTGGTGCTCTGACATCAGCTTTGGATAAATATTCTGAGGAAGCTATTATCAACATGTGCCATGCTTGGTATGATAAGGGAGTAGAATTGGAAAGAAAGTCTTGGCTTGAAAAGCAAGGGAAGGAAACATCTGAAAAAGAGTTTACCTTCAAGGCTCTTCCAAGACTTCTTGAAATGATAGAAGTGTCTGACAGAGCGAAGGCATACACTGAAAAACTTGCAGTGGCACTCGATAACGAAGGCTATCATACTGATGCGAAAATCGTAAGGGAGAGTATCAAGATTATGAACGGTGAAGAAGTTCCTATGGCTACAATGGATGAGCAGAAACCTGTTGACAACATTGAACCAAAATTCAAGGTCGGTGATTGGATAGTATGGCAAAACAAATGCTATAAGGTCAACTATAATGGATGTGGCTACGAATTGATTGACCAAAATGGTTTAAGTACATCATTAGAATATGGAACTGTAGATAAAATCGCACATCTTTGGACTATCCAAGATGCAAAGGATAGTGATACACTTATCAATAAAAATTATATGGGAGAAAGTCCATTCATATTTAAAGAAACAAAACCGTCTAATATAAAAACAGATGTATCAAATCCATTAACCATATTTGGATATTGTGGAATTGGTGGTGTAGGATTTACTAAAAGCAGTGGATGGGGAGATACTGCTAATTGTATATATCATCCAGCAACCAAAGAGCAGCGTGATACTCTCTTTTTAAAGATGAAAGAAGCTGGATATGAGTGGTCAGAAGAAACGCATGAGTTAAAGAAAATCTCTCAAAGAATGGTATCAGCTGAAGCAAAGGAAGCACTATATGATAAACCTACTGACGAAGAAATGAAAGAGTTACTCAGAACAGAGTATGAGAAGGGTAGAGCTGATACTCTATCTGAGATGAAATCGTCTTGGAGTGAAGAGGATGAAGTCAAGATAAATCGAATTGTGGCTTGCCTTGAAAATCTTAATGTCGCAGACAATGATATACTACTTAAAGATGTTGATTGGCTCAAATCCCTCAAAGACAGATACACTTGGAAGCCAAGTGAAGAACAGATAGAATGCTTGCACGACGCTATCAATCATTACCATACAAACGGCTATCCAGCGTCAAAATTAAATGAGCTTTACGAACAAATGTCAAAAATATATAAGTTATGAAAGCAAATGAAGCACCAGAGAATATTTATTTAACAAAAAATTTATTAGGTGAATTGCGTGATGGCTGGGATGCACTACCATCTGAGGGTTTTACTAACATTGAGTACACCTGCACTGATACCTTTATTGAGAAGGCTATTGAGTGGCTCCAGTACAACATTTTGTTTTTTAACGATGATGATGTTGAAGATTTTAGAGAATATATGAAAGGAGAATAAGTTATGAAAGCAAACGCACCAGAGAAGATTTATATCCACCCCGATATAGGTGGTAGAGAGTTTTTGCGTCCTTGGTTACATAGACCAGCAAACAACGAAAGTGTTGAATACACTCGCACTGATGCTTTTATTGAGAAGGCACTTGAATGGATTAGTAAGGAAATTAGACCTTATTATAGTGAGGTAAAATACAAATACGAAGATTTCAAAAAGTATATGGAGGAATGAATATGGAATGGATTAGTACAAAAATAAAGTTTCCTGAAAGTGGCAAAGAAGTTCTTACCGCTTGCAGAAACAAAAATATGGAAGACGGTATATGGCTATATGATATATGCTGCTATTACTCAAACACAGGATGGGAAGGTAGAATAAACTGGGAAGATGTTCTTTATTGGACGTATATTGATGAACCTAAACAAGAGTAATTATGAAACTGATAGACAAAGCCGCTGTAGTGGCGGAGCTGGAGGATTGGCGTGATAAGATTAAGAAAGGTATCCTTACTATTCCCTTGACAGGTAGCGATAGAGCCTATGCTACATTTGAGTATGAAATATTAGGGAAAGTAAGAGATTTTCTCGACACCCTTGAAGTAAAAGAAGTTGATGAAATAATCAAAAACGCAGAAGACCATGCTTATTTTGCAGGCAGTGAAAATACAAGGGAAAAGTTGATTGACAAGGCTTGCAAGTGGTGGGAAGATGAACTATCATACCCATCAATGACACCAGAGGAAATCAAGTGGTATAAAAGTAAAGTTAGAAAGTTCCGTAAAGCAATGGAGGATGAAACTTAATAGAAACTTAGAAGACATAAGGGCAAACACTGTCAATGAGTGCTACTATTGCACTAAGGATAGTAAGGACTGCCCTGTATGTGTATGGAGGAAATGATTATGACAAGAGAAGAAGCAAAAAGAATTCTTGCCTGTAGAGGCAATGGCTATTCGGAAGAAGACTTTAACAATGCTATTGAAGTAGCATTTAACAGTATTCCATCACTCCTATCTGATGTTAATGAAGCAGTAGATAAGTACACCGATAACCCTGCTAATTATCTTGAATATAGCGATGATGGGTGGGAAGATAAAACAGATATAGACTATGTGGAACGTGCTTTTAAAGCAGGTGCAGAATGGCTGGCTGGGCAAGGAGAAACTCTTTACGATACCATAAACGTTGATGGCAAAAATCAAAGATGGCTTGGAGAGAATTTACTTTATGGCGACTATAATGCAGGTCAAGCAGTAATTGTACAAATTAGGAAGTTATGACAAGAAGAGAACAGATAGAACAGGTGGCTCATTTAATCAAAGGTAAATCACGTAATAGGGAATTTATAGCCTTTGTACAAGGCGCTCTATGGGCTGATGCACACCTATGGCACCCCGCTGATGGCGATTTTTTACCAGAGATAGACAGAGAGGTTGTAGTCTTTACCAAAACAGAAAGACAATATCCAAAGGTAGCCATTGCTCATACAATGCCAATGGGTGATTGGAAACAATTTGATGGCAATAGATATTACCTCGAAAGGAATGGCGAGGTAGGATGGTCTATCCCTGATGTAAAGATTTGGTTAGATGCACCACTGCCATTTAAAGAAGATGAGATATGAAGAATAATCATAAGACATGTGGAGAATGTGGCTATTTTATGCGCTATGTTAAGGAGGGCAAACCACATTCTATAGGGGATTGCGCAAGTATTGGTATGAACAAGGAGTGTTTGGATGGCATTAATCCTTTTAGAGTGGATGATGAAATACTGCAAGTTGAAGAGAACGAGGAAGCCTGTGGTTATTTTAAAGCAAATCGTCCTGTGAGGGTTAGAAAATATATTAAAGACAATCCTAGATACAGTAATAGACGAAGCAAAAAGCAATGAAGAAACTGATATTATTAGCACTCACTGCCATTATGATGGTGGGGTGCAAATATGAAAATGGTTCATTATATACAACGAAAACTCTTGATAGCTGTGAATATATTATATCCGGCTCCCCTATCAATTATACCAATATTACCCATAAAGGTAACTGCAAGTATTGTCAAGAACGTATGAAGAAAATGATAAAGGAGGTGAAGAATGAATGGATGGACAATAACAAAAGTATGGGACATAGATGGTAAGCTATATGTAGCACCCACTATAGAAGACGCTATAGCCTTATATAAGCTATTTGTTGGGGATGAACCAAGAAATATAAAGGCGGTTGGAGGTAGCTCTTGTGTGATAGATTATGCTGCAGTAATCAAAGGAGGATGTGAAGAATGACACTTAGAAAAGATGAATACATGATTAAGGGTGACTCTATTATCATACCTAAGAAGACTCTGGAGAGACTAAGAAAACATTATGACAAAAAAGCTGATGAATATGGCACTTTTTCTTTTATAATGCTTGGTTATGATGTTTCGTCTGTCTATTATAACGGTAAGACTGATATATTAACGGATCTATTGAAACTATTTGAACCTTTGGAAGGATGAAAACATACACTGTACAACTTACGGAACGGCAAGTAAAGCTGCTTTCCTATACCTGCGACCGCATGGCACGACTGATACAAGGGCAGGATTGGACGTATCAGGAGCTTATGGAAGAGGCGTGGGAGAAACGCTGCAAGGAGGCGGTAGGCGGTCACGGCATGGATAAGGAATGGAACGGTGGATGGTATGCCATGCGTCACGATGCGGAACGAATGAGTAAGGAAATAAAAAAACGTTTCTGGGGACTCGAAAGCAATGCACTGTACGGCATTCACTACGACGACACGGCTGACATCCTATGGGATATACATCAATGCCTAAGACATCAGCTCTGGCTCGATAAGCCAGAAGGAGAGAAATCACACATAACAGTAGATAGCGACACCCCTATGAGGGTGGGTAGTGAACCATTAATAAATATAACGAGAAATGAGTAATAGGAAAGAACTTATCGAACGTTGGAAGGATATTGCCAGTGCGGTCTTTAAAGCAGAAGACGAGATCAAGGCTGAATGGTTTCCACGTTTGAAACAAGCAACTAAGGAAAATGCAGCAGAGGTGGCAGATGCGTACCTCGAAGCGATAGCAACGGAGATAATTGATAACTCTAATTTAAAGTTTGAGGATGAAGAACAATAAAGACCACATCTGTAAGGAGTGTTATTACATGACATACGATATATTGGCAAATGCGAGGTGCGTCCACCCGGGAAAGGAAGGGCAAGCACCGATAGTGAGTGAATATTTACCTGCGTGTTATCGCTTTAAAAGCAAATATGGAAAGGAGGTAGAAAAATGAAAACATCAATACCATGCTTTTCAAGCGGCAGTGAGGCTGCGATGTGGATAGACAGGAACTGCGACAGATGCGTGAAGTCGGCAAGGCTGAAAGTGAACAACGTATCTCACATTTCGGAGTACACAAAATCACGCTGCAAGATATGGGACGAAATAGGCGAGCAATGGTTAGGGTATGGTAACGAGCCAGTGAGCCTACGCACCTATGATGCAACACAAAGGCTTGACTGCCCATACAGACAAGAGCATTGGCCGAAGCGGAAGAAAATAATGAAAAAAGATAAGAATCAATTAGAATTAGGATTATGGACAAAAGAAAAATAACATCGTTCCCATCAAAAGTGGATGCTGATATATTCCAATGGCATGGACTGTGGAAATGCAGCATATCTATAGGCGAAGAATATTATGAAACCGACCCTTACAAAGATAAAGAATGTGCCATCGCTGAACTTAGAGGTTGGTGGGATGGAACAAAAATAAAGGTTGAACAATTTTTTAAGAACGTAGATTATGAAAGAATTAGATGAACTTAAAGAAAGGTGTGTACAAGCTATGAAAGATATAGATTCTTTCGTTGATAAACACTACGATGAGTTATTGGATGAAATGAAACTACAACATGCAATTCCAGATGATTGGGATATGAAAATCGTTAGTAATTGTGGTGTTGTAAGAGGTGCATTTAGGCAGTCAATTTGTAATAAATGGCAATCCTTGATATATAACAAAGGTGTTTGGCATAACTTATTTTAATAACACTATATTATGAATAAAACTCACTACAAATTAGCATTAATAACCATGTTGAAAGGGATGGTGATTTTTCTGCGCTCATGGGGAGTAACCTTAAACAGATTGCTCCATGATACACTTCATGGAATCAAGCATCACTGGTTCTTCGCTCTCGTGCTTGTTGCGGTGTTCGTAACGATGTTTGTCGTAATGGCTCAAAGCAGGGCTATGTACCACCACACCTGCATGGTTAACTACCAACTGAGTCAAAGTTTGGATAGTGTGAAAATATTAGTAGAGAAATGAGAATAGTAATAAATAAAATCGAAAGGGAATGTGAAATATTACCAGCACCTCCTCATTCGTTTTGGGTTAGCAAAGGTTTATATGGATTTCCAATATATGTTGCTATCGCACCTGCCATAACGGAACATGAAAAGTGTTGCGGAAACATCGTTACATGTCCTATATGTTGCACTAATGGCGGTTACGATAGTGCCGTGCCTGCCGAAATACATAATTACCTCTCATTAGTGATGTTTTGTTCTTTGATTGAATCCTCTCTCAGATTAGGGATATACGACGAGCGTGCTGATGCGTCATTGTACATACTGCGTAATTTTGAAGCCCACGGAATCAAGATGGATGAGAGAGTGAAACAATATGTAAATGAATTAACGTCAAGATAAAATGACCAAATTCGACACTTCAGAAATGAAAACAGAAAGTGAAACTTACACCTACACCATTTGGGTGAAGGTGGATGAAAAGCCAGTAATCGAAAGGATAAAGGTATGATAGGGACACTAATTATAGGAATATTAATAGGCATGATGGTGGAGGCACTTGCCATCATCGGCATTGTAGCTTACTTTGCAAAGGAGAACAAAAATGAAGAAGTTTATAAGGACATATCAGATTCCACAGAGGATCACGATGGGGATATTTAACTTGCCCTGCGTTGTCGGGGTGAGGAAGATAGAGAATGAGCCAGTGTATGAACTTGCATACGGTGTGCATGACATCGACGGTGAAGATGTGTACTATGTACCATCGGGTCGCTGGCTTTGCGAGTTGAAAGATAACAATTGGTTGGTATTAACGGATGAAGAATATGGTAGAGTTAACAAATAAAGAATTAATGGCCGGTAACTACGTCCTTTGTCACGACCATGGTTGGAACAACGAAGGAACGGTTTGGAAGGAAGACAGGATATGCACTGTCGTGGAAATTAATGATAGACACTTGGCGTTAGCGTATAATAATGACGGTGTCAAAGAGGTGGACGATTTCAAAATATCGGAATGCGAAGGCATACCCTTAACGGTAGATGTTCTTGAAAAGATCGGTTTTGAACCATTTATAGCAAGGCAACTGTTATGGAACAAATGCAAGGACTTCGTCGTGACCATCGTGCCGGATATAAGCAATCTTCCAAACTCCACACACAGATGCCTTGTCGGCATAAGGAATGTGTACACTAACGCTAAGATAGCGTTGGACTACTTGCACGAACTACAGAATGCATTAAGTATCTGCGGAATAAAAGAAGAAATAGAATGGCGAGAATAGTAGGAATGGACGGAGTTCCTCGGATTGAAATAAACGGGACTCCGTGGAAACAACAGATAAAGCAGTTCGCTGCGTTCCACGAGGAACTTGCGAAGGCAATGAGTCATGATGATTATCTGTGCATAGAAACGAAAGTTGGAACTATAGATTTTCATTTCAAATAAAAGAATATGGAAAAGGTATTAAGTCTTTGGTATGCCGTGAGTAAGACAGGGCAAGGGAGAATCTTCACCTCCAAACCTGTAAGAAACGGGAACTTCGGCATATGGACAGGCAACCACCTCGGCTTTGCCACCGAGACCGTGATATATATGGAAGCGGAAGGGTTCACCTTGCCCACCTTGAGGTGGGATGATGAGCCCATTAAGCTTGCTTTGACGCTTAGTATGGATTAGAAAGAACAATCTTGATAAGAAAAGATAATTGTCGCCGTTTTATGCTAAAGATTGATAATATACTTGGTTATTAAATACGTTTTTCGTACTTTTGTATCGGCAATAAGCCAGAACCCTTAGAACCGGCCACCCCAGGGTTATAGGATGGGCAAGAGTATGAATACCACTTTCAAGCAGCAAATGAGCGAGATTATGACGCAGGCTTGGATTTTCGTTAAGCAGAACGGTATGAGCATGAGCGAGGCTCTGCAGATGGCATGGCGCAACTACAAGCTGCGCTGCGCAATGACACAGCGTATAGTAAGGTTCTACTTCCAGAAGGTTGATGGTAGCACACGAGAAGCTTACGGCACGCTGAGAGCCGACATGCTGCCTCCCACATCGGGCGAGAGCAGCCGCCGCCAGAACCCCACGGTGCAGGTTTACTTCGACACCGAGAAGGGTGAGTTCAGGTGCTTCAAGAAGGCTAACCTTCTGAGCATTGCACGATAAACAAGGTCACGGCAGGGCTAACCACCCTGCCACCACCAATGAAAGAAATGACGGAGAAAGAACTTAGAGAAAAGGTTACCATCCGCAGGATGCAGCAGGGCTGCTATAAGGTGACCATAAGCTTTCGGGGCAGAGAGTATTCATGCCAAAGCCATAACTCACTTGCCTGGGACGACCTCGGTGACGATATTCACCGCAGCTACTACAAGACCGACAAGCAGTGCCTTGCGGCTTTCTACGAAGAGTGTAAAAGAAAAAACAACCTATGATTAAGATTATGAACAAGCTTTACAAAGCCGAATTAAAAGCCGCACGTCGGCTTGCAAGGTGGGCAGACAACCATTCAGCCATCCTCAATATTATATGCGCCACAGCGGCGTTTATTTGCGCAATTTACGTATTTTTATATTACCCGCTATGAGAGCAACGACAGCATACAAACAGCAGCTCGAAGAGAAAGCATTTGAACGGCGCATCAACTACGATAAGTTCAGCGAGATACGGCATGAGGTGCGCTCGGGCATTCTTGCCAAGATGCGCTACCATCAAAAGGTGGCAGCGGAGGTGTACGGCAGATTTGTATACATTACCGAGTCGGAGGTGAGAGCCTTGCAGGTTCTTGCCAAGCGTAAGGCAGAAGAATCCGACGAGGCGTTTAAGGAGTTTACAGATAACGTCATCATCTATTCACACAATAGCAAGCGCAGATCGAAGCACATGATGATATTCCGAAAGGACGGAAAGTTCGAGAACGATTTCGAACCTGGATTCTTCGACGTTAACAAGCGACTTTATGAACTATTATAGCTTACGAGAATAATAAAGTTTAACCATAAAATAATTCTATCATGTTAATCAAGACAAAATTCAACATCGGTGACAAGGTCTTCACCATTGACACCACTTCTCTCAAGGTAAGGGAGTTTGAGGTAAATCGTATAAATGCCTTCACGGTAGGTGACACGGTAAACGTACGACTCTATGACAGTGAATCCTACAACGCCAACGGCTATGACGAGAACAAATGCTTTCATACGGAGGCAGAACTGATGACCTTTATAACGACGAAGGAAGATGCAAAGACACTTTGAAATGACGGTAAGGGAGAAGGATGGATCAGTGCTCCATCCTTCCTATGTCGGAGAAGTTGGAGAGGATGCCGAGAGATTCCTGAGAGGGTTCTTCGGTCTTGACAATCCCGACGTGGAGAGCTACGAAATCCACGAGGTGTACTACTGCTGCATCTGCGGCAAGCGCGTCGAGGGACACCCGCACAACGCTGCACCCTTACGTGACGGTGTCTGCTGCGATGAGTGCAACTACAAGAAGGTTATTCCACAACGTTTAAAAAATATATAATTATGACAGAACGTGCAAGAAACTCGATGGAGCTATACCGAGGCGGCAACCCATCGACCATTGAGCAGCTCCTCAGAATGCAGAACGTTTCCGTAGTGAACGAGCTCAAGGAGCATTTCCAAGTTAATAACCTATCAGACTTGGCCGTAAGGCTTTCATTGGGATAGCAGCTATGATCCCGAGGGAACAGATTATGTCAGATAAGGATTTATTGCAAAAGAAAATTGACGACGGGACAATATGTTCCGATGATTTGCTTTTTGGCAGAAAAATGCCATTTGGCAAATATAAGGACAAGTATATATACTGGCTTGTAGTGAAACATCCATACTATATAAAATGGATAATCAAGAACACCAAGTTTGCTCTGACGGAAACCGAGTGTTGGCTTTGGAAAGAATGCCTCGACGAACTGGATATGGTACGAATAGACAAGCTTATATACGACTTAGGCAAACAAGTTATCAAATCTGGCTTTTTGCCCGAAAGTAATCCCCATTACATTGTAGAATAAAAAGTATGATACAGGTAAAAACTAAAAACGGATGGACTTTCAAAAGTTATCGTGCCGAAGGCAACGACACGTGGGAGTTCATTAGTTGCGGCACACACAACCTTGCACAAGAGGTGGCCGCATTAGTACGTGAGAAAGGCAAGACCTGCGAGGTGGATTTTAACTCGTATGGTTGGTATGTAAGAATTAAAATAGAAGATTGACATGATTCCAAGAGAACAGATTAAGTATGCCCAGCAAGAAATCCTAAAGGCAGGGCGAGAACTTTCCTTCGCAAACATGCGACTTGAGGGCTCAGAATACGAAAGTGAGAGCAGAAAGGTATTAGAAGCACTTCGCACATTGAACAGAAGAATTGTCAACGATTTAAGGAAGTAGGAGTATGCGAGAAATAGAGTTCCGTGGCAAACACTCACATAATGGTGAGTGGGTTTTCGGTAGTTTGTTGAAAATCGAAGGGAACTACCATATAGTAAGCGAAACTGACATGGTTGAGGACGGACATCATATCTGTCAAGAAACAGATAGGCCAACATGGGTAGAACCTGACACCATCGGGCAGTTCACAGGTTTGTTCGATAAGAACGGCAAGAAGATATACGAAGGTGACATTGTGAGGTATTACTGCATATTTCCCCGCTGCATCAATCCTGACTGCGACCCGTTTAACCGGATATACGAGTCTATCCTAAAGGAAATTAATGGAGTCGTTTCCTATGAATGCGGTATGTTCACTTGCGACGATTATTCTCCCTTGGCATTTTGCGGTCTTGAAAATTTGGAAGAACTACGCAAAGACCTTGACGTTTCCGAGGAGGATGGATGGGGTGACGCTGACGGCAACATTATAGACGAGTCGAAACTCGGCATTGAAGTTATAGGCAACATTCACGACGAAAAGCAATAAAAATGAAGTTTACATTACACATAAGGATTGACAACCCCCAAAAGGGTATTAAGGAAAGAATAATGGAAGAGGTAGCATTATATCTTAAACGCAATGGATATTCTTTCGATGTGGGTTTTAACCCGCAAGAGTTGGATATTGATTCTATGGGCAAAGCTTAACAATTATAAAATAAACAATTATGGCACACAAGGATTTTTGGCAGATGTTGAATTCACTTCCCATCGCCGTAATGAAAAAGGAGGGACGCTATCAAGGCACTTACGAATTTACGATGAACAACACTGACGGTGTTTTCTTTATAGAATACATCCTTAATGACGAATTCGGACTATGTGCAGCAGAGGTGACCTATCCCGAAATATTTAGCGGTGATTCCCTTGAAGAAGTCGTAACCAAGGCTTTTAATTTCTTTCAGATTAACAAGAACAAATATGAAGTAATATGCAATAATTATGGCACACAACATTATTCAAAGATATTGATGGAAATAAAGTAACTCCAAATCCCCATGTGAATAAAAAAACTGTTATTTTCATACATCGAAAAATAAACAATATGCTAATAAACTTAATACAAAAAAATGAGTCACAACATTGAAATCAACAACGGCGTAGCGTCCTTTGCCGAAAACGGGCGCAAGGAGCGTGCATGGCACGAATTGGGACAGGTTTTTGACCGTCCAATGACCGTCAAGGAGGCACTGGAGGCTTCCCACGCAGACTATGAAGTAAAGATGTTCCCTTTGGTGGCACTGACCCCTGACTTATCAGACCATCTTTCAGACGACAACTATAGCATGATGTATTTTCAGGACGAGGTGCTTGATGCCATCGTTCCAAACAAGAAAGTGACAGTCCGAATGGACACGATGAAGCCTTTAGGGGTGGTCGGTGATGGCTACGGCATCGTGCAGAATCTCGATGCCTTCACGTTTATTGACACCCTCTGTACAGGGCAGGTGGGTGACCACGTACCCGTCATTGAATGCGCAGGGGTTCTCGGCAAAGGCGAGCGAGTGTTCATAACGGCGAAGTTCCCCGAAGACATCATCCTCGACAACAAGGGAGACGATAGGGTGGAAATGTACATGGTCTTCACAACAAGCCACGACGGAACGGGGGCGGTGAAGTGCATGTGTGCCCCCGTGAGAGTGTGCTGCCAGAATACACTCAACTTGGCTCTCAACCATAATCACGGCTGTCTTTCCCTCCGTCACTCGTCGAACATCATGCAGAGGCTTGACCTCACCTCCAAGGAGAACACGGAGTTTGCATTCAAAGCACTCAACCTCATGAAGGTTTACAAGAAATCCCTTGAGCAGCGGTTCGACCACCTGCGCAACATTAAGATTGCGGAGCAAGACCTCGACCGTATCCTGGCAGAGGTAGTGCTTTCCGAGAAATCGATGGAAACGTACCGTAAGTTCGGCACGATGGAACACGAGGATATCCCCACCCAGTCCAAGAACACCTTCGAAGCTATGAAGATGGCGGTGGAGAACGGTATAGGACAGGAATATGGCGAGCGAGGAACTGGATTGTGGGTGGTGAACGGCATCACATCGTATTATCAAAACAACGCAACTTGGCGAAACGATGAGGTGAAATTTGACTCGATTTTGCACGGTTACACCTCTAAGAAGGTGCTTGATGCTTGTATGGCAGTGGAGGGTAGCGTATGATACTGACAGCGACTTTCAAATCCAAGGGGAGGGAGTATTTCCTCTCCCTTGACACCGACAAGCCTGACCGCAATTACGATGACGAAAACTATGCTGAGTGGTTCATCACTGCCGAGAACAAGCATATCCTTGAGGTGACAGTATGGAAGGACTCGCACGGACGCTTCACGAAGGATGGAACGGTGGAGATCTATGCCAATATGGGCGAATTTGAGGATGATAAGCTTCTCGATAAAAAGAGCATCCGCTTCACTTTACATGATAATAGGTAATGTGGTGGTAAAAAGCTAACGAAAGATAACCGCCAAAGCTTAAATGCTAACACCATCTAAAACTCTCGCATTTTATGCTAAACGAATCTAAAGTTTTGCCGTAAACGATTGTTTTTCAACCGTTTGTGATTACCTTTGCATCGAACCCTTAGAGGCCAAGAGCGCAAGGCCATAACACGGCGCAGCAAGAGTATGAGAACACAGAAGACCTTAAGTGAGCAGGTTAAAGAAGTTTTGAACAGCCGGATGAGCCGCCCCAAGAAGCAGGAGGCCATCGTAAAGTTAGGTGTTACTCCTTTCGAGGCAATGTGCCTTGTGAGGAGTTACATGCCTGCCCCACGCCCACTACCATTCTCCTACACCTTCGGGGTAGAAATTGAATGCGTAGGATGCCGATACACCGAGTTCTTCGCAGCAGCACGCCGCAACGGACTCGAGGTGATGGATCAGGTATACTACAACCACAGGGACATCCCCCAATTCAAGCTGACCACCGACTCGAGTATCAGCGGGCACAACCCCGCCGAGTGCGTCACCCCCGCCTTGAACGGCAACGACCACGGCTTCGAGAGCCTTAAGGCTTGCTGCAAGAGCCTTCGGGAGATTGGCGCTACGACCAACTCCTCATGCGGACTCCACGTCCACATCGGGGCTGCAAGCCTTACAGACATTGAGTACTGCAACGTCTTCGTCAACTACATGAGGATGGAGACCGCCATCGAGAGCTTTCTTGCCCCGAGCAGAAGAGGCGAATACGCAAGATGGTGCAACAGCCTCCGAAACCATGAATACGGTGTTCTTCACGCCACCACAAGAGAGCAGATGCGCAGGGCACTTGGCTCACGCTACCACAGGGTGAACGCCGAGGCTTACGCCGCCCACAAGACTATCGAGTTCAGGCAGCACCAAGGCACGGCGAACTACACCAAGATAAGCCACTGGGTTAAGTTCTTGGGCAAGCTCGTAGAGTTCAGCAAGACTACCCGCCTTAACGCCGACATCAACCGCATCGAGGACATCCCCTTCTTGAGCGATACCGAGAAGGCCTACTTCTGCAGCCGCAGAGCCGAATTCGAGGCTCGTGCCGCACGATAACCCCGGAGAAGCACTACTACCACACCCGAGCGCAAAGAGCGCAACGGTGGGGCTAAAAACGGCAAAATTAAATCCTACAAAGGATATGTATTTAGATTTGTTTAACGATTAAATTAAAATAAAATAGAAAGGATAAACGTTATGTGTGTAATAATAATTTCCCCAGCGGGTCATGCCCTCCCCACCAAGAAAGAGCTGAGGGCAGCGTTTCAGCGTAACCACGACGGATGCGGATTCGTCAGCGAAAGTGACCACTACAAGAGCCTCGATTTTGAGGATTTCTACGCAAGGCTAAAGAAAGTCCCGAAGAACGAGAACTGCATCATCCATTTCCGGTGGGCTACCCACGGCAAGGTGTCCCTTGCCAATTGCCACCCGTTCTATGACGAGAAATCAAATACGTGGTTCATGCACAACGGCATCCTCGCCATCACACCCTACAAGGGCAAGACGGACAGCGAGACGGCTTTCAAGAAATACCTCGCCCCGGCTATCCGCACGTACGGTCTCTACTCGAAAGAGCTGCAGACCATCGCTCATAACATCATAGACTCGTCCAAGTTCGCCTTCATGCAGAACGGGCAGATTAAGACCTTCGGACGGTTCATTGAATACAATGGCTGTTACTACAGCAACCTATACCACCTGCCATACACCGCCTTCATCCAGAATAGGTGGACGTACGCAGGTTGAGAAAAGGGTGTCCTTTAGGCACCCCACGTGGTAGTCATACTCACCACGTTTTTCTAAGGGTTCGGGACGGGACGTTGAGAAACGTATACCGTCCCTTTTCTAAAAACAAAAAACGGGGCTTTTAACACCTCGTTTTTTCTTTATCCGTACACCTTATCCACCCAGTCCCTATCAAAGCGACACGGGCAAAACAAACCGCAAAAAAAACGCCTATTTATCACCCCTCCAAAGCGGAGAGTTGCTCCACAACACCTTGCCGACCCAGAACATAAGATATGTGCCGTCGCAGGTGATGTCCTTCAGGGCAACGGTCGCCGTCAAGGCACCCTTGCCGCGACCTACATGGATGACGATGGCATCGAACGGCGTGAGATACCGCTTGCCGTCCTCCTCATAGGAGCACTTGTTCTGATAATACGGATTAGTCCAATCCCTGTACTCGATGGGCTTTGCCCCGGTAATGATGGCATCGAAGTACACCTTGTGGATGGAGAGATGCAGAGTCTTCATCCCCTTCGTCTTCGGCTTCAACGGCTCTTTCAATGCCACGACCTCCTGCGGTTTGGGGAGCAGGGCGTTTAGCTCTTGCCTGGTTACCAACTTGGCTAATTTCTTGCCCTTTTCCTCGTAGGATAACGAGGACTTCAAAATCGATTGTATTTCTTGCTGTAGGCTCATAATAATTTGCTTCTTAAATTTTTACTCTATCCTTTAAACCATCGGGTGTCATCACAAGCATTTGCAAATCGCAATCATTACATGCAGAAGATATGTTTTCCGAATACCGAAGAAGTGGAATGAATACAACTGTGGGGAAGATATATGCGTTGTTTAACGTCCTTACTGCCTCTTTTATAGTGTCTTGCAATGGCTCGTTGTCAAAGATCGGAAAACTTGCAAGTGCAAACACCTCATGCTCATATAACGGGAAAAACACGTGGTCATTATCGTTTACCACGTCACTGTTAAACGGGACTTTCTCAATCTGTTTCATATACAAAGCTCCTCCTCTTGGTCAACCTCCACCTCTTCTATGTCGGGAAACATATATAAATTGCCATACCTATAGAAACGCTCAGCATGACGTTTTTTCCATTCTTCCGCCTTCTCTCTTGACGATGCAATATGGTAGACGGTCGTCCCTGCATCCTGGTCTGTGTCGTAAACTATGTAAATCTTCATAAGCTTAATATATCTTTTTCGTATATCCAACGCTTGATGTGGCAATGTTCCCACTTGCCGGAATAATAGCACTCATCGTCGCTGTCAAATCTATCTATCTCACGGTCGTAGTCCGCAAAGCGCAAGCCTCCGTCTGTGCTTTCAAACATTATCCTTCCCGTCTGCGGTTTCTCGCTGCCATCGTGCCACAAACTATCACCCACGCTCACCTTATCTGTATTCGCAATTTCAGAAACACGCAGGGCAACCATGTATTCCGCAAAGTCACGGAGAGCATCCCATATCTGATCTTCGCTCACATTGAAATATCCTGCCCATTCCGTCACCTGCTCACACACACAACTTCGCAAACGTATCTCCTCGATTTTATTCATATTTTTATATCTCGAAATATTTATCTAACCTAAAACCTGCCATCTGCCCATTGTGTTCCACATAACCGAGCTGATTGCATATCACCTCCGTATTGAACACCTTGCAGTTGATGTTCGTATGCGAGTGTCCGTAGACCCAATAGTCAATCCTTCCGTCCTCCATTAGATAGTGTAGGTCTGTGGCAAAGGCTGAACGTAGCGGGCTTGTATGGTGTTCCGTTGCTATCGTCAGCAGAGACGGTGAGTGGTGGGTGACAACAACGATATGCTTGGCGGTAGATGCCTCGACCATTTCCTTTATCATTCTAACGCAGAACTCATGCTCGTGCCTATACACATGCGGAGTCAGTCTATAATCTCCAAACTCTATCATTCGGAAATCATTCAAGCCACATTTTACAGAAAGTTCATGTTCTGGTGCAATGTCAGACCATAGCGTGGAGAATATGAAATCCGTATCTTCTATCCGAACAACTTTATTCTGATAGTATGCAACGTTAGAGTATATTGGCTTAACGAAACTTTCAGCATAGTCTGCAAGGTTACTACCATAGAACTCATGGTTTCCTGGCACGGCAAGCACATGTTTGTAATTCTTTCCTGCCCAGTCCCAGAACCAAGCACAATCCTCTATGTGCATAACATCTCCAGCAAGCAGAAGGATGTCTCCTGCCACTTCCAACGGATTCTCACGCAGCCACTCTCGGTTGGCACGGAACTCCAAATGTAGGTCTGATGCGTATTGAATCTTCATTGCCTTTTATTTTAAGCATCTGCAAACTCCTTTCCATCATCAAGCGTGACGTGCAACTTGGTGTACTCGCAATGGAAATCATTAAGAAGGCGGACGAAATACCTACTACACTCCCACTTGCACGATTCCAAATCGTGAAGAAGGTAATTGCCGCACGTCTCTGGCGTTGTGGCAGGTACTTCCGTCTGTTCACTTATCCACCGCAGACACCTCAAAGTCAGAATGGCCATCTTATAAACGTCATACCCTTTACGCATAATGATATACATTCCCGTCAAACATCCCATCGGGCCTACATAAACCACGTCATCCTTCACCTCGCTGTTACGGAACCACGTAGCCATTAGGTGCTCAATGCTGTGCATGGCGGCTGGCTCAATGGCAGGCTCTTTGTTCGGTTCTGTGAAGCGCAGGTCAAAGGTCGTAAAGTCCTTGTCATCACGGGAAACGTAAATCCCAGGCTTTAACTTTGTGTGGTCAATCGTAAAACTTGCTATCGCTTCCATTATTTGTTTGTTGATTTTAGATATTCCATTATTCCGTCCATATTATGCATTCCCGTCTTTTCCATCCATTCCAACTTACGCATCAGGGCTGCATTATCAGCAGGTTTGCCTATAGAATCGGTAAATACGCTTTCAAAGATACACTTATCTGCCTCAAAGATAACCTTGTCCTTTGCAGCAAGTTTGCTTTCAAGTGCCCTTGTGTGACATAGTGTAATATCCGTGATGTCTATCACACCATCTTCCATAAGACCCTCTATCAAATAAAGAAGGTCATTTTTGTTTAGGGAAGTCAATTCTTGTTTTAATTCATCTGTAGCCATTGCTTATTATTATAAAGGTTTAACCCAGACAGTGCAGCTATTATCATCCATATTGGTTAGATGCTTGTAATAGAACGTGCGTTCCACGACTTTATACCAATTCATTTCCAACCGAACTTCCTCTCCAACGTTCGGTATTACGGGACTGTCCTCCGTATGGAAAATCACATATTCCGTGTCTGGGTCTTGAAAAAATACTCTCATATCTTATAAATCATGTTCTGCTAAATACTTTCTGCACCATCCCTCAAATGCATCGATATTCTTGAACTTCGGATGCGCCTCTATTACATTCCCGTCAAAAGTCAACGTTCCTGACTCCCCTCCTATGAAACAATACTCAAAGCGTGATGCATTCTTGGTGAAGCCCAACTTGTAAACGGCATATATATCCCCATTATCCTTCCTATCGAGGTGCGCATGAGGTGTGCGCATGTTTCTCGTTGCTGATACTCTATGAAATCCCATATTTTCTCTTTTTTCGACAAAGATACGAATAAAGTACGAAAAAACGGCAGAAAAATATGCTAAAGTATCTTATCATTCCTCGTCATTCCTATAAGAAATCCGAAAGTATCTGTTCATCGCTTGCGCCGCTGATAAGGCTTCCCCTTTCAATGACCATAGTAGCACAATCACAATTCGACACAAGAATTCCATTGGCATAATAACAACCGACATCCTCTACCGTGATATTATACACGTCTCTTGCGTTTTCTGTTGTTGTTCGCGATGTGACAAGAACGGCTACAGAACTTTCTATCTGGTTGTCCAGCTGATCCTTTTCCGTACTGAAATACCTTGCCGCACTCTTGACAGACAGCCGTATATTTGAGTTCATAGTTTCTTCGGTAGTTCTCACCGCATTTTTCGCTGCAAAACCATGCGTCGATTTTGTTTGACAGGAAACCTTTTCCGCAGAACCTACAAATGCTGACTCGCAGTTTTCGCTCGCAATGTGCGTGTTTTCTATGCCATTCCCTTCCTTCTTTGCTTCTGTGCCACTCTGATGCGGCCTCACAACGTTTCTGTTGGGTATCTGCCATTTTTTTCCGATATTCAGCGTATTGCCAATTCTTCTTGCTATGCTCCGACAAGTGTTGCTTAATCGGTAAACACTCCAAGTTACTGATGTCGTTATTAAAAGTATTATGGTCTTTATGATGAATGCAATAGCCTTTAGGAACTTCTTGTTGGTTATAAAACTCCCAAATTGCGACATGAAGGCTTTTTGCGCCTTTTCGTCCCTCGTTAGTCTTTGACTGGCTGAGATAATACCTTCCCGACCCCACAAGACGGTATTCGACTCCGTTGAAAGTAATAGTTTCCTGAATCTCCATAACAATTGCTCTTTTATTCCAAGCAAAGATAACGAATTTTCTTCACATTCCATCACTGGCTTAAAGCTATTTAAGCTAAAAAATCTATGGTTTTCAGTCACTTGCAAACCAAAACGCGAAACCGTAGGCTTATGTCCCGTCTTTCCACATGCAAGGACTCTCTTTACTCCGAATGGGGTTAAAACATAATCGCCTACCTTTAACTTTTCAATAGGCTTATTTCCCCATATAGTTGCCACGGGAGTTCCTGCCGTAAAACAAGCATCATCATGCGCATTATGTCCTTCTCTTCTGTACGATTTCATCATATGGGCAAACTCTGGCCACCTGCGCTCCCAATCCTCGGGGAAGATAAGCAGATTGTTCACTTCTTGGCTTCTTGTGAAGATGCGAACCTGTTTGTTTTTCGTTTGCGTGAATGTTATGAACGTAGTCTTTCCATTGCCATACTCACGGGATAGTCTCTCCACGTTCCTGGCAAATGCCCTGCCACCATTGTTGGATTCAATGACGCAGTATCGAACATCCCATTTAGCCAGCATCTGCGCCATCCACGGCTCGGTATGTTCCATGCTTTTCTTCGTGAATATTACATCTGTAACATAGTAACCATCCTTCATTGATAGATAGGTGATTGAGCAGAGATAGTCGGCACCTGTGTCCGCAGAGTCCGTGCAGTTACACATCGTTCCAAGCTTTACGGGCGGAAGTTTTGAATATGTCTTGAACGGGTGTTCGTACATCAGACCTTCCATCGGCGTTGGGTTCTGCTGATATTGCGTCTCAAAAACAAAGGAGTTCGCTGCATTTATTTTATCAAGTTCCTCCAACGTATGCTTGTATGGCCACAGTGCTTCACGCTCTCCGTTCTCGTTTATCTGTATAACTGGCAGTGATATCACCCGCCACTCGTCGGGTTCTATTTCCTGCAAATAGCCGCAGAGGTCATGCTCATGCAAACGCTGCATGATAATGATAATGGGTGTGTTACGGGAATTGACGCGGTTTCTGATTGTTGTTTCAAAACGTCGGTTCACACGCTCACGGACAACATCGGAAAGGGCATCCTCCGGCTTGATAGGGTCATCGATAATGATTGCGCCACCAAAACGATACGGTTCACCTTCCCTTTCGACAAGACCTGCACCGAAACCAGTAATCTGACCGAGCGTAGATGTGGCGTACAAGCCACCTCCTTGGTCGGTTTCCCACTGAGATTTCATATTCTTTCCGTAGGTGATACGGGTAGGATAGAGCCGTTGATATTCTTCGTTTTGAACTATATTTTTTACGGCAATAGAGTTGTCTTGTGCAAGGTTGGCAGAATAAGAGAGGTGGATGAATTTGGCAGAAGGATTGACGGCTAACCCCATAGCAATGAAGTTCTTTACTGCAAGTTCCGTTTTTCCATATCTCGGCGACAAATTAATAATAAGTTTGTTGCATTTTCCGTTAAGGACATCATCAAGGGCATCACAGATAAGCTTGTGGTGCCTGCCTATGATGAACTTCATGTCGTTGTTCTGCTTGAAGAAGTACCTTGTGAAGTTAAGGGAACTCTTCAGCGTCCAAGCCCTCAAAATGTCCGTGTCTGTCATTTCACCTTACCTTGCTTTACCTTCCAACAGCAATCGAAAATCCACTCTATCAAGTATGCCGCAAACTCCTCCATCCCGTCACTGTCATAGTCTGGGAGGTCGGCGTTAATCTCGCTGACAAATGCCGTAAGGGCGTGATAGCATTCGTGAACAAGCTGTTTAGCCTCTAACCCTGTGTCAAAAAAGAAAACGATACCGAGCCTGTTGTCGGATTTCCGCTCGCACTTGCATACCCACGAATCGACATAGCGCATATCCACGTCGTCTTCCGTCAGTTCGTCACCTCCCTTCTTGCGAAAGTGTTCCCTGACGAAATCCCCCGAACCTTTGACTATCCACAACAGACGAGGATAGAGAATAGGGTCAAACTCGTATATTTTCCCCTTTTTCATTTGAAATAGAAATCATCGAACTGCTCGGAAAGGAATCCTGCGAGATACGCAGCAGACTCTATGTCGTTCACTCCGCACCATTGGAGTATCCTGTCCTCCACGTGCCGTTTCTCGTGCCCGTAACGATTCCTCTTTATTCTTCCGTTCGTCATCCGATAAAAGATTACTAACATTTGCCCTTTATCAAAATTCCGCCACGTATCGCCGCCATCGCACTTGTCCTGCTTTACGAACTCCAATGTCGCCTCCGCATCTTCTGGGAGCAGTTCTATTTCCTCACAGCAGGCTTTTACATCGTCCGCATCATCTGGCGACTCTACTTGAACAAGGGTAATATTGATGTCATAGAGTGGAACGGCAAACTTTAGTTTTTTCATACAGCCAAATCATCTGTTATATCCTCTACAATCCTTACGTTTCTCAGAAGCGGCTCACCGTCCGCTCCATTTCCTACATAGTCTCCCTCAACGAGGTATGCTCTTTGTGGGTCATCCACCTTGTAAAGCAATCCAAGCTGCGACAACAGCCCGTAAAGAGTTGACACCTTCGATTCGTTAATTGGTGACGGTATGACAATATTCCATTTGCCGTGCGAAAACAGAGCATCATAGCATGACACACCTATTTCCTCTCCGACTTGAACACCGCCTCGCCATACTTTCGATTTCTCATCTTTTGGGATAGCTCCAATACGGATATATCTTTCTTTACCCATATCAGCAGCTTTCTTCGATTCGTTTCAGCCATTCTTTCGCCTCGTCAGGGGTCATTGACTGCGGAGCCATGCTCTCTCCGTTGGTGGTAACGTCCACCTGCTTCTTAACCGCACCGAACTGACGGTCACGAAGAAGGTTCATCGTTCCCGTTTTCCCATTCTTCATATCCCACATTGCAGCCATCGCAAGGGTACGCATATAGACTGGTGTCTTCTCACTCTTTGCAATTGCCTGTAAGGCGGTCGTATCAAGGGAAAGAACCATCAGCTCGATAGCTTGAATCTCACTGTCATCAAGCATCGTATTCTCCTTGACCTGCTTTACTGTCAGAAGACCTTCCATCAGCTCCTTCACACGGCTTTTCGGCCTGCCTTTCGGGTTTCCGGACTCACCGGGCTTCCAGCGGGGCTTGATATGCTCCTGCCCCTTCTTGGAACCTTCGGTCATTCCTCTCCGGTCGCCTTTCTTGTTTAGTTTTAACTCTTCGTCCATACTCATATATTAAAAAATTCCGTTTTTTATCTCTTATTTATGTATTACACAAATTGTCAAGTTCCTCTTTCGTAAAGATTTCCATGATATTCGTCTGCGTGCCGTCTGGATTGATTCTGAATACATCGGCATAATTGCCGCGCAGCTTAATGTAGCGGAAAATTATAACCTTCACGTAATGGGGTGAAAGCTCACAAACGCGTGCGCTGCGTCCAAGCTGCTCGGCGGCAATAAGCGTCGTTCCGCTTCCGCCGAACCCGTCATAGACGACATCGCCCTTCTTGGAAGAGTTCTTCATAAGATAACCGAAAAGGCCGACGGGTTTCATCGTGTTGTGGGTACAACCATTCACCGTTTGGAATGTATGGTTACCCTCAACGGAGAGGTTCACAACATCAGCATCGTAAGGCTCTGTCTTTATATCGACAACACGACGCAGTATATACTTCACACCTTCATATTCAAAAGGCTCTAATATTTTATTTCCCTCTGCTTTCCTGTAATCGGTACTATAGCATATGCGCATCGTTTTGAATTTTCTATCACCAATACCAGCCCCTTCCTTCGGATCTCGTTTATAGAAAGACGTGCGGTAGCCTAACGATTCCGCAATGTAGCGGATTTGTGATGCAAGGGCGATGGAGACACTTTTTGAATGGCGATATCCTCGGGTGCTTATAACACATCCGTCACCTGCCATATACCCTTCAAAGAAAGCTCGACGTAATCCCTCACTCCAAGTGAACACCTCTTCGGATACAGTCTTGTGCTCCGCATGCTTTCCGCAAAGTTTTACACAATCCTTTGCCTTGTCGTTGTCAAAGACCATAACTTTTATGCCATTTCCACTACCATTTGGATATGTCTTGGCTTTTTCTCCACCCCATAGGAAAAGTTTTTCCTCTAATTCGTTCTTTCTTGAATCGATAGAGAATACAGGGTACTCGTTTTCTCCATGTCCTGCTTTCTGAATGCTTCCCTGTGCAAGCCATAAACCATAGCACCATGCATCAAGCTCGGTAACGGGCGATTCCGAGCCATGAGCCACTTGCGGTGTCATGAGATAGTCACCATTTTTCAGTTTGTCAGCATTTATAAAGCCGACATCAAATGTCCCGTCTTTTTTGCGGCGAGCAATGAGGTAGGGATGGTTATGAGTTGCGCGGTCATAGATATTTGAGCCTTCAGCCCTTATATTATATATCGGCTCGTTGTATGGATGTCGGGAAACAAATTCTACGTCATGGAAACGACCGTCTCCTGCAAGAACCTTCTCTCCCTTCTGAACCTCGCCTATAGGCTTGTACCCCGCTATAGTCATAACGAGCGTTGTTGGGTCAAGACAAGGGTGAAGTACCGATTTCGTCGGCCTGTCCCAATCTATCACGGTCGATTGTTTACGGTCGGAGTACCAGTTGTGTGCTGCCCCGTCCTTCCAACCGTACAAGCAATTGTGCGTAATTATTCCGTCTGCGATATAATGATGATGTTTCTCCACGGCAAGGGAATATACCATGCCTTCAAATGGCTTATAATCAACCTTTTCTATAACCTCCCAAGTAAAATTTGGGTTATCCTTCCCGTTGCCAGTAGGTATAGGCACCTGCATCAGTTCAGGGATAAGGTTACAAGCGTTGATTTTAGCCGTCACCCTTGTGCTGAAACGCTGTCCAACAGTCAGTTTGGTTATTAGCGGGAAACGCTCCGAACGTCCAAAGTCATGCAGTAAACGATACGCATTTTCTCTTAACAATTCCAAGTCCAACGCATCATAAATATCCGCTATCTGCTTTTCATTCCGTACATTTTCCGTGACAGTCATCCATCTCTCAACCTCCCAATGGGTATAAGGTATACCATATTTAACCGCCAAGATTTGCTCACCTACTTGGGCATCAAGCCTATTGTCGTACATTTCAATAAGCCAAGCTTCCTCCGCCTTCTCTTGTGAAAGTCGGCTTTTTAACCCAAACTGACGTGCATCGTAAGCTCTTGTATGCCCAACGCGCCACCAATCACCACGACGCATAAGATAAGTGCAATACGCTTTCTTGCAATTGCCATTGAAACGTATGCTGAAATCATGGTTGTCTGTCGCTTTTGTGGTATGTTCTCCTACAGAAATGGAATACAACAGCCCATTGTAGTGTCTGCTTGCCGTTTCTATAGCATAACCCCCGTTTCTATATCCGACGACCTGACCACTAAGCGAATCATAAGAAATAACCCTGTCTCTATTTGTTAGGGTCTCTATTGGCTTGATACCTTCTATCGTCTGTACAAGCGTACCTGCTGGCTGACATGGCTCATGTTTCCAGTGATAGTCCTGCCTTCCAAGGACAAGGCTGTTCTTGTTCCAGATAAGGTTCTGCCGCAAGTCCATGTCACCGATATTGATAAGAGCCTTCCTAAAGTAGAAAGAGTAGGAGTCGGAATGGAAAATGTAGTATGTGCCGCCAGCCTTAAGGTTCGCCTTTGCCTCGGTAAAGGCATCGGTCAGGAAAAGCTCAAAATTATCGTTGCTCATCTTGTCGTTAAGGACAACAAGACCGTCAGCGCGCTGCTTTCCACTTTCCTCATACCCGTAGGCTACATTATAAGGCGGATCGGTAAGCCAAAGGTCTGCCTGCTCCCCATTGGGGAATAGCCTGCTTACGCATTCCTGCTTCGTAGAGTCGCCACATAGCAGCATATGCCTTCCGAGTTTCCAAAGGTCGCCCTCTTTGACAATGTCATCTTCAAGCACATCATCCTGCTCAAAGTCATCATCCTCCTCTACGGTGCTTTCCTCCTGCGGTGTAGGGGCTTCCTCGGTATTGTCCTCCACGGCATCTCCGATTTCGGGAATATCAATAGCCGCGAGTTCTATCTCGTCCATTGACCATTCGTCAATGAGCAACTGAAAGTCCGTCTCACCGAAAGAGGAGTTGTCCTTCAGCACGATACGACGCAGCTTGTCTATCGGAAACCCCGTATGCAAGACCTTGCAAGGCACCTCCTTAAAACCGAGTTCCTTCATGGCACGGTAACGCATGTTACCGCCAGCCACCACATATCCGAGGGAAGGATCGCCGGTGTCATACACGATGAGTTCCCGAAGTTCCAGCATCTCCGGGTCGTCTTTAATACTCTGTACAAGTTTCCTGTATTTTTCGTCACGAATGAAACGTGGGTTTTTAGGCAACCCCTTCACCTGCCCTATATTTGGGAACACCTGTCCTATCGGCAGCAATTTTGTCTCCATATACTCTTATGTTATCCTTTATTATGCTGCAAAATTAGGAAAAATGTATTTAGTTACCAAATATTTTTGTATTTTTGTATCGGTTCAATCCGTCTAAAAAAGAAAAGGAGCGGCTAACTTGCCGTTCCTTTGCGTTGTGTGCGCCTTTCTCGGCGCATGTGGTATTGTAGCTCAAAAGCCCATATGTTTCTTTCTATACTTCAAAGTAATCAATGCATCACGCTCTTTTGGTGTGAGCGTACCTTCCTTTTCGTGGCGCAAAAGGGCTTTGTCGTAGTCAGTATTGATGACGTTAGAAAAGCCACCAGAACGTTGTAGATGGGTGAGGTACGAATCATACCCGCCTTCAAACTTCTGCGTTTTATCTCTTCCGTTCAGTGCAGGCCAAGTCGCCCGTCCGTGCGCCCTATCTGTTCTACCGCCAATAGCATTCCTTGATCGAAGTCCCATAACACGGGCTTCTCTTGCCTTCATCACTTCACCTGCCATGTTTAACCCCTTTCTTTAATGCCCTTGATAGAATTTCCCGACTTGTCAGTACACCATCTGTGAGCAGAAACCCTTTATTCCGCTCTTTCTGTTCCTCACGTGCCCGTTTCAACTCGTCTGCCGTGAGGTCTTTCACCGTCAGCCCGAATGGGGCGAGACGGGTGTTGATCTGCTTGTCGTAACTCATATCACTTATTTTTTCTTGGTTTTATAATCATTCTATGCTCGTTTCCCCACGGGTCTGTACTGCGAAGTTCCATCAAATCCTTCTCTTCCCTTACAGCCTTCCATCTGTCTCCTAATCCAGAGGCATTAAGGGCTTTTGCCACTTCCTTCGCTCCGCCCTTGACAGCACCTCCTGCCACATAGTCGAAAGCTCTCTCTTTATCCTCGTTGCCTGTATTATCCAAGAACGGGAATTGCTCCCTTCTCTTTTTCTCTGTCAAACTATAGACAAAGTTCGACTTCGCTTGTGGAATGCCGCTCATGGTAGCGAACGATGTCCGATACTTCGAGCGAAAATCGCTTATAACCCTTTCCGCCCTTTCTTTTGTGCGACTTGCCACACCTACTGAATTCACTGGATTAACACGACCTTCCCGTGCAACTGTAGTTTCTGCTGCCATGTTAGCCTCCTATCTTTTTAATTATTCTTTTTATTCTTTCATAATAATTCTTATCGTTCCGATTCGCTCTCGCCTCGGCATAATCGAGCTTCTGCCCCCTGTGGTCAACTCGATATACGGGCTTTTCCATGTCTCTGTTCACTTGCGAACGGATAGACTCATACTGCTCGGGATCATCCTTGAAACGATAAGCCACTTTCTTCCCTTTTGGCGTGCTGCGAATATCACCCCACTTCTTATCAAGTGCCTGCGCTACGTTGCGCAGATTAACACTTCCGTAGTAGTCGTTGATATCACCCTCCGAGCCTTTGTTGAACCACCCGTCGGGGTCTAAGCCAAAGAACGGATACCACTTGCCGCTTTCCACACTGTATTTGCGTCCTTGCCCCGTAGAGAGATAGAACGGAATATCCACACCGTTAATGTTCACAAGAACAATCTTTCGGTCAGCGAAGTCTATCATACCTTGGAAAGAACCGTCTACACGCATCTTGTGAAAGTGCGTACCTTCGGGCAGACCGTCGGATTTCAGTCTTACCGCCCTACCCTCTGCATTTATAGGATTGACGGAACTCTCACGTGATTTATAGACTTCACTTGCCATAATGTTACCTCCTTTCTCTTTTAACCGAGCATTCTGTCTACGGCTCGCCTTATCCTTGTATTGTTCCTCTGCTCATTGGCAGGGACGTAAGGCTGATTGCCCGATATATTTCCGTACCTCCGCTGTAGCGAGTAAGCACGGGCCCTTACAGCCTGCTCCATTGTACTTAACCCATTACGCCTTGCTTCCTCACGATTCGCAAAACTTCTTGTTCTGCTACTGATATAAACTTCCTTTGCCATATTCTTATCTTTTCCGTTTTAAACTATTTGCTCCATCGTAAATCGCATCACGAATAAACGTATCAAGTGCATCATGAGCACTATCAAATCTGTATTCACCAAAAGTCTGACCTCCTATCAAGTCCTCTTCTGTCTCCCCAATATGAAAATCATTATCTCGGAGCCAGTCAAGCACTTTTACCTTTTTGTTTTTCGGTGCATATGTATTGTTCCACCCTTGCAAACGCTGTGTAGAATTTGTCACGGCATTTCGTGCAATCAATGAGCTAACACCCCGTTCTCTTGCTATTGTTGTTTCTCCTGCCATATTCTTACCCTTTCTTCTTTGAATAGTTCCAACCAAGTTCCTTTGCAACAAGTTTGTTCACCTTATGCCAAAAGGTAGCCATGTATCTCTCGTTTGCCACGTCGGTCATCCGCGCTCTCTCATAGTAGTACTGCCCTTCCGATAAGACCTGTTCTTGCGCATTCTTGAATGCCCGTCGCACAGCCGCCTGCTTCACCCCCCATCCACCCTTCGGACGCTTGAAGGAGAAGGTGTAGCTCGGTGTGACAGCCCGCATTTCCTTGGCGTTGTACTTCACGGCAATAATCATATCGTCAGGAGTGAAAGAGTTTCCTATGCTTCCGTAGCCCGTCTTGCCGATGGCGTCTGGGTGATTGTGCGTGAAGATGATATCGTCCCTTCGGTTGCCGTTTGCGTCCTTCGGAATGTCCTTGTCGTAGACTGAGACTGCATCGTGCTTCTTGCCTTGTCGGCGGTTCAACTGATTGCCTTCGCTGTCATAGTAGGCCATCGCCTCGTTCCACTCCTGACGCTGCTTTTGCTCGTAGGAGAGGATGGAACGCTTCAAGGCTGCGGAGTAGCCGTTCTCCGTTACCCCTCCTACTGTCCTTGCCTCACCACGTACCGCATTGGACGTGTTACGTGTTGTGGAAAATTCACGTGCAGACACTACTTCAGTTGCCATTCTTATAGCGTTTCTTTAAGCTCTTCGAAATTCTTCACATCACCTAAGTATTTCCCATTAGAATCGTAAACTTCGGTTATACGAGAAGTAATACGCCTATAGTAATACAACTTAGCACCATTTCCGTAATATTGTTTAGCACCACTCCTTTTTAGCGCATTTAACGGATTCGTTTTACGCTCCCGTGCCGATGTTACTTCTGTTGCCATAATGTTACCTCCTTCTTCTATATCTCATTTCATTAAGAGCGAGGTTTGCCCACTTTCTGCTATTTTCCCGTGCCGATGCGCTAATGCTGTACCTCGTGGAGAAATGATTTGCCACCGCATAAAAGTTCCCGAGCTCGCGGTCTGTCATTGACTCTTCCTCGAGGTGACGTGCAGCATCACGAGAGTCAGCATTGGATTTCTCCAACGTCCGTGTAATTGAACGCCACTCCTTGTTTGGGACGCTGTTCACATCGCGCGGTATTGGAATACGTCTTTGCGCCCGTCCACTACCGTTTATTGGATTCGCCCTACTTTCACGTGCTATAGTTATTTCTGCTGCCATATCCTTTCTTTTTTTAACCCTTCATTTTGTATTTTTTATACCCGATTCCTTGTAAGAATTGCGCCGTAGAGTCGGGGTCGAAAAATTCCGCTACACCATAGCCCTTAGTCTCCACCCTATAGAAACCTGTAGAACTGTTCGGTGTGGAACGAACTACGGTCTTTCTATTGTTTACGTCATAACCTTCGTAAGAATACCCGTCCGTCACGTCCGCTATAATACCCTGATACTGCCGTCTCAAAGACCTTCCGCTCTTCAAGGAGTTATTTATCCCCGACACAGAACCTTCCCTCGCTGCGATTACTTCTCTTGCCATACTACTCAAACATTTGTAATAGTTCCTCTCCTTTAACAAACTTCACATCGGGCGCAACACCCATGAGGTCGCAGAACGCCACGAAGTTATCATAGTTGGAGAACGAGAGAGTGACGTGTGCCGCCTCGTCGTTGCGGTAGTCCTTCTCCATCTCCTTAGTCTTAGCCTTTCCCGCCTTCACCCTTGCCTTTGCCTCCTCGTACTCGGCAGTGCCCTTTTCGGGAACTTTCTTCTTCGGGGTGACAAGGTCTTCTAGAATATCCACCGTTTCCTCGTTGGAGCCGTTGGCGATGTTCAGTATGTCGTCTATCTCGCTTTGGTCAAGACCGATTTCCCCGAGGTCAATGTCATTGGCAAACTCTGCAAGAAGGTCAAGGTCTGCCTTGGTGTCGCCTGCCGCCATGTACGCAAGCTGCTGCTTTTCCGCCGCCTCGTCCATGTGAACGACCTCCACCTTCACGTCATAGTCCGTCTCGGGCGTGCCGTCATAGCCGTAGTACAAGTCCATTGCCTTGATACGGCGGTGTCCGTCTATGATATTGCCCGTGGTCTCGTTCCATACGATGCCACCGAGATAGCCTACCTTCTTGAGGTTCTTCGCCTGCTGCTTGATACGATCCTCTGTATGACGCTTCGGGTTTTTGGAGTGGAAAGCAATGATTGAACGCTTCACCACCCTCGTCTCTGACGTTTCAAGTGCCTTAACCTTCTTCTTTGCCATAACTTATATTTTTATGTTCCGTTGCAATTTAATAGCCAAGCAGTCGACGGTTCATGCTATTTGTAGCCCTGTTTATTCTTGCAATTCTACGATTGTACTCATCGTTGTCACCATCTATAGGGTAAGTACGACGCAATCGCTGCTTTAGGGCCTGTCCTCTATCTCCTACGGCTTGAACAAGCCTGCTCGTCTCGTCCCAATTACGTGCCTGACCAAAAATAGGCATGTACGCCCTTGTTCTACTGCTTATTCCATTGACTGGATTTACCCGGCTCTCTCTTGCTATAGTTGTTTCTGCTGCCATATCTTATCCTTTCTTTTTGTTGCAAATATAATCAAATTTCGTTGATAGTCAAAAATTTACATGCTAAAGATAGCAAAGGAACTAATCGGATTCATTCTTCTCCGATTCTTCCTTTTTCTTTTTCTCTTCGTAATCATACTCAAACAAAAGACGCTCACAATCAGGGAACTCTTCATAGAGCTTGTGCAAGTCCTGCGGGAATTTATCACGGATATAAAGCAGATAGTCGAGATCGGTGATATTCTGACCACTCGACTGTCCCTTTCCGTAGCACTCGGGACGAATCAGCCCCCTACGGTCGATATACTCCAGTATATCCTTGTTCTTATAGTGTGAGAGAGGATAGGCTTTCTTCGATTTCTCGCAGATAGCCTCCATTTCATACGTACGAAGCATACACCGGCGGTTGAGGGAATCGCTCTGCTTGAATCCGTAGAGTGCCCACTGTATGCCCATCTTCTTGCGAACCATGTCCGTAAGTGTAGCCATCGTCTGCAACTTCGTCTTCTGGTCTTTCCAATGCCCCATGTAGCCGTACTTGATGTACGAGAACACGGCAAAGTGCGGAATCTGCACGAACTCACAGTTGGGGTACTTCTTACGGGCGTAGTTAATGTAGCGGTTGATGTGCTCCATGTTCTTTACCACGTACATAAACACGCACACCACACGCTTGAACCTTGGGGCACAGATGTCGAGCAATGCGATGCTGTCCTTGCCCGATGCCGAGTGGAATAGTATCACCTCGTCCGTGCGCTTCGCTATCTCATCCGTTATTGCTATTGCTTTGTCTAACATACTTTTTTTTGCTAAATATTCTAAATTTTATTGCCTTTTATTTGTCTTTTTCGTTTATTGTTATTATATTTGCATTGCAAAAGATGTAAACGAGTAGACCCGCGATGTATGGTAAAGGCGGCTCCCGAAAGGGACGTGTAGCAGTTCAAATCTGTCGCTCGTTTCCATCTTTTTATATTTTCCTATACTTATGCAAATTGAACTCATCACGACCAGCCTTGCTCGCTGTTACAAAGTTTACCTTTCTTACCTTTCCACCCTCCATTTTCAATTCATAATTCGGATGAACGATAAATTTATTCTTGTAATTTGTGTAAACAAACACCTTACCGTCGTAATACAAATCCATCGTATTTCGGTTTTTGGGAAACCTTGCAATTGCTTTCTCTGACACTGCCTTTCCACTCCTTATTTTTGTACCTCTTCTGGCATGAGTTATTCCTTTCACGCTCATATACATATCTCCTTCTGCCAACTCTATGCTGTTTGCAGCAGCAAATTCTCGCATTCTCCTTTCTACATGTCCTACAGAAAACGGTTGGACGGAAGAGTGCCCTTTGCGGCGCAAATCATTAAAGACCTTACGGATCTTCTGCTCTGCCGTTCCAAACACCCTCCGTGCTGCTGAACGAACAACATTTGAGGCATTTTTTGTAGAGTTATGTATGACTTGCGCTTCACTCATCTTTTACTCTTTCATTTCCTTTCTTTTACGATTTCAATCTCTTGTACAAATTGTATGCATCCGATACGGTCACGGGCTTCGCACCGTGCCCCAAGTAATCCATTACGGTTCGGTTGTCCTCGCTCCACTTACCGATTGACGGTCTATCCTTCTTCTCGGTATTGAACACAGCCTTTATCTTGTCTGCAACAAAATCACGAGCATTCCGTTCCGACATACCATCATAACCCGAATACTTTATCTTCGTGTCATATTCGATATGACCCCTTCTCCATTTGGGAATCCGCTCGAAGCTAACCCTCTTGTAACGGAGCTCGACGTTTCCCTTTTCGTCCTGCGAGAACGTTGCACCGCTCCAGTACTTCTCCATCTGACGGGAGTTCTCCCATATTCCGTCGGAAAGCTGACCCATCGTCGACTCGAGAATGGTCTTGTCTACCTCGGCTGTCGACTCGCGTGTAGAGATACCTAACTTCAATGATTGTGGGTAGTTCTCGTTCCTCTCCGTTGAGTACAGCCGAGGAACAGTACGTCCTCCGACCTTCTCTCCGTTAAGGCTGCTTACTCCGCTTTCCCGTGCCGAAAATACTTCACTTGCCATTTTTTTATCCTTTTTTGTTATTTGTTGTTACTTACTTTTTCTTTGCCGCAGCAGCGAGACGCTTGAGCCGCCTCACGCCTTGATTCAATTCCCTGTTATACGCTGCTCTCTCTGCCTTTGCCTGCGCAAGCAGGTCACGGTCGGTGGTGAAGGCAGTGTTCGCATAGTTACCAAGCGGATATTTCTCACGCAGCGCATTGCGAAGGTTGCGCACCTCCGTCTCGTAAGCATCGTCAATCCGCCTGTCGCGCTCGTCACGGCGCAAAGACTCATAGATACGCATATTCACACCCTGCTCCTCCAACTCAGCCCTGTAGGCCGCACTGATGGGGCGGGTGGTGATACTGCGGAACGGATTTGCCTGCCGCCTTGCAGACAAACTGACCGCATTAAGAGTATTAACACCACTTTCGCGGGCTATTGTAACCTCTGACATAAAACTGTTTTTTTTTAATTTAATACATGAATAAAAAAAGGAAAAGGGGAAAAAAATCTTCCTCCCCTATCCATACTAAAGACCAGCACGACGAGCGCGTGCAGTCTGACGAGCACCCACGGTACGGATGGTATTGCGGATGGCACGTCCTCCCTCACCACCATACTGGCCTCTGTACTGAAGGCGTCCGGTGTTCTGATTCACGCTATACACGCCATTCGGTCTTGTACCTTTTACTGTCTCTGCCATAATCGTAACAGATTAACATTCAAAACTCATATATTAAATTTCTGCGGATGTGGCTGGATTCGAACCAGCGGCCTATTGGTTAACAGCCAATTGCTCTGACCTTCTGAGCTACACAACCATTTTCGTTGCGGAAGATGGGTTCGCACCATCGACCTCCTGGTTATGAGCCAGGCGAGCTACTACTGCTCCATTCCGCGATATGAAAGGCATCCTCCGCTATCCCATGTGCCGCTGCCCTGTGTGCGAAGTACGGCGGATTAATCCGTGCGGCTTCCGTTATGCCTTTTTGCGGAGAGTGAAGGATTCGAACCTCCGAGCCATTTCTGACTGACACGTTAGCAATGTGCTGCTTTCGACCACTCAGCCAACTCTCCTGATTGCGCTCTTTTCTTACCACAAATGAGGTGGTCGTGCTTACGGGATTACTCGACTTTACCGCAAATATACACCATTGCGCCTTTTTAAAGGGCGGGGCTATCACTCCTGCGCTGAATCACCCCGTTGCCCTTTCGCTCATTTGCCCCCGTCGGGCTTAAGGTCGGTATCAAGCACCTCACCGATGACGAAGTAATAGAACAGCGGTCGGTTGGGGTCATTCTTCGCCTGGAAACTCGCCACCAGCTCATCGAATTCATGGAAATCGAAGCGCTGCTGCATATCCGCCACGTTCTGGTCGGTGATGCCAATGAGCGCATTCTCCGTCACGCTCACGTCCAAGAACCACGAGTTGTTGTAGTTGTGGAAATGAATCTTCTCAACGGGGCGGGTGGCGCACATAAACTCCTCGAAAGCCTCCATCACCTCTTCATCATCACCGTGCTTTTCACGGAACTCCGTCATCCACTTGTCTACCTTCTTGTCCGTCAGGCGGTCAAAGTAGTGCTCGCTAAAAGCACGTATCTCAACCTTTTTCTCACCCTTTACGATAGCCTCGGCGAACTCGCGCCGCATTATCAGGTTCATGCACCTGACAGGCTCCGGTTGAGGAGCCTGAAACCTCTCACAGAACTCATCCATCGCAGCGAAATACTGCTCATCAGTCATGCTTGTGTACTTACTCATATCCTTCGTTTTTTTATTTTGTGCTATCCGCACGTTGCAAAATTAATAAATTTGTATTTAGTAACCAAATATTTTCTAAATTAATTGCTCTGTGAATTTTCTCATCGCATCTTCGCTGAAATTCACGGATACCTCACAGCCCTCTTCGTCGAAGGCGCAGAAGTCCATTATCGTAAGACTGGCATAGTCTCGGACATACGCTCCCGTCCCTTCCATATATCCTCCGCAGAAGTAGTCATCCTCTACATGACCGTCCTCCACGAACTCATACTCGAGGCTGAGTATCTCCCCGTCCTTCTCATACTCCATGGAATGCCGTCCCACGTCCACGTGACCAGACATCACAAGGTAATCATTACTATCCAAAACCATAATGCTTTCGGTTTTTGGCGGTTTCTTTGGCTCGTGTCGCCTTATCTGCCGCCAGGTTGAACATCTGCCCGACCACCGCCTTTTCGGGCAGCAGAAAGGCTTTATTTTCGCTATTCTTCATTATCCCCGACGCTTATAAAGCATGGAGTCGCAAAGATACGGTATACATGCTTTAACTTAAATTTTTCGTCTAATGCATGAGCACCGACCACCTTTACATCCTCGGCCACTTCATAGAGCAGATTTGCCAATAGACCCTCCTTGCGCCACTTATCGACTGCCTTCTTGCAGTAGCCCTCTGCACCACCGTAGCTTTCAAAACGCTTGATAAGCGTGGTGGTAAGCAAGTCGGGCTGGCGGCTCTCGGCTATATAAAAAAACCACTTCATATTTCTTTTGCCTCTATGAACCTGGAGGCGCGGTTCTAAGGGTTTTCTTGCAATCTTGCGATACAAAGGTACGAAAAAAGTATTTATACTCAAAATATCTTATCATTCTTTAGCAGAAAAGACGCAAAGTTTATCTTTCATTATCTGAGAACCTTAGAAAGGCGCATCATCATAGCTCGTGGATGCGAACGGCATGCCGTCCTCATCATCGTACCCGAGAGTGCCTTCCACGGAGAGGGCATCCTCGTTCCAGTTATAGATAATGCTCTCCGCCATGTCGTTCTTCAGCCTGTTGCTCTCCTCCTCGAACCACAGCTTCACGAGAGAGCCCATCAGCGTTCCCTTGGCACGGAACTTGGCGATCTCTATGACGTTCGTGCAACCACTTGCTATCACGTCCTCATATTCAAACTTGTCGAGGAAATCGGGGGCGCTCGTCCTGAAATCATTGTTCACACGGGACATGATGAAGATATTGTCCGCCTTGTTCCCTATATCTCCCGAACCGCTGATGTTGTCGATGCGGATGTAGCCGATGGACTTGTGCGGATGGGCGACGAGGTGGATATGGATGTTCAGTTCCTTCGCAAGGTCTTCGAGTCTCTGCAGCAGGACAGCCTGCCTGTCATACTTGTTTTCCTCGAGCATACGGATGTCGAGCACCATGAGGTTGTCAAGGAGTACCGTGTCGATGTTCTCCTCCCGGACGAGATTGCGTATCTGTTCCTCTATCTGCGTGAAGTTATCCCCGTATCTGTTGTTGAAGAGCCAGAGATAACGGTCTATCCACTTGTCGATCTTCCCAGCCACCGCATCATCCGTTACGAAATAGTCCGTTCCTGAAAACCTGTGGTTATACCGTTTCCCCGCCGCCTGCAAGTAGAGCCACTGCTTCACCATGTCACCCGTCAGCTCACCCGTCCACAGGGCACTCTTGAAACCTTTCTGCGCAGCGTTGAGGATGAGCATGTTCAGCAGGCTCGATTTCCCGCAACCCCTCTTGCCCGTCCATACCGACACCATGCCACGCTTGAAGCCAAGTCCTCGGCGGTCAATCACCGTTATTCCCGAGTCGATGAAGTCTCCCTTGGAGAACGGCTGTCGGCGTATCTCGGACATCTTCAGCCACACCTTACCCTTCTCCTCCGTCTGCACGATAGGCTGCGGTCTCTGCTCCGCCGTCTCCTCATGCCTTTGGGGCTGCCTGCGGTACTCCCCATGGGTTCTGTCCTCCCAGTCGTATGCGTCGGGCTCGAAGAGCAGCCGCACGTCACGCCACGTCTTCCCCGAGCAGGTGTTGTGCAGGCAGATAAAGCCTATCGCACCGTTGTCCCGTTGGAAGATGCAGGCATCCTTGTGCTTGTGCTGGTCATTGAAAGGGCAGTGGTCGAGAATGTATTTCGTTCCTCCCGACACCCTCTCCGTCCGGTAACCTATGCCATGCCTGTTGAGGAACTCCTCGAGGTCGAAGCGTCCCGCATTGTTTCCGCCCCGCCGCTCCTGCCTCGGCTCGTCCTCGGGATACATGGCGGCGACCTTCCTGAAATACGCAATGTCCGTCAGCCTTATCTCATCTGGCACACGGACTATCTCAGACTGCCGCCACGGACGGTCGGGAGTGTTCTCGCCCTTCCTTGCCGTCACGCCGTAGAGCTTGCAGATGCGGGATGCATTGAAGACCTTCTCATCAATATCCACATGATTGTCGGAGAAAAGGAGTGCAAGCACCTGAAGGAACTTCTTCACCACTGCCGTGGTCTCCTCGTTGACCGCCATCCTGCACGGTATCACCACATGGTATCCGTTGCCGCTCCTGCAGATTATCGGCTCGTTGAACCCCTGTTCGAGGAGAAAGCGGAATACCTCGACCGCCTTGCGGTGGGCGTGCTCGAGCTCCTCGTTGCTTGCGCTCACCCCAGCCGGGCGCTTCGGGTCGAGGTCTACCAGGACGTGCGTCCTTTCCACGATGTCCACGTCACCAGTCGTCGGCTCTCTCGTCACGAGAATCATCTTGTCTTTCTGCGCCCTTCCGTAGCAGGCCTCGTTAATACGGTTGAGCGTGAAGTATATCTGTGCGTGCGGGCTGCTGTCAAATGGCAAAATGGCGCTTATTATACGCTCCACGTCCGTAAAGTATCCGCTCCAGTTGCGTTTCCCGTCAAGGATGCGTATCTCGGTCAGGTGGTCACCATCCTCCTTGAACACCTGCCACCACCTCCGTATGGTCTCTTGGTCTATCATGATTTTCTCCCGTATTTGTATGCCATGCCGTCGACGAGGGAAAGTGCCTCATGCATCTCATAGGCATCCTGCGCCCAGTCGTCAAACAGACTTATTGATCCGTTTTCTATTCCATCACGTATGGCATCCTGCTCATCCGCGAATCTGTCCGCCTCTTCCAACGTGTCAAAACGTATCCCGTAGGCATAAGAAGGCTGTTCTATTTTCATCCCGCGCAGGCTCTGTCCCTCAAATCTTACAGGTCTCACCAGTTCAAAGAGCCGTGAAACGGTACGTGAGCCATACCTTTCGTTGAGCGCCTTCCCGTCCAAATTCGTAGTAACGATGAGCATGATTCCCTTTCGCTCTGCTTGGTCTACAATCTCTTTGAACAAATCGTGGCGCTCGCCATAGAATGAGGCAATATCCTCTGTTCCGACATCGTCTATTACGACAGCCCTGAAACGGGTCATTTCCTTGTACGCCCCGAAACTCATAGCGTATGCGCTTACGCAGAAAGGCTCTATACCTATGCTGCGGAGAATGTCGGGAATCACATCAAGGCATATTCTCGTCTTTCCCAAGCCCATGCCGCCGGAGGTTAGGAGTCCCTTCCCCTTGTTGTCACTCAACCAATCCGCCACCTCGTCATAGGCATCCTGCCATTTTGGTACTCCTCCCAAATAGTGGGTCAGTCCGTCACGCAGCAAAACCTTTGCGTTTTCTACCGCCACACGTGGCATCGTCTTTCTTTCTCCAAATATCATAATCCGAAAAAACCTTTATTGAAATCCAAATTTTCTTCACGTATTACTTGCCCAGGCAGTTCCCGATAGCCTCCCTTTGGCTTGAACAGGCCGTCGTAATTATTCGCTATGGAAAATTCTACCATTTTCTTTGCAACGGACACATCGCCGCCGCAATCTTTCATAAACTTGTTGTAAAACTTGACGAACCCCATTGGCTTATAACCTTGCCGTTTCTGTCTCTTGTATGCAAGCCACTCCTCTACAACTGGCTTCATTTCCTCGGAAACAATGGAAAGGTCGATATCATTATTTTTCTTCTTGGCGTTTTCTAACTTTTCCTTCAACTCGGCATTCTGTTCCTCAAGAGCCTTCTGTCTTTCCTCCATTTCAGCGAACTTCGCAAGAAGAATTTCTTTTTCCTCCCCTTGGGGGGTAGGGGGGATAATAATATTATTTTTTTTATCTAACATAGGTACTTTAGTACCTTTAGATACACTTACACTATCACTTACACTTACACTATCACTTACACTTACACTATCACTTACACTTACACTAACAGTTCCATTTGTTCCATTTTGTTCCATTTGTTCCAAATTTGGAACACTTGTTCCATTTGTTCCATTTGTTCCATTTTGTTCCATTTGTTCCAAATTTGGAACACTTGTTCCATTTGTTCCATTTGTTCCATTTTGTTCCAACCTTGAATACTGATTGCCACGGTGTCTTCTCCCAGCCTCACTTCTTCGCAGCTTGATAGTATTGTATTTCTCCCTGTCACGCTCGATATGCGGAAGGATAAAACTTAATGCCATCTGTGCCATCGGTGATATTTCTTTCATTTTTCCATTATAAACACTATGCATAATGGAGTCATAAACTTCAAGACGTATGTTGTCGTCAAGGTCTTTGACGGCATCATACCAGTCTTTGTGAAACACAAAAGATTCTTTTTCCATACACTCAAAAAAATATTACGCTCAGAATATAAATGTATGGGAAGGGTGAGCGTATGTTAGACCCTTGTCGGTGGGCTGCAAACTCCACCTATCCCATACAAGTTAAAAGAGAAAAGTGAATTCCCTTTCACGTTCTCCCCGTGGGTGCAAAGATAAAACCAATATGCGAAATATGCAAGACACAAAGTGCTAAAATGAATTAAATGTCATATATTGCATATCCACGCATACTAAAATATATAAATTCTTATATTTTGATAAAAGCTTGCGTCTTTTGAAAAAATATTCGTACCTTTGTATCGGATAATCGATAAAGAAAATATGGAGAAGACAATAAACCACTATTCCTACACGAACGCTGCAGGCATGCCTATAAGCATCCGTACAGAGAAATATGGAGTTTGCGGATTTGACGTATTCGTGACTGTCGAGAAACTCGGACTAAGGAACGCAAGAGCAAACCTGTTCAAGAACTTAAGAGGCGAATGGCTTATAGCACTCGGCGAGGTCAACGGAAGGAACACGATGATAAGACCTGCCGACGACATCCTAAAGGCAATGCTCGCAGACTGGAATACCCCGACGGAAGAACGCAGGAGGTATGAAGACGCAGAACGTGAGCGCAAGAGGAAGGAGCGTGCTTTCGACAACCTCTACAACGAAGGCGCGGAAGGCTACAACCCATACCGCCGCAACGAGCAGGGCATCAAGGACAATACCCCCATCTACAAGGGGGACGACGGAGAAGACTGAAAAAACCAAGGGAAAGACCTCAGTTCACCATTGGGATATTATTTCTATATGCCGCTCAATATTTCTTATGGCCTTCAGCACCATCGTCATCTCACATCTCGGTCTTATGAGGACGCCATTCACGACGAGCCCTACGTACCAAAGAAGGCGGAACGCCATCGCTATCTCCTCGCAGTAGCACGATGCGATGTCCTCACAGTCAAAGCCGCAAGGATGGGCGGGCAGCGCAACGACCGTCTTCCTCGACAGCCTTATGCCATTCCTCAAGTAATCACGCAGGTACCAGATAGCATTGTTGCAGTCCTCGATTTCCTTTTCACGAATGGTAAGCCCCTGCTCGCCCTTAAGACCTGCACGCGATATATATTTCATGGCATTCGCTATATCACATGTGTAGTAGCGAATTATATCAATTATTTCTATACCATTTTCCAGCTGATAATAAGATGGATGATCTACTCTATTGCTCATATCTCTTTTTACTGTAAAAATAGACTCCTTTTATACATTTTCCACTATCCAAATATCCTCCTTGTGTAATACGGCTATGGCTGATTGAGTAGTGCATTTCAGCATCACGCATCGACTTAAAACAACCTATCAGTTTTTGTTCTGCGTCGTAAGCATATATTACTTTACCTACTCCGTGTTGTATATTTTCTTTCATGGAACACCACTCTAAATTCCACACACAATTATTCTGTCGGTTGTGGTCTTTATGGTTGACAGTGTCATAATTCTCGGGGTTGTCGATAAAAGCTGATGCAACCAGCCTGTGAACGTAAAAAAGTGTACTTTTTCCGTTCAAGACAAACATTACGGTCATATAACCATTCTTAGACTTAACCTGTTCCCTAATCAGAAGAGTTGTCTTGTTTCTGATTCTTCCGAAAGAACTGACCTCATAGTTGGCATGTTCTGCGCAATCACGCCATTGTTCTTCCACGTTTCCAAAAAGGGTTCTGCCTTCTCTTAATCCAGCATAAAGTCCTTTTCTCTTCTGATGATGGCGTGATTTACACTCCTTGCACCGTTCTTGCAGTCCGTCCCACTTGACCCTGTTTTTGTTGAAGTTGTCCAACGGTAGCCAGCGTTTGCACCGCCCGCACCATTTATGCTCTTTGCCGTCAACATCCTTGTGGTCTATTCGTTGCATATCTGTATTTCTTTCTGTTGATTACTAAACCTCAGAAACGGGGATGCTGAACCGTTTCCTTTCTTCCTCCCATACTATTCATCTTTCTTTATCGTAAATCCGTCCTTTATGCAGTTTTCCTCGAACCTCTTGCTGCGCTGAGTTTCGTCATCATAAAAGATGGTATATCTGTCCCTTGTCCCCTCGGAGCAGTCTTCCGCAAGGAGATACCCCCTGTTAAGGGCACTGTGCCTGTGCTGCGTCTGGCTTCTCGTGAATGGTTTCATGACGACAGCCTTCAGGTTCGTCTTCCTATTCAGTCCATATATGACACGCAGCTTCTCCATGTGGATCATCTCCTTTCTTTGTACGCTCCTCAAGCGCAGGTTCTCCTTGTATCTCTCAAAGTCCGTGCGCCTTAGCTTCGCCATCGCCGATTCGCCCTCTCCTTTATGGAATCTCTCCCACCGCCTGCGCACGCCATCAAGGGTAGCCTCGCTCACGGGATGGCCCCGTTTCCTCTCATAGCAGCCGTTCCTTTCATTCGTCCTCGCCGCAACCCTGCCCCTGCGCATGTTGATGGCCTTCATCCCTTCATCGCTCTTGGAAGACACGCCAAGCCGCCTTGCATGGCTGCGGACGGCATAGATACTGATACCCATGGCTTTCGCCAGACGGGCATTCTCCGTCACTGGAAACCATCTCTTCAGCCAGCGCTCCTGTTCCTCACTGAGCAAGACCTCGCTGCCGTTCCTGCCGCCGCGTAGAATTTTTCCCGGAAACCTTCTCATATCCTAACCTTTATCCCTTTCTCCTTACTCAGCCTTCTTGCCTCTGCGGTATAATGTCTTATCATTTCACGCAGCTCGTCACCGCTCCATTTCCTTGCGCCGTGAGCGCGTGCGCAGAGGTCGTCATAAGCCTTCTCTCCTATTTTCTGTTTCAAATGCGCCGTGTAGCCCTCGAGATGATTGGCATCGGAGCAGTTGCAGACGGAACACTCGGAGGAACAGTTATGCTCGTCCCACCTCGTAGCCATGTTCGACCGCCCGAAGTAATGCCCGCACTGCATCATCTCAAAGGGTAGCACCCGTCCGCATGAGATGCACCTCGTCCTGCCGCCGTCCATGGCATCCCTAAGCCTTATGTAGACCGAAAAGACTATGTCAAGATGCGTTTCAAGGCTGCTCTTGGTGCTTTTCCTTGCCTTTTTTGCCCTTTCCTTCGCTCCTGACGGCGTTTTGCCTCCATGCTCGGACGATTGCTCGGTCGGAGCGGTTTTAAAGCCGTAGGAGCGCTTAAAGACGCCCCTCTTCAATGGAGTCTTCCTCTTTAACGTACTGTATGCCATCCCTACAGCCTCCTTGATATACGCCCCTTCGTCATGTCGTAAGGGGAAAGTTCGACACGTACCCTGTCACCTGTAAGGATGCGGATATGGTTAAGCCGCACCCGTCCGCTCGGATAGGCTATTATCTCTACGCCGTTATCGAGCTCTACCCGAAAACGGTCGCTGCCGAGGGTTTCCGTAACCCTGCCGACGCTCTCTATTGCTTTCTTGCCAGCCATGTCTTTTCTATGGTTAAACATTTTCCGTTGCACTATAGACCAAACGGACATCAATCCCCTTGAGGTAGTGCATCATCTTGAAACGCAGCTCCGCATCACGGGTCACGACGGCCTTGCTGCCCTTCACGTCCTCAACGACCTCAATACCATCCTTCTCATAGACGAAATCCGCCGTATATGACACGCCGACATAGGAACGGCGGCGCACAACCTTATCCTTCGTCTTAAGATGAACGACAACATCCCTGTACTCATCTGGGAACAGTTCGTAACTCACCTGCCTGCGCAGGTTATGGATGACGCCGCTCCGTTCCATGCCGCAAAGGAATATATACCTGTCGCGCTCCTTCACCGAGGCAAAGCGTATGCCCTTGTAGACACAGCTCTCCGCATGATACTTATTGCCGCGGCTCTTCCTTACAAGAGGAAACTTATTCATTGCTCTCTGTATTTCTCCATGTTACGTCCCCAAGAGGGGTTATTCCTCTTCCTGCGAACAAGCGAAGCCGCCTTGTTGCATATCATCCTGTACATATCGTCGCAGGTGTCAGGCCACGCGAAATCCTTCATGTAGCCAGAGTTTTCCTGAAAATACTTCAACTTTTCCTTCGCCATATCAAGAACCTGACGGATGTCGTTGAACATCTCAAAATGCGTGTCCTTGTCATACTTGTGGATGATATCATCGATGTCCATCACCGAGGTCTCTATGATGTCGGAGCACATAAATAACACCACGCCAAGCGTCATTATCCTTTCCTTCTCCTCCGAAGGTATATCAAACTTATCAATATTTATGTTTTCCACCTGCGACTCTGCCTCTTTCATATAGCTGAAGACGACATCAGAGAACAGCCGCTCGATATTCTGCCCAACGGAAAGCGCCTCACGGAAGTTCCCGCTCCTCTGCAGCACGCCCTGCTGCACGCGCAGCCGCTGTATCTGCGGGTCATTGTCAAACTGACTGCGAATCTTGCACATCAAGTCCGCAGGAATATCCTTCACGTCCATCATACGCCCGTATGGCCGAAGCCACCCCCCCTGTCATTAGACATATCAAGAGTACTCACATGCTCGAGCTCCGTCTCGGGAACGTCCACGATGCGCATCTGCGCTATGCGGGTGCCCTCGGGTATGACGAAGGTGGCGCTGCTGCGGACGTTCACCTTAAGGATGACACCGACGCGACCCCTATAATCCTCATCAACGAGACCTATCTCCACGTCCGCATCGAGACGGTACTTCTCGGCCTTCATTCCGTCATAGGAACGCAGCACCTCCACACCCTTGGAGGCGAAACCGCTGCGGGGCTGGATAATTGCTGCCTTGCCACTTGGCAGCTCCATGCGGAAACCAAGGTCTATCACCTGACGACCGTAGAAGACCGTCACGTTATGCGGGCAGTACAGGTCATAGGCAGCAGCATACACACTGCCCTTCGAAGGCATCCTGCCACCTTCTAACAAAATCTTTATCTTTTCCATATAATTACTTGAATCTCATTGGTTTAAAGTCATCAATAACATAGCACTCCTCAAAATACACCTCAAGACCGATAGCCGTGGCGACATGAAGCTCCGTAAGGCAGCCCGCCGAATGCGTCCAACGGCTCATGAAATAAATGGCATCGCAAGAAAGGAGGTTCTCAAGGTCTGCCCTCATATGCTCATTCGTCGTCGCCGTGGAAGGGAGACCGTTGCACAAAGGGTTGAACACCTCAAAACCGACGGACTCAAGCAACAACTGCCGCTCGGAGAAGGCGGAACGGCGCTCAGAAAGGTCATAGCCGCTAATCGGGCCAGACAGATAAATACGTTTTTTAATTTCTTCCATGGTCTTATTTACATTTAGAAAACTCAAAATGAAAAAATAGTTTTCTTAGTCCGTTGCTTATGCCTCCATTTTCCGTTGATTCGGTTTAACGGCGGCATGGCAAAACACTAATACTTAGTCATATATGGTATCTCCGTTTTTTACGTCTATTTCTTGTATTTCCATTTCTTTCCTTTCTATATTCTCCATCAATGTATTGACGAAGAACGTCTCGAGGCTTTTGCCGAAAATATCACGATAGTCCTTTATCGCCTGCATCATATATCCTTGCCTTTCTTCCTTGCCCTTCTTTTGTTCCAGCCCCTTTAAGGTCTGCCTGAGCATATCCGCCTCTTGTCTGAGTTGTCTTTCCTCATTGCGGAGGAAGATAATTCTTTCTTGTATGTCTTTTTCCATGTTCTATACGATTATGGTATTTGTGAGTTTTCGTCCCCGAGAGAACACCGCCCATTGTTTAGAGTCGGCTTTTTCAAGTCCTATTTTCAGGTCGGCGACCCGTCCGAATCGTCTGTACGTTCCGCCGATGTCTATGCACCATGCTTTCTTGTTCGGGAAGGGTCTTATGCACCGTCCGAGCATTTGGTAATAGAGAGCGAGGGATTTTGTCGGTCTTGCAAGGATGATGGTGTCGAGTTCAGGGTAGTCGAATCCTACTGCGAGCACCATGCAGTTCACTATGACGCTTATGCGTCCGTCCTTGAAATCCTTTATAAGCCGTTCCCTTTCCTTGTTAGGCGTTTCTCCCGTCACGATAGCTGCCGACTCACCACATTCCTGCAACTTATTGACGAGGTATTCCGCCTCCGTGGTGAAACGTGTGAAGACGAGGATGCCTTTTCGCGGCACTCCGCTCTTCGGATGCAGGACACGCAGCGTAAGGCTCAGCAATTTTTCATAGAATCCGCTGCGTCTGTATTCGTCTACGAGCGATTTGTCATCGTAGTCGGAACCCGTGCTGTTGGAGCGGACATTTTCGAGGTTCATGTCGGTAAGGTCGAAATATTCGGGGTCTGCGAGATATCCTCGTGAGAGCAGTTCCGTTATCTGGCATACATAGAGGACGTAGCTGAAGATATGTGGTCGTGTCCGTGTGAGAAACTTCAACTCCGATCCTCCGCGTCTGCTTGAAAGGCGGTATGGCGTGGCTGTGAGCCCGACAACCTTCCTGTCAGCACGATGATGGATAAATTTCTCGTACATGCCTCCGTCACTGTTCACGCCATGACAGTTATGGACAATGATTCCTTGTGGGTATTTGCCACAATCTTTGTCGTATTTCCCAGTTGTTATGACGTATGAGTGGTTGTCCTCCACCTCCATGTTAAATACCTCTTTTTTACCGTCGCTTTCCTTTCTTTGCAACACGCACGCTGTATAAGGACTATAAGCGGTGTCCCATACATAAGTTCCTGCAAGATGCTTCGTATCGTCCGTCAGTTTGTATTCCATACTCTTATGAACAAAAGGGGCGATGGTTTCACACATTTTTTGGATTCCTTTTTTTCGGAGACTGATATAGTGGTACGTTTTTTTCGTCAATGAACTCCGTGCCTCGCGTGCGCTGCAATCAATGCCCATTTCATTCAGCTTGTCTGCGAAAAGGTTTGTCAGCTCGCTAGATTCCGCAACGGCGCATATTGTCCCACCGTTTTGTCTTTCCGAAAGATGCCCGTCATCCATCCATATCACAGCCAGCGATTTGGGTGTAAGGTGCTCTATGACATATTTTTTTGAGCACATCTCATCTTTGAAGAACAAGACGTGAGAGCTGAAGAAATAGACGTTCTTGTCGCAAAAACCGCTTTTTCCGCCATAAATTGCTCCGTCACAGCCAAGCGTTTGTTCTTTCCACTTCAGATATTCCAATTGACTCTCTCCTTGCGTAAAGCGGAATCTATGGGTGTTTTTCGCTCTTTCACGCTTTTCCACACTGCCGTCCCCGATTATGCATCCGAGAATAAGTTCGACTTGGTCTTTGTTCGGAATTCTTGCATAACCAGCTTTCTTCTTGTTTGATAAGACACAGTCTCCCTCTTTAAGCAAACCAATCGCCTTCCATCCGTCTTGTGTTAAGAAAGGATGGTTTTCGGTGCAATGAATGCGAACGTTACCGCTAAAGTGATAACAATAGACTTCTTTTACGCCAGAGCACCATGCCCTCACTATGCTTTTTGCCTCACATATTTTTGTTTTTTCATTGTAAGACATGACTTTGGGGAGCTGTTCTCCTCTTTTATACATATTTGCGAGTTGACCTATTCTCATCTGACCGTGCTCGGTGCTTATAAATTGCTTATATGGGAAACACTCGTCGATGCAGACGTATCGGAAAACGTCAAAGTCCTCTATGTGATTGATGGCTGATTTGATGGTGGCGAAGGTTATCAAGGATATTTTCTTCTGCCTTACCGATGCGGAATACATGCTGCTTTCGCCTTTTGCTACCTTCTCCATCTTCTCGTAGTTCTGCAAGAGGATTTCCTTACTTGGGGAAAAAATGAGGATTGGTGTGCCAAGGCGGTGTGCGATATCGGCTATTATATGGCTTTTGCCGCCACCCGTGGGAACGACAATAAGTCCACCGCCCTTCTTCTTCTTGTCTTGGAAGTAGGCTACTGCTGCGTCGGATGCTGCTTTCTGGTAAGGTCTTAGGACTATGCTCATACAAGATACAAAGGTACAAAAAAAATCTCAAATATGTTTGGTTATCAAATACTTTATTTGCAAAAAAAATTAAAATAGCGACAGCTGCCTTGTCTCTTCCCATATCCTCTGCTCGGCAATCTTGCAATAATTGTCGGATATTTCAGAACCGATATATTTCCGTTTCAGCTTTGTGGCCATCAAGGCCGTCGTCCCGCTACCCATAAACGGGTCATAGACCAAATCACCCTCCTTACTGCAACATTTAATGATATTGCCGACAAGGAGCTTGGGAAAAGGTGCGGGATGCTTCGTATTCGTCTCGAAGTTGATGTTCCACACGTTTTGTCTGAAGGCGGACTGTGACTTATCGAAGAAGACGTTCTTCGGGTCTTTCACAATCCAGTAGATATATTCGGTTATAGGCTGGAAATAATGTGGGTCATTGGCGCAGCTGCTTCCTCTATTCCATATTATCTGCTGATGAATACTGAAGTCGTACACCCATTTGGGCGGGATAATAACGCCGTCCACAAGAATATCCTTGTGGTTATAGAATATACTGCCCGTTGGCTTTAGGACTCGGATGCACTCACTTAGAATGTTTCTCTGCCATGCCTCATAAGCCTATTGCGGCATATTATCGGAATAGGTGTCGTAGGCTATCTGTCGCCCACGCATGGCCGACCAGAACCCGCTTGTGCCCTTGTCTGTTGCGTATGCGTTCTTGTTGTACGGCGGCGACGTTACAATAAGGTCAATGGAATTGCTTTCAAGACGCTGTAGCGTATTCATGCAATCCTCGTTAAAGATAATATTTGTATCCATATGGTTTACCATAAACTTAGCGATTCGTCTTTTTTATTCTGCTTCCATTCTTTTTCTGGATGCTTCTTCTTGTACTCTTTCTGACAATCCTTGCAATAGCTTTGCAGCCCGTCGCGGGTGAACCTCGAAGCATTGAATTGCCAGTGCTCGAGGATTCGCCCGCAATGGGGACAACGCTTGCCTTGTTCGGAAAAGAGGTCAGTGGGCATTTTCTTCTTGTTTTATCCTATCCTTGACAAAATTATAAATTATGCCTGTGTTATCAGAGGAATACTTATCCTCAAGGACAAATTGTACTTTGCCTGTGAAACACATGATAGCCACCTCGGTTATGAAACGCTCGTAGAAATCAATCTTCTGCTGCATTTCGGCAACAAGAGCCACCTCATTGTCATTCAGTCTCCTGACCTTGGTAGGTTTGCGTCTTTTCATGGTCAGAAATCTCCATCAAAGTCCTTTATCTGTGCCTTCGGCTGCGGTTCGGAAAACTCCACCCCGAACAGATCAAGCATCTGCGCACGGTTGTTCTCATCCGATGACCATATCTCGCTTGTGTCTGGCACTTCGTACCCCTTGGCAAGGACAAAGACCTTCCTCGCTTCATTCCATGTGTAGGTGAGGTAGTAGCCTGCGATGGCAATGGTAAAGGTGTCCGAGCCTTTCAGCTTCTGTTCCACCGTTCCGAGCTTCACCTCAGCAGCCATCGTTGCCACCTCCTGCAATGCGGATGCATAACGCTCCTCTGCCTCCTTCTTCATACGCTTCGCCTCTTCCAAGGCTTCCTCGAGTTGCCGCTTGCGCTCCGGCAGGATGTTCTCCACCAATTGGCAGTACTCGGCGCGGATAGCGCTTTTCTCTTTGTCATCCATCACACGGGTGACATACTCCGTTTCCGGGAACGTAGCCGTTAACGTTCGGCCGATAAACTTCATCACATCACGCTTTGTCTCTAACTTCTCACCATGAACGGCATTGATGAAGTCCAGCTCAAGGGGGAACTCCTCACGTACGATGTCGTCAAGAACATACTGCGGGTTCTGAGGACAATAGTTTTCTAAGTTCTGATTCATAATTTTTTGTTTTTATAAATATTTTTTCCTTTATAACATCCTAATCCGAACTGCTTGCTGCAACATTCCTGAAAGAATGTACATACTCCGCACGAACACCATTCATGCCCCATATACTCATGATATGTATTGCATTCTGGAAAATTGCAAAGCATTCCGTCTACATGTGAGCATCCTTCTTCACGAAATACGGGGCATTTGCGAACGGGATCTCCGTTGCGCAACCGATACCATATCCGTTTAATTTTATTCAAGATTCCCATAACTTTCAATGAATATATTAACGTCCATATAGTCAATACCGAAGTTCTCGGCGGTTTTAAGGTCTGCATCCGACCAACCTATGGGCCCCGACGCATCTCCAATCATCAGCATCTCTTCCTTGCTCGCCATCACTCCATGACGGGGCAGATACTTGTAGCAAGCGTTTACAAGCATACCTACCCTCGGCTTGCGGTAAATATTATCCTTGTCATTGCTCTTGCAATAGTTGTACTCCACGGGAATGCCAAGGTATTCCTCAAGTGAGAACTGAATATAGTTCATCTTTCCTTTACAGAAATGCATTTCATTGACAAATCCGCTTTCAATGCCTCCCTGATTACTGATAATAACAAGCATTTCAAAGCCGTAGTTCTTGATAGCATCAAGAACTTCAAACTTGAAACGCATGTCCCATATTCCGCTTGGGAATGTGTTACCCGACACGGTTTCTATAAGCGTGCCGTCAAGGTCTGCGAAGAGCACCTTCTTAGTGTGCATCATTTGGTCTGTTATGTTCATTCTTTCAGTTTTTACAATACATAATTATTGCCGCAAGCATATCTCTCGGCTCGTCAAGCTGATGCTTCTCAATGGTCTCAAGGATATTCCGTTTGGTGTCCTTTATGCCATCGTCGTAGCCTTCAAAATAACCTTTCATTCTATAAATTGTTTTCTTTTTTTCCATTCAAATCCGAATCCGCACAGCCACATGGCAATTTCTACGCTGAGCGGGCTGTAATCCGAGATGTAATCCCGTCCCGTTATTATGTAATAAACGGGAATTGCGAGAAAATCAAAGAACCACAACAAAAACAGCGAACAAAGAGCCAATAAGACTCTCGGAATGAAAAGCACTACCGTGAAAAATCGTTTTAAATAAATCATTCTATCAGTCGTTTTACTTCATTATAAATATTTCTCATAAAGTGCTATTTGTTTTTCTGCCTCTAACAACGCATCAAATTCATTTGGTGAAGGAATATACAATCCTGCCTCTGCGGCTGACCAGTTGCGGAAACGGTCTATAGCCGTAGACATTTCGCCTGTGTCAAGGTCACGGGTTGAACGCATATAGGTAACGACAATCCCGTTCCTGTTCGCCCTTTCCCTTGCGAAGATATCATGATTTACCTGCCGCTTGAAAAGGTCGTACTTTACCGTTTCCAAGTCGTAGCCGAACTCCGAGGCAAAATAAGAAAGAACGACATGAAGATAGGAGTTCTGGCTCAGTGACCGCTGATGCTTGCGTTCCTTTACCTCCACGGGCACTTGCCGCTTTAGAAGATACTCGCAGTAAGAACGGAACTTGCTGCGCTCACCGTCTTTTGACAAATCTAATATCATACGCTATTCAATGAGTCTGTATGTGGCGTAGCTGACGTGGTTTCCCGTCAGGGGGCTGACACTCTCCGTGCGCTCCGTCACGATGTTATAACCTTCCTCTCGCAAGTCTGCGTGTTCCCAAAACCCACAAGGGCTTTTTACTTTACTATGAACATAGCGCATTATGGTCGATTTTGCTAATCCAGTGGCTCTGTGAGCTTCACTTAATGATTTATAAAAACCAATTACGTTTCCACAACTATCTTTACAAAGCAAAGGCTTATATTGTTTTGAACGGCTAACTTTATACTCTTCCAGTTTGCAGTCCAGATTGTTAAAATCCGTTGAAAGCACCCATATATATCCTCCAGCAGATTTGCTGTGACCTATCCCTAATGCGGCACTTCTAATAGATGAATATTTTAAGCCCGTTTTTAAAGCAGCGGCCCTTATAGAACTGTAACTTCCTACTAATGTACCGTTTGATTTGTATTGATAGATTTTTTTTCCAACTTTTTCTGAGAGTCTCTTGTTTCGTTCTCCATAATTTATGTTATATGAATTATCACACCACTCCAAGTTATCCACACTGTTGTTTGCAGGGTTCTCATCTTTGTGGTTTATTTGCGGCAATTTCAAAGGATTTGGAATAAACGCAAGGGCAACAAGTCGATGAACTTTAAAGATTCTTTCTTTTCCATTCTTGCATAGATGCACCTCCAAGTAGCCTTTTCTGTGTGTATGCAAACGCATCATCCTGCCTTTTCGATGCACTGAATAATGCAGAAAAGGCACCAATCTATCAATACTACGAATATTACCGAAATTTGACACTTCATAATAACCTTCATAACCTTTTATTGGCTTCCAAATTTCTTCATTCATACTTCTGTCACTAAAAAATATTGTGCATAAGATGTAAAATTTCCCGTCAAAGAACTGCGGCTTTCAACCCGTTTTGTCTTTATGGTAAAACCGTCATCACGTAAATCTTTTATACGAGCCGACAATCTAAAAACACCATACTCCCGCAAGGCTGTCATCGGATTGATAGACCCGTACTTCCGCAGGTGGTTAAGTATGTAGTGCTTCTGACTATTCTTTTTTTCTTTCATAATCGGAAAGGTATTAAATGGTCAGCCCCGACCTTACGGGACTGACCGTCTTTTTTTTAGAATGGCAGGTCGTTGCCGCCCGTTGGCTGACCTTGGCTGTTCACCTGCGGTGGGAACTGCTGCGCATACGGCTGCTGCGCTTGGTACTGAGGGGCATATTGAGGCTGCGCTTGGTACTGAGGGGCATATTGAGGCTGCGGTGGCTGCGGTGCCTGCGGAGGCAGCGCCATTGCCTGCGGTGCGGAAATATTCTGTCTGCTCTCCTTACGCTCGACCTTATATCCCACAATATCCGTGATATAGCGTGTCTGCCCGTCCTTTTCATATTTCCTTCCGTTAAGCATAAAGGAAACCTCTACGAGCTCACCCTGCTGCAATCCGTTCAGTTCCTCACAGCGTTTCTGCGTAAAGGATAGCGAAACGTAGTTCTCTCGTTTCTCACCCGTAAACTCATCGTAGCGGGAGCAATCCAACACCAATTCCCTCTTAAGGAACTCTTTCTCGTTTTTTGATACGTTGACCGTCTGTCCTACCTTTAGTATCCGGCCTGTTACTGTATTCGGCATATTCTTTTTTTTATAGTCTACAAAAATTTTATTTCTTCTCACCACCGAATATCTTTTTATCGGTAATGAGGTGTCTGTTATTGATTAGGAACTCTGCGAACTGCTCCGCAATCCGTCTAAGGATTCCCGTAGAACGCTCATGGTCATACACGTACACCTCGGGGTACATATCACCACAAAGCAAGGGGGAACGTTTCGTGCCGCCCTTCATCGCAAAGGCGGTGAACTCAAACGCCTGTACCTCAGTCATCTTTCCGCTCTGTATGAGAGTGTAAGGATAGAGGTGCTGCTGCCAATACTTTGAGTATTTTCCGAACTCGTACTTGCTCGTAGTCTTAAGGTCGTACACCATATTTCCACGCACATAGTCTGGATAGCCGTAAAGCAGAACCTTTCCGTACCTGGTATCAATGGGTGCCTCGGTGTATATCTGACAGAGGGAATCCTTGAAATATTCGGCAATGTTCTTGCAGAAGGAGATGTCGAAATAGAACTCAAAGTCACCATTCTTAGCCCATATACACGGCTGCTTGATGGTCTCAAACCACCGCTCATAAGCAAGTGGCTTATTTTCCACGTTATCCCACGCACCCATCTCACATAGTTTCTCAAAGGAACTGAGAGTCTTGACCGTAATATCATCACGGGTGCTCTGGGTCTTCATGATGATGCAGTCCACAATCTCGTTCAGACAAGACCCACGGCTCGCAGCCTCACTCTCAAAGGGAACTCGGTTGATTTTGTCAATAAGCTCCTTGAACTTCTGCTCCTCATACTCGGCATAGGTCAACGATGGTTCTTCGGAATGCCCGAAGAACTTCTCGTAGTTGGCCTCGCAGTCAAGGTACGACTGAAAGGAATCGAGCAGGCTCGGTGAGAACTTGAAACTGTACTCACTCATGCCACCTCGTATTTATTATTGATAGCGTCGAACTTAAGCTTTAATTCCGCAGCCTTGGCGGCAAGAAGTTTCTCCGTGCGCACCTTTGAGTCCCACACGTGATTGGTATATGCCTCAATCTTTCCGAACACCTCGTTGGCGGTGTCGGCATCCTTCACGGCAGCGATACCCTTGCCGAATGAATCAATCAGCTTATCGTACTTCTGACGGATGCTTGCAGTGTTCTGAAGGTCACGCTCATACTGTGCGAAGACAAGGGAAAGGAAGTTATTCTCACCTGTCACCATACCATTCTCATCTATAATGGTCAGAACCTTGTGCGCTGGAGGAAGGTTGCAGGTGTTCTTGGCATAGAAACGCTCGTCTCCGCTCCAATACACCACCCTATCCTTGCCAATTTTACTCATGTAACCAACAAGGTCTAACTCCTTGATAAGATCACCTGCGGAAGAACCTCCGATTTCCGGACGGATAAGACGGGTGTCACCATCCTTCTCCTCCTTCATGTGGGCTACAAAAACAACGTGCTTTCCCATAATGCTCACTCGTTTGAGGAAATTGATAAACATCGACTTGCGGACACCGTAGCCCTGCAAGGTCAAAGAACCGTCTGCCTTCCCATATCGGCTGTTCTCCTTGATTATGGCAGCACTCATATAATCAAGCATCTTGCCTGCCGTATCGATAACGATGGTCTTGCAGGGAACAGAGCCGCTTTCAATCTCCTTGAGGGCTTCGTTCACCTGTTCCCAATTCTCCACCTGCAATGTGGGGCACTGGAAAGCTCCGTTGACTCGCTGAACTCCACCATCGAAATCAAGGAGCAACGGTGTGGGGGCAGAAAGGGCAAGCGTGCTCTTTCCCGTTCCGGGGTCTCCGTAGATAAGAGCCTTAATAGTGTGGCTCACTTGCAACTCACTCGGGTTGCGGAATAATGAATTACTCATAAAAACTTTACTTTTAAAGGATAAAACTAATAGTTATTGTCGATACAAAGATACGAATATTCTATTTATTTACCAAATATATTTGCATAGTTTAGCAGAAAAGATTATGGTCTTTCGCATACTTGACGAAATCCGCCCTGTTCCGTGAGTTCGTCTTTATATATGCAGAGGATATGTGTCTCTTGACCGTATTCGGGGAAAGGTAGAGTGCCTCCGCTATCTCCGTATTGCTCCTTCCGTCACAGACGAGTTTCATCACCCTCTTCTCCGCATCGCTAAGGCGTGAGTCCATCTTCGGCATACATATGATTCCCTCATAGGCGCACTCCCCTTGTAGGGGACATGAGACACGCTCTATGTTGAAGACCCCGCTCGTCACGTCCCGTTTCGTATGGTCAAGGTTGCCGAAGTTGCACTTGCAGAACCTCCGTACGATGAGGAACTGAAAATAAGGTCTGTTAGCCTTCGATTTCTCGTAGCACTGGCACATCGCCCTATAAGCCTGTGGATATAGTTCCCTTATCCGCTCTATCATCAACGGCACGACGGGTGAGCCTTCCACAAGAGACTGAAGACCATTCTCCGACAGATAGAATACCTCGTCACCGCTTATGAAAAACTCCATCACTTCCATAAATCCTCAATTTTTATGCCCGTCAACTCGGATAGTGCCTTCACATGCATAAAATTCTGCGGACGCATTCCATATATGCACCAGTTACGGGCAGTCTGCTCAGATACGGAACACCTCTCGGAGACACGCTTTAAGAACTCTTTTCTCGGAGCAGTCCTCATAGGAAGGCTCTCATAATAACCATTTAGGGTCAATTTCTCATTTTTTTTTGCTTCCATGTTTTGTTATTATTACTTTTTTATTATCTTTGTATTAAAGAATAAATACTTTTATGCAAAGATATGAAGAATATGCAAAATACGCAAATTTGACATCATATTTTAAATATATTTAGTAAATAAATACTTTATGAAGTTCAGACTGAAGGATTTTAGACAGGCACACGGGTTGTTCCAATCGGACATGGCAGACTTGCTCGGCCTGACACAGTCAACCGTATCGAGGGCAGAGCTGAAGGAAGGTGGAATCGAGCTCACCTATCCGCAGCGCATGACTCTTTTTGAGAAATACGGAGAAGAGGAGGTGTCTTCCTTCTTTATAGAGGAAGAGAAGGAAATCAACATCATTAACAATGGGAACGTTAATGATGACGGATTTCAGAACAACGGCGTCATAAAGAATGACAGGCTGATACTGAAGATTGTGAACGAGCAGTCAGGCACGATTGCGAGTCTTACGAAGAAACTTACGGAACAGACAGACAGGATGCTCGCCATCCTTGAAAAGCTAACAGACAAACTATGAGCAGGACAATCGGAGACGTGGAACTGGCAATAGCGGACAGGTTCTTCTATGCGCTGGAAATCCTAAAAGAAAGGAACGTGATAAGAGGGTTGCAGACGTTTACGAAAAGGCACGGGATAAATTACGGCAACATGAACACGACGAAGAACAACCGTGACAGATGTTCCATAAGGACGGAGCACCTCGCCTTCTTGGCGCAGGACTATGGAGTTTCATGCGAATGGCTTCTGCTCGGGAACGGGGAGATGTTCGTCAAAGGCTCACCCGCGCTTTACTGACATCAGCTCCTCTTCGCTGAAGAATACCCTACCCCCTATGTGGCGAGGGTGGAGGATGCCGCATCGTCCATAGGCATCAAGCGTAGGCAGGGATATGCCAAGGAAGGCGGCGGCATCCTTCCTCTTTATGAGCACAGGCTCTTTCTTCTGCAATGAAGAATAAAAATCTGCAAGACGGCTCTCGACCGCCTTGTTAATCATACGCTCAATGTCGGAAAGCGTAGCCCCTTGTATAAGAACAGCATTATCCATCCGATACAAAGGTACAAATAATATCGAATATATGAAATAACAAGACGGATATTTTGCATATTTTAATGAAATATATCTTGTCACCAAATACTTTATTCATTCTTTTTTGCTTTCCAGTGTTCCGCAAGCATCCTTGCGTGTTCATCCCTGCCCACCTTAATATATTTAAGGAAGGCAGACTCCGTCCTATGCCCCGTGATGCTCATGATACTTATGGAGGGGAAACCGGACTTGTAAAGGTTTGTCGCGAATGACCGCCTGCCCGTGTGAGATGAGACAAGCATCCACTTGCGGTATCTCGCCGTTTCCCTTTTCCCGCCTCTGGTGACGGATATAATGACTCTTGCATTTATACGCGCCGCCTTGCAGACCTCCTTTATGCGCCTGTTGAACTTCTGGTTGCTTATACGGATGGGAACTCCGCCGTACCTCTCCCATATCTCCCTGAAAACGGGATGGATGGGAACGGTGACGTAATTGTTAGTCTTCTGCTGGCGGATGACGATGACGTCCTCCTTTATATTCTCCTCACAAAGACTCATGATATCGGAAAAACGCAGTCCTGTCCAGCACTCCATAAGGAAGAGGTCTCTTATCCTCGCAAGTCGCGGGTGCCTCGATAGGTTACACCTGCGTATCCGCTCGAGCTCCACTTCGTCGAGGGCCACGGCATCGGTCTGCTCCGTCGCCTTCTTGTATGTCTTCCACCTTGCATTGGTAGTGAGCCCCCTCTCAAATGCAGCACCCATGACGGCCTTTACATCGGATACCTTGTTGGCAATGGTGTTTGTGGCGAGACGTTTGGATTGCAGGAACGATACGAAAGAATCAAAAAAGGTTGTGTCAATATCCTCGAAATTGAGAATCCTCTTGTCCTTGTCCTCGTACTCCTTTATATATTCCAACGTGCAAATATATCTCCTTTTCGTCCTATACGTTATTGTCTGCCCGCCCCGCCGACTGTTGATGCGTGACTCGTTAGCCTCGATAAATTCCTGGAAAAAGTCATGGAACGTCCCGGCCTTTGGCCTCGCCTTTCCGAAATGGATATCGAGCACCTCCCTCATGCTCTCCTTGGTGACCAATCCCCCCGAATGTGCCGTCTCAACGATATACCCATTGAGCACCTCGGCTATCCCATCAAGGGCATAGTTGACGCTGTCCCTATAAGGACAGTACATACTTTGCTTTACTCTCTGTTTCTCGGAATCCCAAAAGAAACGCTCCACCTTCAAAGGCGTTGCATACATAAGTTTATCGTTCCTTCCGAAACGCGCCGTGACATAGACGGACTGTGGCTCATCTATATTCCGTCGTATGACATATTTGAATACAGGCAT